TTTCGAGGAGGTGGTCCGTCCCGCATATCCCGCATATCCCGCATATCCCGCATATCCCGCATATCCCGCATATCCCTCATATCCCCGCAATCCCGCATACCTCTACATGTGATGCGAAGCCCAACATATCCCTCATATCCCCATATCCCCATCAAATCCATCCATCGTCCCCTCACGACCTTCTCATTAATTTTATTATATTTGCGATATAATTAAAAAATAACATATTATGAGTAAAGAAGTTGAATATATAGGGGGGGGGGTATTTAAGACCCCTCAGATAAGGAGGGGGTATGTTTAGGCGCAGGACTTCTTCTCCCGGTAAGATCCACTACCGTGTTAATATAAACAAGAATATGTGCCCTGGCCCTGTAGGCATATATATAGACAATAATATATATCAATATGGTTTCACTAGCGCTTATCTTGATATATATCGCGATAAGAAGATAAATATCATAAGCATAAGTGGACAGATAGTTTACAGGAATCCGCAAAATGAGTACAATGTTCTTCTTGGCGTAACTGATGGTGTTATAGAAGGGTCTTTTACGTACGAATATAATTCTGGTAATCACTGTATTTTGGCTAGTAATGTTATATACGGTAATAGGATAACTAATTTTATTCCTATAACTAGGATAACCGAACCTAATGAAATTATTAACTTCACTTACGATCCTAGGGTATCTTTAGATAGTATAGAAAATAATTATATAGATTGGGGTGATAGCAGTTATGTGATAAACGGTAATTGTATAAGGACAGATCTTTGTGAGAAATGCAAATTTGAGGTTATTGGGAAAAGCAAATACAGATCATATCGAGTAAATGTAACCATAATATGATCATAAGGAATAGCTATCCCCTCTCACGTCATGTTACAGGATCCAAGGGAATGGGTAGCCTTCGTCCTTCCGGGCCTGCCCCATCCTACCACCGCCTCCCGTTCTTTTTTGGCTTCTCAGGTATTGTCTTTGACCGGATATCAAAAATTCATATCTTTGGAACAAAACTACAATCATGTTTAGAGACACACTACATAAAATCAAGATCTTCTTCTGCGATGACGATATCGAGAAGATAAATGTAAGGGATAGTACGGTTATCCGCAACAACGAGATACATAAGATGTATGACGAGATACTTAATGAGCTAGGTGATTTGGCCACTGTCGTGTCTAGGAACTACGTGTATGGCAGAATAAAGGACAGGACGGGATTAAGTATCCGTCATATCAGTAGGATAATAAACCATACTAAAGTCGAGGAGATATGATTAAAGACGTAATGGAGAGGGATATGATAAATGAGATATCCACGTTGTTTGTAATGATATTCACGTCAGGGTTGATGTTTGTCATGCCGATATTAGATATAGGGTATAATGATATCCTTGTCATAATAGGATTCGGGATACTACTATCTTTTATGTTAACCATAATCCCGATCTTGCTTTCTTACGATATAAGGGATGAGATCATTGAGTTGATTGAGGATATGGACAGCCAGATCGTGGTAGACACTTCGGTATATAAAACGAACCTGCCCTAAGTAATTCCTAGGGCAGATATTAATCAATTTGACTTCAAATATGATTCTATTCTATCAGCGGCCTCATTAGGCGTATGTCCATCCCATTCCCATGCCGTATCAAGTTCAGGGATATTAAACAACTCCCAATGCCGGTTCTCATAATGATTGGATATCTGTCCAGTTGGCAGTTCTGCCATTACGATAAACCACCCTCCGCCGAAACATTCCTCACCATCATAATGCCTATGAGATTTACAGACCTTTATATCGCCTTTCTTAGCAAGCTCATTAAAGAAAGCTGCGTTATAAAGCATACGATACCTATATAGTTCGTCAAAGGTATGATATCCGTCGGATACGTTACCCATATCATCCTCGGATGGATCATCAACCCTCTCATATATTTTATTAAACAGATCTTCTTTACACGTATAAATATTACCAGTTTCATCCTTGACAATATAATCTCCAATACTTACTTCGGTATAAAATTGTTCGTTTAATCTCACATAGCATACAGGAAAACAGTATAGATTAAAGTATCTTGCTTTGCCTATTTCAATGATACTTATTTTAGATATATCATCAACCAAATTCTTGACCTCGTCAACATTAAGGCCATTCCATCTTACAGCTTCTATTGATAATAATTTATTTTTATACTTACCCATAATTATTAAAATTATTTTCTTTTAATATATTTATCTATCAGATCTATTGATAGTTTAGCTCCCAGCTCCTCCTCCAACAGGTTAAGGTAGTTCCGATGCAGGCATCCTCCCCGCTCCACCTCCCTAAAGCCGGCCCCGTCCCGGATCCTGACCAGCCCTTTCTTTGGATCCATGTCGATCAGGTCTCGAAGCTCGTTCATATTCTTAAACCGGTCTTCTATTATCTTAAATACATCGATCTTAGGTTTCTTATCCTTATCCTTGGACTTTATCTTAACTCTTCCACTCATGTTAATTATCCAGTAATTTTACATGTAATATGATTCATATTATTATTGCCGCAATAAGCGCACATAGATACATAAGGAGAATACACTCTTCCACATATCGGACATCTCCATCCATACATAACAGGATTTGTTTGTTTGTCAATTTCTTTCAAGCCTTCATTAGTAGTGGATGATGTATTTTTGTTTTCCATATCATTCATTACCACGGTGGTTTCCTAACCGACGTTCGCTGGTCATGAAGCCATCCTTATTTATCTTATCTGTACTTCCAAATCCATTATCACCTCTATCAGATTTTCCAAGATCTTCTAATGACTCCACTTCTTCCCATACGATACGTTCCCTTCTACGAATAAGAAGCTGTGCTACCTTACCACCGACATTACAATAATAAGGACTATGCCTATTCATTTTTCTGTGAACTATTATAATCTCCCCACTATATCCTTCATCAATGGTAGCAGGGGAGTTTTGCATAATTAGCTCGCTATTAGTAAAACCACTACGTGGACGGATTTCCATCTCATAATCTTCAGGTAGTGCTACATGTACACCAGTATGATATATGATCCTGCCTCCGTCAAGTTCTATATCCTTAACGAACAAATCCATGCAAGCGTCTTCTTTATGAGCGTATTCAGGCAGCTTAGCCCCTTTTTCCAGCCAGATCTTGACCTTACACGTATCTATACCATCAAGTAACTCAACTGCCTCTTTATAGCTCATAGGTTGTTCTGAGGCTAATGAAATGGCTCTTGCCAATAAATCTTTAATCTTACTCATTTTATTTTGTTTTTAAATTCTTTCCCTTTCGGGCATTGTAATTTACATTCCTCACCACAAGCGGAACATTTGGGTCTCATTCCGGGCACCCCTCTTCCCCCGTACGGCCAGTAGGCATAATCGCAGACGCTCCAGAACGCCTCCATCGCCTTGATCTTGGCATCGACGGTTATCTTCTCCTTCACCTTTTTCATGCTTTTCCTGAACTCGTCTTTCATATCCTTCCCTTCTATCTGTCTGGCCTTACGTCTCTCATTCCACCAATTATAGTAGAATTTATCTGCCATCTTATAAGCTTCTGGGTCAAATTTATCACGGTGCAGGATAGGGGCATCCTTGACCTTTCTCAAATTCCTGCCACAAACATAAGCAAGCCCGGCGTACGGAGGTATGTCCTTAGGATCAACCAACCCATCTGGCACGCAGTAGTAGAAGTAGTTGGGCCGGCCGTACCTGACCCAGTCCCCGGTCTCGTATAGGGCTTGCTTCCGTGCCTCGAACCAGCCTTGCATTACTTGGTGCTTTTCCTCTTTCTCGAAATCCTTGTTATAGTCAGCCAACGATATCTTCACCTCAACCTCATAAGCGTACATAGATCTGGTTATAGCCAGATAATCAGACTCCCAGTTATAGACATACAAGTTGTTTATAATCCATCTAGGAGATACCAAGAACTGTCTGTTAAGGATATCCAATATCCCTCTTTCAGTGTATTCAGTACCTTTATTTGATTGCCGTATTCCCATCTCCCTTCAGAGTATTATTCCTTAACCCAACCGCCATTATAGCGTTCGATACCAATCTCCGTAATCCGACCATATCCTTATCATGGAACGAGAAACTGGTTAAGTTATGTGATTCAGTAATCCTATCATAAGACTTTATCATCAACACAGCCACATACTCACCAATCATCTTACCGTTCATAATATCAAGATCAATTATGCCGTGATCTATTAGATCAACCACATCCCATCCTGATGGTAGATACGTTTTTATTTGATTAATGTCCATATCAAATAGTTATTATAAAAAGGAGGGTCGTGCTACCCTCCTATATATTACACACGAAAAATAGAACTGAAAGCGATCTTAAGCACGTAAGATTTTATTAATTCCCGTAGGCTGTCTACCGGTTATCGTTAATTACCGACCTACGGGAATATGTTTAAGAAAACACCATGTGGGGAGTGGGGGAATCGAACCCTTATCCACGCTACGATTAGGAATCGTAAATTCTATCCGTTAAATTAACTCCCCTTTAAGCGTCCTGATCCTCTCGGACAAGGACACTACATAAATCTAAACTCTAAACCTAATGACAAACTCTATTAATCCAACTGTGGACCCGGCCGGACTTGAACCGACAACCTACTGGTTATGAGCCAATTGCTCTTACCAATTGAGCTACGGGACCTAAATATACCCACATCGGCTTTCACAAGAGGATGTGAGCCGGAATTTCTCGAAATTTATATAGTAATATCATGAAACTATTGTCCAACATTCTAGCATATAGCACCAATCCTCGAACGGGAATGTCTCTATACCTGACCTACCCCATTCCGTCCCCCAACTGTTCTGTAGGATGAAGCCGGCCTTGTCCCATCCGGTGAGGATAACGGCATGACCTCCCAAGTTCTGTCCTTGGCCTTGCCAGAATCGATTACCATAATTATAGCAATACAGACCTATAACCAGAGGACCATTCAGAATTAACGCCACCTTAGCCGATACCGGATCTATGATCCTAGCGTAACTGTTTATTTTCTCCCCATCTACGCCTACGTTCTTGATAGACTTGATAGCGTCACGAAGAACCATCCCGTCTTGATCCTTATCCTCTCTCAGATCATATATATCGTAAGGAGATATTTTAGCTGGTCTTTTGATATCCTTTATAGCTTTTCTCCAGTTAAGGATCTCAGCCAAGCTTATTGCCGCGCAAATAGGGGAAGATCCTTGATCTACCACGCTATCAACGTTATTGATCTTATACTCATCAGGAACAGCTTCATGTTGCATATTCATGATAGCGTCCCTATCATCCGCTGGTGATGGTATGTAACCTAGTCCGTAACTCATTTTTTATCCTTTTTATGATAATCGATTATCTTGATATTAAACGTATCGGATCTATGTCTTACCTGTATCGAACCCCTAGCCTTTCCCTTGGCGTCGTACAGGGCGGTAAAGCCAAAGTTATCGACCCGGCCGTCGTCCAGCGTAAACCGCCACTCCTTCCATTGGCCCATCACGGTTCCGGAAGATACTATGGAGTCCACCACATAAGATATATCAGTAGTATCGTACTCCGTATAGTAGGTTCTTGACGTACTGCATCCGACAACCGCTAAGGTAAATAACGTTAACAAGAAAAACAAGATCTTATTCATTTTTCTTAGTCTTTTTACGTTTCTTAGATTTCTTCTTCTCTTCAGTTTTATTCTCGACATTTACGTCATTGCCAGCATCGACGCTAGTAACCTCAGAGATACTATTTTCAGGTATATCAATATGACCAGAATTAGAATCCATCTTATCCTCATCAACAACAACCTCATCAGAAACATCGTTATCTAAAACCTCTGGATCGACATGATTCTCCAGATACTTGATACGATCGGACATGGTCTTGATCTGATCCTCAAGTTCAATGTATCTTCTTCTGGCTTCGCTTAGTAATTTGGATGATAGTTTATGTTTCTTCTCGATATCCATATAAGCCCGTTTAAGAGTCTCTTTCTCTTTTACCGACTCATTATATAGATCTCTTGATTTACTAAGCTCATTTCCCATCTTAACGATATGAGAATCCTTGGATTCTATATCCATATCAAGAGAATCCACAAGCGTATTAAGATATCTTTCTTTTTCCTCCAATTCCGTTATCTTACTACGAGCATCCTCATAATTTCTTTTTAATCTACTTGAATAGCTAATAGCTTCATCAAGATCCTGTTTTAGAGTATTTATATAACTACTCTTTACTATCTTCAATCCGAACATCCTCAACACTTTTATAAGTTCTACGAATATCGGCCTTTATCTTGCCGACTATAATTAACTCAGCTATATGCTTATCTTTCTCGACTATAGCTATATCCTTACGGACATTAGTGACTCTGATCGTAATATTCTCGTTATTAGAGAAAACGAACGGTGATCCTACCAAAGTGAGGCCTGTATCGTTGGTGAACGATGGGAGCATCACAACCATCCCGACAGTATCATCCGGTAACGACGCCGATACACCTGTATCTATATCAAGAACATCACCTTGCCCCAACGGGAACGCATTACCTTGCTTGATAGGAATATCCTTTCCCAATGAGTTCCATGCCTTAGAGAATTTTAAAGAGTTGAGAAAAATTTTACCATCTTTCTCAACTATCCCTACCATTGGATCGCAATTCATATGAACCTCATCAAGCTTATCATCCGGTTTTTCCTCAAATTTGTCAAGATCTCTGGCTGATGTAAATGACTTACTCTCCAGAAGTTTTTTAATATCCTCAATGCTGGCCATTATAATTTGATTATTAAATAAACGATCTTCAATCCTAACTTCAAATCAGATGTCTTTTCGAACATCTCCCTAAGAGGTAAGATAGTAGCGTCAAGATCTGACGCTACCCATTCTCCATCCTTATAATACATATTCTTTTCCTCGGAATACGCTACACAAGGTCGATGCCCTAAGTTCTTCATAACCGTATCTACCTTATTTTGGGTAGGCATCGAGACACGGTTCACTTTAGTAGATATATTAAAATTGCTTTCCATTAAATTACTCATTTTCAATTAGTTAATTAGAAAGGTAGGTCACTGTCGTCTCCAAAAGGAGGATATTGTGGCGGCTGCTGACCTCCAAAAGGAGGATATTGTGGCGGCTGCTGACCTCCAAAAGAAGGCGCTTGGGCTGTCTGAGGCGGAGCCTGCGTAGCGTATGACGGTGGGGGCGTTTGCGTTATAGCCTCACCAGCGTTGTTTTGGCTTGCCGACTGAGTAGGTTTCACACCATCTGTCTTAATACTTTGGATATATTTATTAAGTACCTGATAAGCGAAAGCGTCTTGGGTCGTATAATCAAACTTCTTATTCCCCATTATATCAGTACTCTCAACCCTGTCAGGCCATCCATTCTGCCCGTTCTTATAATATTGCTGGATAAGCTCGTCCTTACCGTCAGGGGTCTCCCTTGCGTATGAGATAAAGAAATTACCGGGAGCATATTGATCCCCTTTCTTAGCATGAGCAGGATTGATCACTACCTTACGTTTCAGGTCGATATTAGGCAAGTACCTTACCAGTGACTTAACGTAATTATTGATACCTCCTTTTTGAGTCATCAAAGGAACGTTTATAAAGTAATTACCATCCTCATCACTTATCTTTATGGATAAGTATTTGGCATTTATTCCATTGAACTCCACTTCTCGCACATTGATATCAGACAAATAACCTTCGATACCGTTCCAGAATACCCTCCAATAAGAAACGGCTCCGGTCTTCTCGTTTATATGCTCCTCGAAACCTTCCTTTGGTTCTCTTGATGACTGATATAATAATCCGCTACCACTTACTTTAAAGTAATGGTTATTACCACCTGATGAATTTTCTCTAACTCCCATTTTATATATTTTTAAACATTAAACAATAACTGATGATGACAAGAAATACTCGTTCTTATTATCCTCCCCATAAATCTTATTGAAATGAGATTTATGGTCATGTTCGATAACTATCCTATTCCACGATATGCTTTTTATGATACCCAGATATCTTCCACATAACACGTTGCATACAATATCTTCACCATAATGAGACAAAGGGGTAAGTCTTTCCTTACATGATTTACCTGAAGACGGGTTCTCTGACATAATACCACATCCTTTATCGGTAAATATCAACTTACAATGATCAAACTCATTTACTTTAAGATTATTTTGGAGGGCTTGGACGAGTAGATCCTTATCAAAGACATAGGTACTTGTTTTGACAAAATGCTCGTCCACGAACCTCCAATTTGGATAATTACCCTCAAAATGGGTCTCATACATATCCATATCAGGCGTAGAGAAATAAGTCTTAGTATCATCCACTTTTATAGACAACATATCCGATGACTTATTGATATGCTTATCAAGCAATATCGCGGATTCGTTCGATACCGGGATAAACATCTTCTCTACCTTATCCTGATTAGGGACAAAATACCTGTAAATAGTATTTCTATCCGTACTTACTATATTAATATTAATATCATCAATATCAATAACCACATTCTCGATGCATGGATAAAAGTCATCTACCTCCGTATAATCGCTGGCTTTGTTAAGAACCGAAACATAATCGCTCATCTTAACCTTAATTCCTCCATCAAGTATCTTATGTACCTGCGGGAATGTATTGATATCAAAAGCCGGACAACTATACTCACCAGAAGCGTAGTGGATCGTGATCTGATCTTTTCTATCCGAAAGCAGTATCGTAATCTCACGATTCTTCTGTTTTTTCATGAACTTAATAAAAGAGCTTGCCTCTACCAAGAAAGAGAAGTTAGAGTCAGCCTCGACCTCCAATCGTTCTATAACACATACCTTGGCATTTACGGAAGTGATATAAGCCAGATTATTGACAACATCTATCTTAAGATCCTTATAAAGGGAGTTGGAACCGGCGTTCTTAACCACCGTCTCCAGTTTACCCAACTTCTCATTTAATGATTTCGACAAGCACTTCAATACCATATAACATATTTTATTTGTTTATCATCCATAATTCATGTACAAGCTTTATAAAAATCATACTCCGAAACCGGAAATGATTCCGGAGTATGAATCCCGATTATGGGATAAATCAGGATAAAAATCCTGTTAGTACCCATCGCCAATGTTACCAAATGTTTCATACAAGCAGCACTGTTTTGCCGAATACGCTACTCCTGTTTAACCACTTGCCTTAGAGCCTTGGGCTTGGATAAACACCCTAGGGTAACTATACATTCTAAGGTAACGTAGTGCTCTAAGCACTTAGGCTAATAACCTGACCGTTTCCGGTATATGTAAAATATTTTTCAACATCTTACATATTATCCGAGGTTATAATAAACAACTTTTACATGACATTGCAAATGTAATCATAATTATATTAATACAAATATAATAAATACTTAATAGTATTAAAATAATTTAAACTTACGTCTAATATACTCGGCTATAAGCGTAGCGTCACACATTCCGTCTTGTATCTTAGTAGGTTGTACTCCTTTTCCTGACCATGGTTTCACGAAAGAGACAAAAGGGAAAAGGCGCATGGCGCATCGGATGGATGTAGCCTTCGTGTCTAACTTAGCCGCCGAATACACCCGATCGGCAGTCGTATGGATCTCCTTCTGCCATGTCTTTGGCTGTACTTCCTCGAACATGAACCTGACGTCCGGATGCGAGTGGTATCGTTCCATCATCTCCACCATCATAGCGAAGAGCGCGTTTGGTTCCCGGCGCCGTCCTCCGAAGGTGAAGTTACTGGCGGCTGAGCTGTTGTGGATGCTATGGACGTCCTCTACGGCGATCGCCAGCGTTCCCCCACCTTCTTCTTGGATTTTATCCGCTGCGTCAAGGAAGAAACTTGATATGGCCCTAAGATCTATATCCCCTTTAGCTGATATCCTTGGTGTCATGATTACCTTAATCTCCCCGTTCTCCGGGATCATCGCCAATCCTCCGGTGTCTATACCCGGATCTATTCCTATCGCTATATTCATATTTTTAAGGTATATAATGAGTGAAAATCTTCCGGTCTGAACACCTGTATTGAGTTATCCGGGTACATACCTATATAATAACCGTAAAAAGCCCGTAGAATGCCATTTTCTAGCCTTATATCCAAAGCCTTTACCTTATTACCGTCAACCATAATATCGATCTCATCAGTCTTGTTAGATATCTTATCGAACCATTCAGGTACAGGATCAATACAGTACCTGAATGCGTTTACTGTTGATTTTATCGAGATATATGTTCCCATATTAGATAAGGTTACAATCGTCTCGTTTAACAACCTTAAAATCGCCATTTCTAAGTAATATCGCTACATCAGATCTCGTATATGTGAGAGGCGTATACGATACCAAATGATAAGAAGCCTGTCCTGTCGCTGGTCGAACCGGTCTTAATACGGCTATGGCTATATCGCCGCCAAGTTCCGTACCACCGGTGACACCCTGTAGGCACATGTATATGAATCCCTCATACTCATATCTCTTCCCGATAAATTCACTCATGGGAATACCTACGAACAGATAGTTCTTTACATCCCCCTTCTTAACCTCGACAGCGTTCTCTACGCTGGATGGTATTACGTCTACAAATTTTACTCCTATTGCCATGATTACAAATTCAATTTAGTCCTTAACTCTTGACACAATTCTTGATTATCTCTCATGATACTTAACGTATTCTCAACGCCATTACCGACCCGGACATCCCCGTACCAGTACCATGATCCTTTACGGGTAAAGATACCGGTTTCCTCGCATAACTTCAAAAGTTCAAGTTCCTTGTCAAACCCCACGCCATAATACAAGGCTGTCTCGGCTATCTGGAACGGTACGGCGGTCTTATTCTTCAGCACCTTTATCCTGACCTCATGACCTACTGAAGATCCGTCCTCACCTAATATAACCTTCTTTCTCGCCATCTCCATACGGATAGAGGCATAGAACTTAAGGGCGTTACCTCCGGTCGTTACCTTAGGATCGCCGTATATAACACCGATCTTCTCCCGATATTGGTTGATGAATACCAGAACACAGTCGCTTTTGTTTACGATCCCTGTAAGAACTCTCATAGCCTTTGACATCAATCGAGCTTGCAATCCCATGTTACTATCCTCCATATCACCCTCGATCTCCTTCTTCGGGACTAGATTTGCCACGGAATCCACGACAATAAATCCGACCTTCCCAGACTCGACTAACTTGGCTGTGATGTCAATAGCCAGTTCACCGTAGCTTGGCTGGGAGATCAAAAACCGGTTTATATCCAACCCCATTTTCCTAGCGTACTCAATATCGAAAGCGTTCTCCACGTCTATTATAGCTACTAGCTTATCTGGATGTTTTTTCTGGAACTCGATCATACTTAACGTACACATCATGGTCTTGCCACAAGATTCCATCCCGACCAGCTCATGGATGCGGCCTACCGCCCATCCGCCGCCGAGGGCCTTATCCACCACCAGCGATCCGGTACTTTCCCTTGGTATGGATATTATAGGCTTATCATCACCGAAGTTCATTATCGAGCCTTCTCCAAGCTCTTTATTTAAAGATGATACTAACTCATCTACGTCTGAAAAAAGTTCTTTCTTAGCCATTATAATCCGTATTCCTCGAAGTTAAATAAATCCTGTTGTTTCTTAATCATATCCTTCCCGATATCAGATATCTTTTCCGGATTCAATACACCCTCATTCTCATCCACCTTCTCTATAAAGTCAGATATCTTATCGCTTAGCAGTACCATATCTTCCTTAGGCACTGATTTTAGATAAAGCCCGTCTATAGACCTACATCTTGAAAGAGCGGTATATATCTGTCCTATCTCGAAGGCTCTGCTGATGTCTACAAATATATTATCTAAAGTCATTCCCTGGGATTTATGGACAGTTATGGCGTATCCTAACCTCAATGGATATTGTATTATATAGCCGCAAGAAATGCCTTCAAGGGAATCATCTACCTGCTTATACTTCATCTTCTCCCATTTCTCTTTGGTTATCTCTACCTCAGTATCGTTATCTAGATGAACATATATCGTTTCATCAACAGTATCTATGCTGGTTATGATACCCATCGAGCCATTGACATATCCATTGCCGTTTCTGGTTATTATGACCTTAGCTCCTACCTTTACTATAAGCTCATCCTCACAGGGCGCTACAGGTTTCTCCCCGAATACAGTAGCATCGAACTTAAATACCTTATTATTGATCTTATCAAGATTAGTCTTATTTATCTCATAAGCTTCTTTGTTAGTTGAGCATATAATTATAGTATTATCCATATTATCCGGATACTTGACCCTACTATCCAATATCTGTCTTGACTCATCGGTAATAACCCCACATCTTATATCCTCAAGTACGGAAAGAAGCTGAGGATCTTTTTGACGGAATACGTTCTCGAAGGTAATGACCGAGAATCCTGACGCTCTTAATGCCTTTGATGAGAAAAAGAACCGGCTCTCATAATATTTGTCGATAAAATCATCCGCCGTCACCACAGGCGGTAGTTGTGATAGATCTCCAAACATAATCAACCTAACACCACCGAAAGGTTCCTTGCTACGCCTGCATTGTCTAAGTATATCAGCCACCTCATCAAGCAAATCAGGTCTTACCATACTGATCTCGTCGATAACGATAGTATCAAGGTTTCTGATCTTCTTCTTCATAAACGGACTTACATCCACCTTATTAGACAACATACCTCTCTCGATAGAAGGGATATAAGGATCGTTCTTTATAGAGAAAAACGAATGGATGGTCTGCCCTCCTGCGTTCAACGCAGCCACGCCAGTAGGAGCTACAATAACACATTTACCCAAGAACTTTACGATACGTCTCATGAACGTACTTTTACCACTACCGGCTCTACCGGTAATAAACAGATTCTCCCTAGTGGTGAAAATCTTCTTCAAGGCACGACCCTGCTCTACGTTTTTATCCACCGTCATAATATGACGAAGGAGGTCGTTTTCATTTCTAAAATCCTCTTTTACCATATCTTTTAAGTTTATGGTACAAAGATACGAATAGTTATAATTAACTATTAAAAATAAATGTGAATAATATGTAAATATTAAATTTTATATCTGATACTCAAATCATCCAGCTTTACTCATCTCAGAAGATTTTTCTCCTAAAAATACATCTCTTATGTATTCTGTCGATATAAGGATATGCATATATTTCCCCTTGTATAATAGTCTTAAGCATCCGATAGTTACGTTCTTTCTGTCTTTGGTATTCACCACTCCATTGTTTTTTTTTACCTCGTCATACAAATCGGATATACTCTTCTTACACATGTCTAAGAACATGCTTATGTATCTGTATATAGTGGATTGAGATATTTCACGCATACCTATGCCTATGAGCTTCTTATTCAACTCATTAAGAAGGTATGCTACATTGAACTTAACTGTCTTTCTTTTAGTTACCTTGTATATGTGATGTACGTTTCTGGTTCTGGCTCTGAATATTATTTTGGAAAGGATTCTCACCCTATCAAGCTTCCGGCTTTTGTTAGCCATTCTTCGCCTAGAATCCGAATCAAGATTCTTATCAATGCAAGTGTATATGGATTCTCCTTTCTTTACAAACATATCCTTTATCCTTGGGACCTTACTAGCCTTATGCTTGTATTTTATGATATCTGACAATGCTATTCTGATCTCTCCTTCAGCCCAAGCCTTTAGACTTATAAGTTGGTAGTTTATATCTTCGTGAGAATCTCTTAATACATGTCGGTAGCAGAAATAAGCGCATCCATCCGATAGAATATCAATAAAATCATTGGTATTGATCTCTATCTGATCTCTGTTTCCATCTTGCATCCTTTTTCTTAGAAACACATGTTTGAGTACGTTTATGATAATAAGATATATCATTGCCATCTTACATTCATCGCTGATCCGGATTCCCGATCCATGATACTCCTCATGTTTCAATGAATATTTTATGGCTGTCACTTTCTTGCCTTCCTTATTAGTAACAGGCTTAAAATCAACTGGACATATAAGTGATCCGGCTGGAAGTTTTACACATCCTAGCTCATCTTTCTTGGTCTGAATAGTACGTGGAATATACTTTTCAGTAAGAATCTTATCGAAATTTGATTTCATTTTCTGTAAAAGTGCTATCTTTGTTCCATGCATTTTTTTTAAGTTTTTGCTGCGAATATACAAGTTTCATCAATACGAAACAAGTTATTCGGATGGATGGGTAGCCTGTGAAGGTCGCCCATTTGTTGTTTAAGGAGGGTAGGTAATGTCCGTAAAACGCTGTGCGCGTGAACGATGGTTTTTCTCAACCTACTTGTTACGCGCGCGTTAATAGGTATATTTATTAAATATAATTAACTCTATAAACATATACTACTTACTAATATCTCTATCCGTACACAGAACCTCTCCTGACGTCGAGTTCCTGTGTACTCCATTAAAAGTCTCTATTTAATAAAAATATTGCTTTTTACTGCCAAGGTATGGTGCCGTCAGGCAGGATACCGCAGGCTAAACATGATAGAAGCCTTATCCTATATCGGAATCCGGGACCCCAGTAGGGGGATCGGGTGGAGCAGAAGCCAAAGAAGAAAAAGCGATGTTATGTGCGGTCGCTCACGCTCCGGCAGGCGAATATATCTCTACCGCCGTCCATGTCAATAGCGAACCTCTGGCGGCATTGTCCGGCATAACGGCGGTAGCCTTACCTTGGGTGCCCCATCGTGTCCCCCACCAATCTTTTTCCCTTTGGATGCCTTGGCTATGTCATGGGACGATAAAAAGCCAAAAAGAAAAAAGGAGTGGTCGCATCCCGTGAGGCAGGATAAGGATGTTCCCCTCCGTCCACGCGCATAGCGTACGTGAACTTCACTGCCCTTGCTATTGTAGCCAGCCGTAGACATACATGGCTTCATTCGTCCTACCCCACTAGCCTTTTCCCTTTGGATTCTCGTAAATACATGCTAGTCAGCATATATTATACTGATTATATCATATTTTGTTGACAATAATATTTTTTTAAAGTATTTTTGTCTAAAACTAATTCTATTATTAGAAATGAGATTGGTTGATAGACATATTATAAAAGATAATCGATTTAAGGATATTTGCCTTAAATCCGGATTGCTGTACAATTATGTGTTGTATCTGGTAAGGCAGGGTATTTTCAATAAGGAGTATTTGAAGGAATATGATCTCTCGACTAAATTAGGCAGGGAAAATCAATTTGATTTTAGACAGCTACCTGCATCTGTATCACAACAAGTGGTTGGTCAGGTATTCAAGAGCGTTAATTCATGGATCAAGTTGAAGAGTGATTTTGACAGGAATCCGGATAAGTATAACAATCATCGACCTCATCTTCCGAAGTACAAGAAAGGTAAGAAGCAGAATATGGTTGTATTTACGACTTTCTCTTGTCGGGTAAAGGATGATGGTTATATTCATTTTGTTAAGAATGTTATTGAACCGATAAAAACTAACGTAAAGAAAGATGAGTTAAAACAGGTAAGGATAGTACCCCAAGCTACTTGTTATGTGGTAGAGGTAATTTATGAAAGAAAGGAGATAGATTTAAACTTGGATAAGGATAATTTCCTTTCGATCGATTTAGGATTGAATAATTTATGCTCATGTATCAGTAATGTAGGCATCAAGTCTTTCATTATAAACGGGAAAGTTATCAAATCATTGAATCGGTGGTATAATAAGAAGAAAGCCAGATTGATGTCGTATGTTGGCGATAAGGGGACTTCTAGGAGAATAAGAAGAATCTCTTTGTATCGTAATTGTTGGATCGATGATAAGATGCATAAGATTAGCAAGTATATCGTGAACTTTTGTGTATCAAATAATATAGGTCGTATCATTATCGGTCTTAACAAGGAGTGGAAGCAGAAGATAAATATTGGCAGGAGAAATAACCAGCATTTTGTCTCTATCCCTCATTCTAAGTTAATTGATAAGATAATGTACAAAGCTAAGTTGCTGGGTATAGAGGTTGTTACTCATGAGGAATCTTATACTTCAAAGATCGATCATCTGGCTTTTGAGGAGATGAAATATCAAGATAATTATCTAGGTAAAAGAAAACGCAGGGGATTATTTCAAAGCTCTATCGGCAAATTGATAAATGCGGATATTAACGGGGCTATTGGGATAGCTAGAAAAGTAGTTGGCGATTCGTGCATTAATACGATAGTCAGTAGTGGGTTTGCGTTTAACCCAATTAGATTGAATATCTTGTGATATAAATATTAATCTAATAAATAAAATTTAAAATTTTAATAACGTGCCGGAACAGAGAAAAGCTTTCGTATTCGCGTTACCTTACGACACTAGACTGGATATGATCCAGCAGTTCTTAAGGATATACAACGGCTATCTGGATTCTAAGGGTAGAAGCTTGATCACCGAAAGAACGATAAACTTACTTTCTTTCTACATCAACTACGGATACTCGGATGATACCAGGGCTAAGTACATGAATTGTCATGGGCAGAAGGAGTCTTACATCGCTGTCCTTAACAATGAACTGAAGCGTGGTGGTTTTCTGGTGGACAAGAAGAACGGGAATTTCCGTACCCGTGAGCTGTCTATTGAGATGAGAAGCCTACGTAACTATTTCGTTCTTGACGGGGAGGGTGATGATACCCGTGTAATGGGATTTGTGTTCAAGAGAAACAAATTGGATATTGATGGGTAGGAATCTTATTTCATTCGATAGGGATATCGTGGATGAGGTGGTAAGAAGATCTGATGGGAAGTTTACCAAACAACAGGTAGAGTGGTGCATGAAAGCATCCGTATCTTATATCCATCATCTCTCCAGATATACCGATAATATATCTATCAGGATCCCGTTTATCGGATACGTTATATGCAATCTTCGCGAGATGCGGGTAAGACGTGATAAGATACGTCGGATATTTGTCAAGGAAGGTAATCGTTATCCGGATGAAAGGATGCCTATTGAGCTTGATTGTCTGGATAAGAAGATTAAGGCAATAGAGGATATGGAGGGGTTGAAGAACGGAGATCCTCTTATACGTGATAACCATGAGGCCATGTATCAATGTCGGTATGGAATGACATGGGAACAATTACAGGATTTTCAACAAAAACAATTTAAGAAATAATATGCAAACAATCGGTAAAGCCCAAGTGATAGCCCAAGCTTGGGAAGACAGTTTATTGGGTAGGATTCCTAAGGATGAGAAGGATTATCCGGAGTGGTACAAGAATCGTCTTGATTTATGCAAGAAATGTCCTAAGAACTCTTCTAATATAGCTTTCTTTAAGTTACCAGCTAAGGTATTGCTGCAAAGATTGATGGGAAGACAGGCATGTTCGTTGTGTGGTTGTTTTATCAAGGAGAAGGCTTGGATGAAGACCGAGGTATGCCCGTTGAAGTTCGTGGAAGGAGAGAAAGCTAAATGGAATGCTATGGAGGTCATAACAGCCGATCATAACGATTTTAATATCGAGTGCCCTAACGATTCCTTTGATATAGGACTAACGGATGACGAGAGCGAGTTTTATCTAAATATTTTTGATCAGAAAATAGGTGATAAGATAGAAATCGTGTTATTCATTACCCATAAAGATGGTTTCCATGTCAAGGAGCATCATCTTGGATGTGGATGTATGGGAGACGTTTCATATAACAAACATCCTGACAATGAGAATAGAACTATATTTAGGATGACATTGGATACCTCAAAATATACGGAAGGTCATTTTGAGAAACATCTATCTCTTATGGGTTATACGAAGGATGATCCTGAACGTAATTTCAAACATTTCCCGCTACGTATTATAGGGGAAGCTTATAAGTAAATACTATGCGAAGTCCCGTAAGAAGTAAGATAGATGATCGTATCCATGCTCTTATTGTTATGGAAGTCGGTTGCCGTGAGTTACCCGAATATTCGCTGGGTGATATACTTTACTCCGCTTTAAGGAGAGTTGCTAGGGCTAATGGTGGTAATGTACGCTTCTTGCGGGATATTAGTACCAGAGATCTATTGAGGTCTATAGACCAAAGTATTAGTGATGAGATCGAATTAAACAATAATGATTATAATGCGTGATTATAATGGAAGAGGATAAGGATATTAAGAAAGATATTAGGGATTATCTTAAAGAAGAAGCAGATACTCATATAAGACATTGGCTGGCTATAAAACGTGAGAGCAAGCGTCTTTATAGTGAGATTGAGGATAGAACCAAGAAGATAGCCCTTAAATCATCCTCGTTGATAAAGGAGGATGATTTTGTCGCTCTTCATGAGATGACTCATAAGATACAGATGTTGAATATAGAGGCTGTGAAAGCTAATTCTAGGTTGATGTTTATAATCCAGTTTGCTACTAGCTTCGGTATGGATCTGGATTTCGATACGACATATGCGTTCACCGCAAAGAGCATTATGGAAGACAGAACGTCTGGATTTGTGTTTTATGATGACAAGGAACGTCTGAAATATGCTGATAAGGAGCTTGAAGATATGTTCCATGATATGAGCGTGACGGAAGTAAGTAAGATAGGGGTTGTTCAATCTTATGAGCTTCTTATGAAACAGTATAACGAATTTAAGGAAATGAAGGCCAATGCCACAGGGAAGACGAAAGCCGACGAGTAAGGACGCTGATCGGGTGAACGACAATCTTGAGGTCATAGCTAAAGCCATAAACGACGCTAAGACTTATATTGATAAACATCCTTGGGATAAGGAGAAGCCGGAGGATATGGCAAGGGCATTTGACTTCATATCAAAATTAATCGATAAGATAAATACCTGGAATGATTCTTATATGGAGAAAAGTGGGATCATGGATGTATATAGGTCTGTAAGCAATGTCCAGAAAAAGGAACGTAAGGGTCAGGTTTCTGGTGGAATCGAGTCTGTTTTAAAGGATATTATAAAATGAGTCTAAGTACGAGTCCAGAATTTTATGTAAACATGAAAAATCCTCCTGTATGGAACGATCTGTTCGGTTGGGAGGATCAGGATGACGATGTTAAGCAGTTCTTTAAGGAAGAGGCTTATAAGGTCAAGTACGGGGTGACTATCAATGGTACGTTCATCCCTCCATGGCTTTATTGGCATGTTAATTTCTTTCCCGTATTTCAGGATCTTCCAAACGGGGAACGTGTGCCAGCGATCAGTCGTTTGCGTGATAACGAATGGTTTTTCGCCGAGATGTACCAACGTGCCCGTATGGAGAAGAAAGGGTTGGGGATGTTTGGTACTCGTCGTTTTGGCAAGGCTCTTCTGGACTCGGAGCTGATATATACTCCTCATGGATCTAAGAAAATAGGATTCGCCGATATAGGAGATATCATATACGGTGATGACGGGAAGCTTACTACCATAGTGGGCGTATATCCTCAGGGATTCGTTGATACGTACAAAGTGACCTTTGAGGACGGTCGCAGCGTGGTGTGTTGCGGGCAGCACCAGTGGAAAGTCAAGTATCATGGTGATTATAAGGTTATGAGCACTATGGGTATCATCCATTCTGACTTCTCCAAAATGACTATAGATATTGGGGAGGCGGTAGATTTCCCTGAGCGGCGGTGGCTGATATCGCCCCAGCTCATGGGGTCTCTGGCCGCCTCCTTCCTTTGTGGAGCTACCGACAGGATCTTTGAGCTAAGCAAGAAGGAGATGGATGATGTCATTTATTCATCCAAAAAACAGAAAGAGTTGTTCATAAGATCGTTTATGAAGATCGCTTGTGGTATAAATACCGGTGACGATCGTTTTAAGGTCGTTTATAAAAGCGAGTATATTATATCCTTTGTAAGGAAAATATTTTGGTCTATGGGGTATTATTGTGTCATGGATGGTGACGATATGTATATATCTAAGACCCACGATAGGCTTAGGATATCTGATATAGATTATTACGGTAGATATAAGGCTACTTGTATTGAGGTCGATAATAAATCGCATCAGTTTCTTACTACTAATTTTGTCGTATCCCATAATACAACCATCATGTCATCACTTCTCCAGATGAACGCTACGATGACTATCGGTCTTAGTCATTCTGTAGTAGGATTCAGCGACAGTGACTTATCCAATATCGGCGAGTATTGTGAGTATGGTCTTGATCATGTGCATCCTTTTTTCAGGATCAACAGAACCAAGACCGACTGGAGTTCGGGCGTTACATTAGGCAAGAGGATGTCCAATGGTGTACGTGATATCCATGCCATTATCTCTATAGCCAACATCAACATGGGTAGGAAGACCTCCACGCAGAAGACGGCTGGTTTGACACCGGCTACGGCTATTTTCGACGAGGTAGGTAAAGGTCCGATAAAGAAACCTTACACGGCCGCCATGCCATCCTACGACACGCCTTATGGCTGGCGTCTTAGTCCTATCTTGGCTGGTACCGGTGGTGAGGTAGAATTATCCAAGGACGCTCAAGAAATGTTTTCTGATCCTGAGACCTACAATCTTCTGGTTATGGACTGGGATATTTTAAATCGTAGAGCCATGAAAGGGAAAACATGGAAAGAACGGAAATGGGCGATGTTCGTTCCCGGTCAGATGGCTAACTCCGGTGTTAAGAGAACTATAGGATTGGGCGATTATCTTGGTAAGCCTGATGACAAGAAGCTTAATAAGATCAAGATCGACGCTACTGATTTCGAGGCTAGTACCAATAAACTTAATGAGGAACGGAAGAAACTATCTACAAAAGATAGGGTTGCGTACACTTCTCATACCATGTTCTATCCATTTACGATCGATGACTGTTTTTTAAGCTCTTCTCAAAATCTGTTCCCGGTTGAGTACGCTATCAAGCATAAGAACGATCTTCTTGAGTCGGGTCAATATAGCGGCATGCTGTGTGATGTTTTTCTTGAATCGGGCAATAAGCTTGGTACTACTAAATCTAATAAACAGCTAGCTGGTTTCCCGTTTAGTGGAGGTGTTATTGACGCTCCTGTCCAGATATTCGAGATGCCTCAATCCAATAGGTTTGATGATTTTATTTATGTGGCGGGCCAAGATCCGTATAAGCAGGCCAAGTCTGATACTCCTTCATTGGGAGCTTTTTATGTATTCAAGAGACGTGTTGGTATTCGAGATCCTTATGCCTATAGAATAGTGGCTTCATACGTATCCCGCCCATCATCCATAGACCAATTCTGTCGTACGTGCGAGGTACTCCAGAAAGGATATGGTGCTATATGTCTTATGGAGAACGCTGACCAGATGTATGAGCAGTACCTTAACCGTAAAAGCGGTATGCCAGCGTCTTTCTTCCTGTTTGCTGGTGAGGCAATAGCCAATAAGTATGTGAAGGCCGGCTCCCGGCAGAACAGCAAGCTGGGGCTATACCCGACCCCCGGCAACCAGAACCTGCTATTCTCGTGCGTCGTGGATTATTGCTGGCAGGATTTCATTATTGGTTATGATGATCAGACTGGTCTTGATATAACTGTCAAGGGTATTGAGTTGATCGATGATATAGCTCTACTGGATGAAATAATACAGTACAAGCCAGGATTGAACGTCGATAGGATAATAGCCTTCGGGCATGCGTTGGTTCTCGCTAGGTATTTTGATGATAATAACTACATGCCTAAATCGAAGATAGATGAGATGAATAACGCTCGTAAGGAAGATGCTTATAAACACCATGAGGTATATGCCTCTGCCTTTGGATCGGTATCTATAGGTGCGTTTCGGTAGTTTAGTGTTGCTTAATAACTTATCTTTGCTAAAAACAAATTAGATTGACATGGAGATTTTCAATAGAGATCATTCGTTTCCGGCAAAAGGGGCGCTATTAGGATTACCTCCTCAGGCTATTTCCACGAAGAAAAAGAACAGGAAATGGAAGGAGGATTGTATGGATGCTCTTGAGGCGATAGGATTGAAACAGTATGATCGTAACCAAATGTACCGTGACTATTATCTGATGGCGGATGGTAAGTTATCTTTTATGGAGATGGCGGATGTTATCCCACAGTTAAGGAACGTACAGAAGTTAAGGAGTGATATAAGGATACCCTCTTTCTTGAAGCATTATGATATCATAGGTGGTATTGTAAACGCTTTTGAGGGATGGTTGACAAACCTACAGGATAAGTATACGGTTAATGAGGTAGGGGATATGGCTATAAGTGAGTATGAGGATACGATGTCAAACTTACTTCATCGCCATATACAAGAACAGTGGGATATTATCGTCAATCAGCGTCTTGTAGAAGCCGGCCTTGATCCGACGTACAATGAGTTCAACTCCGAGGAGGAACGTCAGGCTTACGCAGAGCAAATTCAACAAGCCAAGGTGTCTATGACACCAGATGATATCCAGAGGTTCATGAGTACCAGATGGAAGACGCAGGCGGCTGTATGGGGAGATCATACGATCGAGGCTGATCGTAGCAGGTTTTATATGGATGAGCTTGATCGTGAGAATTTCCGTGACCGGCTCCTTAGCGGTAAGATGTTCCGCAATCATTTCGTTGGATTTGACTACTACCGTCCGGAGGTGTGGAGTCCGATGGAGGTTTTCCATCCTGATGTAAAATATCCGCAATATGGAAGTTATGTGGGCCGTATTCATTATTACGAGGGTGTTGAGTTGATATCAAAATACGGCCATAAGATGACGGCCAAGGATAAACGCCGGATTATGGGCGGTGATGATGATTACGAGGGATGGGTATCCAATGACGGTACTAGGTATGATTGGAAGAAAAAGAAGCCTTCTATTACCGGTATGTACGAGAATGAGGTTATTCCATGGAAAGGATACCATGACTATGAGTCTATAGTCGCCGCTGAGGATTACTATGGTGTTCCTATGGGAGAGTACCATACCTTCGGGCCGGACGGAGAGGAACACACCCAGCCCCGCTTCTTGCCCCGCTTCCATCCCTTTGGCTATTTTAACTCTGACATGTCCAATGGAAAGAGATATGAGATAGATTCCCGTCTTTTTAGAGTCATGGAAGGATATTGGGTGTCCATGAAACCGGTATTTCTAATAACTTACATGACGGAGACCGGTATGGTAGATCAGGAGCTTGTTACCGACGAGCTATTACCTGAGTTTTTGGAGAAGAACGGGATAAAGAAGGTGAAGAGGGTGATGGCAGAAGCCGTTGGTGATCCTGAGGTTAATACCTATATCTTGGAGTATGTGCCTGAGGTTAGGTTTGGAGTTAAGATTACTGGAGGTAATTTAATGGATAAGTCTATATATATAGGGGGAGATCCAATACCTCATCAGATACATGGTGACAGCAGTCTGTATGATTATGTCATTCCGGTGTCTGGATTCATAGGATCAAGCCTTGCCGATCGCATACAGCCGTTCCAGATGATGTATAACCTTGCTATGAACCAGTTATATAATAACGCCGAGAAGGAGATAGGTAAGTTCTTCTTAGGCGATTTGGGATTCTTGCCCACGGAATATAAGGATATGATGGACAAGAAGGGTGCTTTGGCTACCTTTATGCAGATCGTTAAGTCTGTCTCGTTTATGGGTGTAGGTGGTAATGACACGAACAATCCTTACCAGAATCCGCAGATGAGTAGCATATATAACCAGTTTGGTGTATATGATCTTACTAATACAGATCAGATAAGATCCCGTATGGAAATGGCTTCTTACGCCTATATGATGGCTTATAGGATGATAGGTATATCCGAACAGGCTATGGGTCAGTCAACGAGATACGAGAGTTCTACGGGCGTAAAACAGGGCGTTAATGCCACGATGTTACAGACCCAGACTTACTTTAATGATTTCGATGACTTCAAGAAACGGACATTGGATATTCATCTGGCCGTGGCTCAAGTATGCCAGAAGGAAGGATACGATTGGACCGTGATGTACAGGAACAGCGATCTTTCCTTGGCTTACATCAGTCTTACGGATAACAGTTTGTCGTTACGTCATCTTAATGTTATGGCTGTATCTAATTCCAAGAAACGTCTGGAATTGGAGAATTTGAAACAATATATATTACAGACAAATACGTTAGGTAATGACTTGCTTGATATCACTAGGATGATGAGCGCCAACTCAACGGCTGAGATGAATCAGATCGGAAGGGATGCCAGATCTTACGCCGATCGTGTAAGGCAAGAGGAATACCAGAATAAACAGCGACTTGTCCAGCAGCAAGCCGAGGCCGAACAACAGGCACGTAACGATGAGCATGAGAAGGATAAGGAGCTTGCTTACATCAAGGGTAATTTCGATTTACGGGGTAAGAGCATAATGGCCGCCGGTCAAGCCGCTAGGACTGAGAACAACTCAGAAGGTATGGATTACGTTGAGGCTATGGCTGATAGGGCCTTGAAGGAAAGAGATATGGATATCAAGGAAGAAGAGATGAGAACCAGACAGGCTAATATAGAGGCTGAGCGAAGGTCTCGTGAAGAAATAGAAAAAAGGAAGTTAGAATTAAAAGAAAAGGAGATAGATTCTAGGAATAAAAGATCTGATACAGATAGGTTTACGTCTATAATAAACAAGAATTGATTACAATTTTTGTAAATATTTTTACAAGATATGTAATCATTTTGGCGTAAAATTCTGTCATATACTATAATGGGTTTGATTTAATTGGTAATTAGATTAATGATAATTTTGTAAAAAGCAAAAAAGGAAATTGTATGAATGACATGGGTGATTTCGCTAAGGGTTTTAAGACCATGAGTGTCGAGGAGCTTTTTTACCGTGGTGACGGTGATGGCGATAAGAATAATATTGAGGGTAAATATGATAAGGATGGTAATCTTATAGATGATACCAAGGAAGAACCTGCCGACGGCGGAGCGGTTGACGGTGGCGGGGATAAGGGCGGCGATGCTACCACCCCAGACCCTGATTCCCTTGGCGAAGGAGGTACTGATAATAATGTAGTATCAGGATTTAACGGAAAATCTTTTTTGGAGAAGATGGCCGCTAGAGGTATTATCGATAGTATTGACAACCTTGATATTATGGTAGATGATAAACCGGTCGATCTTTCTACTATCACTAAAGAGGATGATTTACTCGATATAGTGGAGGGATTGATCAAGGATAAAGCTGATGAGTTGTTGAAAGACAAGGTTGATACCGGGTCGATGTCTGATTTCATGAAGAAGATGATAGAGGTGGATAAGGCCGGTGGTAACGTTGGTCAACTATTAAGCCAATATCAGAGTATTCAGGCTCCGTTGGATAACCTTGATATGAGTAATAAAAATGATCAGCTTGCGGTTATCCAGCATTATTATAAGATGCTGGGTATGCCGGAAGACGAGATAAAGGATAATATGGAAATGATGATTGGTAAAGGCGATGAGTTTATCGAGTCTAAAGCCAATAAGTTTCATGATATCCTGAAAAAGGAGATGGATAACCTTATCGAGGAGGAGAAAAAGAAGTCCGAGAAAAGGAGACAGGAGTTAGTTGAGCAGATGAAAGTCTATAAGAAAGGTCTAAAGACATCTATAAGCTCAGGATTTCAGTTGACTGACACGATGATAGGTAAGGCTGTCGATTTCGTTACAAAGCCGATAGACAATCAAGGCCATACGGCTATAGATAAAGCCTATTCCGAGGCTATCAAGAATCCGGACATGGCCGCTGATTTGGCCTTGTTCTTGATGAATAAGGACGAGTTCCTTAAACAGAAAACCAACAAGGCTAAGATGGAGGTTAATAAGAAGACCATCACTCTTCTTTCTGGCAATAAGGGAGGAAAGCAGAATAAGACTAATATCGATAACGATACTATAGAAGCTAACTTCCTTGATCTGAGTGGATCAAAGAGTGTATAACGTTTAAATATATTGAAAATGAATCCGTTTCTTACAAAAAGTTTCCCGGCTACCGTGAATGGCGATAACGTTATTGCCTTTACCGATGCTAAGAACTATAAGACTTCGCTCGTAGAGCATAACTTAGGCTCATTGGCGAGCTGGTATTACGAGGATCCTGACAAGAATCATCTGGGTCTTTTGAACTTGTTCTCTAATATCGCTAACTATCCTGTCCCGATGTATATGGGTATGATTAATAACGGCGCTACGATCTCCGTTAACGGTATTGGAGCTTCTTTCCGTTATGATCTTCCTGTTACAAAGACATTCGCTGTCGTTACGGCAGAGGATACTTCAGGTCATCACCTGAAACCTGGTATTGATGGTAGCTTGTTTGATATCGTTTTGAATACATCTGAGTTTACGGCTTATGATGTTATTACCTACGATGCTGCTAACGGTTGTAATATCCTTATCTCAGGTGAGATCCCGTCTAAGACAGAAGGTGACTTGACACGTTATTGGTGTCGTGTTATCGGTGGTAAGGCTAAATACTTCCCTAAAGAGAAATTACGTCCTGGTATCCGTTATTGGAAGATCGGTCATGCTCTTGGTGAGTACAGCACTCAGTTCTCTAAGGTATCTGGAGCTGACAAGGCCGGTTCCATGACCTGTGAGTTCCGTTTAGGAAACCACCGTGGTGTTGAAGGAGAGACAACTATGTATGCTGGTATGAAGTCCATGCAGGCCGCCCAGAACAGCACTTCAGAGTTTGTGGAGACCGCTCTTCGTCGTATGAATGCCATGAGAAGTGAGTATGAGGGTAATATTCCTGATCTGGCTATTATCGGTAAGACTGTTAATGGTAGACTTGATTTGCGTACAGCTAAAGTAGCCTCTACGTTGGAGGTGTTCTGTATGGCTGAGTTGGTTAAGCTGGAAGCTAGACAGTTGATGTGGCAAGAAGGTGGTATTATCATGGATCAAAATGGTCCTATCCATTTGAATGAAGGTATCTATCGTCAGCTTCGCCGTGGTTACACTATCTACTATAGCCGCCCGATGGGTATTACTAAGGACACGCTTATGGCTGCCGCAGCTTATATTTTCCGTGGACGTCAGGATCTTCCTATTACGGAACGTAAGATTAAGTTCAAGGTAGGAGCTATGGCTATGATCAATTTAGAGAAGTTGATCAGGGAATCGTTCTTCACTACCTTGCAGAACTTAAGCTGGGGTATGGGAAGCGATAGGATGTTGCCTTCTAACCCTATCTCTGGTACTAATGACGCCATGATCTTAGGTCCGGTTCAGGTTAAGGGAGCTTTCATCCCGGGCATCGGCAATGTTGAGTTCGAGCATGATCCTTCTTTGGATTACGCTGACATGACAGATCGTAGCGAGTTAGTGAATGGTATGTATCCTAGATCCTCTTATTCTTGTATTATTGAGAATATCACTGACGCTGGATCGACTAACGCATATTCCGCTATTCCTAATACGGCTAACGCTAAGTTAGGTAATATGAACAACAACGTATTCTATATCAAACCAGAAGGTGTAAGTATGTGGTGGGGTTATGAGTACGGTCGTTGGGCGCACAAAGCTAACGGTAATGAGATCGTATCATCCTTGCCGGGCATGAAAGAGCAATTCTGGTGCCACTCAGCTTCAGCGGCTTGGGTTATGGATAACAGCAAGTTCTTGATTATCGAGCTTCAACCGAACTACTTCGGCTAAGTTTTTCATATATGTAATTTGGTTTTTAGAGGGGAGGATATTCCTCTCCTCTTTTTTTTAAAAAGTAACGCAAAAAGGAAATGAAAGAAATTTTAAAATCAAGGAAGGTATTGGCCGAGGTAAACGGTTTCAATATCATGTCAGATACCTTATATGAGGTTGTAGGCAAACACGATGGAAGTGCTCCTCAGGCCTTTCAAGACGCTAATATAGCTAAAGCTCCGTTCCCGGAGAACGCCACTCACGTATGTTGCCCTTGGGATGATTTCTCCAAGGCCTATAACACCGGTTTTTATCCAAGATCAAGATGCTATAATGGTCTTGACAAGAATGAGATCGACAGGCTCGTCAAACAGCGGGTAGATAATATCATGAAGCCTTTCGAGGAAATGTCGCAGATGGATCTATCTCAAACCAATTTAGAATTTTGGGATGACGCTAAGGATAAGATCTTCATGGGTAAGGTTTATAATACGGCTAATACCGTAGATCTATTTTATTTATATTTGGCTGTATTTTCCGGCATGTTGACTCCTCAGGAAATGGATGGAGATCCTGTCTTCATGAACTCCATGTTCTGTTTCGTGGAGAAAGACAATATGAAGGATTTTGTTCAGCAGCGTGAGATCAATAAGATGAACATCAGCTATAAGTTTATCAGCGCTCTTAAGAAAGGCGGCGACGATCGTCAGGCTGTCATCGATCTTCTTCTTTACATCGGTATCGTAACTCGCCCGGATTTCACGGAGGATGAGTATTATACAGGATCTCTATCAAACTGGATGAATGAGAAGAAGACCAATGTTGATTATCTGCTTGATATCTGGGATCGGTCATTGGAAGGTGATTTCAAGGAAGTTCTTGAGTTTTACCGTATCGTAAACGTCCTTCAACGTAACGGTCGTATCAACATGACTCCATCCGGATTACAATATAATGGCCAGATCATAGGACATGACGTTCGGACATCCGCTGAGTTCTTGGCTACCAAGAAAGACTTTATTAACATAAAGGCTAATGTATTGGATGAGTATGAGGAGATCATATCTATGTCTAATATCGATGATAAGTCCAAGACCAAGAAGGTTAAGGATATTAAGAAGAAGGATGACGTAGAGGAGGGTGATAAGGTTAAGGAGGAATAACGATGACAATCCAAGAAGCGTATCTAAGGTCTTTGCAGAAGAACGAGCAGAATCTGGCCAATGGCGGGATTAAGCTGGATCCGGGAAGGTTCGTGCTGTTGTTCAACGAGGCCCAAGACCGGTTGGTTAAGTACTATCTCAATAGGAAGGATGACGAGACTATACGCTCCATCCAAAACCTTCTTGTTTATTGGATGTCGTTGGATAATGCGGGTAGGATGGATGACCCTGAGTCTACGTCCTTTAACTTACCTGACGACTATCTATGGTTCTCTAACATAAAAGGCGTTTTCTCATACAAAGGGTGTGAGGTCACTGATTTCGTTATGTGGGAGGCTAAGAACGAGAATATCCATGAGCTTCTTGGAGACGAGAATAATCGTCCTTCTTACGACTATCGGGAGACATTCTACTCCATAGGGAACGGGAAGGTCGTGGTCTACGAGTCAGGCTTCCGTACCGAGGAGGTTAAGATGACGTACTACCGCCGTCCTGTCAGGGTGGACCTGTCGGGGTATATCAACGCCGCCGGTATCCAATCTACGGACATCGACCCGGAGCTGCCCGATTATCTTGTGGAGGAGATTCTGGATATGGTCGCTAAACAATTCAGCCTTAACGAGAACGAGTTGCGGAGGTATCAGCTTGATAAGGATAATGTGGCTTCTTTTAAATAAACAACGTTAGTTTTGATTATCCGGCCTGTCAGTTAAAAGACGGGCCGGTTTTTTTTAACATCCTGTCACCGGATTTATATTACCCCATCTTTTTTCCCATTTATCTCCAAGATACCTGATTAGGGCATTAAAGTCAGATATGAATCCACTTTCTATCATATCGGATATATACCCTTGGAGCATAACTATCTCTTGCATCTGGTCAATAGAAGCGTAATTTCTTATTCCTTCTTCATGTTTACCAAATACCACATAATTCATTCCTTTCGCTATTCTTGATATATATGCTGAAAATTCATTATTTGTTATATTATCACATAACAAAGATCTAACATCCTTGCACATTTTTATATATGTATCTCCAGCTATATTCCTGTTTTTAACCAATCCGTCTGTAAGCCATATAACAACAGTAGCGTATATCTCCGGATCTAGTTCCATTGCTATAGTTACGAAAATATATGGATCTATGAACCATTTTTGATCCCCTCTACCTCCTTTTCTATAGGCTAGTCCTATTTTTCTAAATTCTTTCAACGTTAGATTATCATAATCTATTCTCTTCTTTAAGCTATCATTACCGTATCCTAATTGAGTCATCAATGCTCTTATCTTCTCCTTGAACCCTTGATTACGTAATACATCATTTATTTCTTTTGCGGATAAGTTCATTGATTCTCTTTTTTTCTTTATAGAATCCATAGCTTCTGTTATACACACATATCCATCTTTACTCATTATGGATACAGGGCTTCCTAAAAGAGTTCTACTCTCTGATTTTAAAATTAGATTTGATTTCATAATTTTGTTTTTAAAAGTTTATGTAATATCGTGAATCGGTCTGTGATAGATAGATTCACGATGCAAATATAAATAAATGGGATTTACTTTCAAAATATAATATAATTAATTGATAATCATAATTATAATAATAGGATTTATCGCTTTTGTATATATTATTTGGTATTATTTCTCTGGAATCGGAGAAATCTCCGACTCCAGCAACTACTTGTATATCATATAGTTATACAAAAACATCATAAATTGTTTTTTATGGATTATCTTTCATTGTGGTAGCATATTTAGTTTATCTTGTTTACAAAAAATGTAATCCGCATTAATATATATACACTCATGACCGTACTTTATTGTCGTAAACTCGTTTATTGTTATGTTTGCGTTAGGTAAATGATTTTTAAACTAAAATATTAATTATATGTTGCACAGACCGCAAGATCGGGTACTTTTCGTATCCCCACACGCTAAGATGGTGGATGTTGATTCCATCTTCTTGAAGGAAGGACAGATCGGTATTTACGATACTAAAGATACTTCCGAGAACGGTTGTAAGGCCGTGATTGATTTTACCGGTAAGCCTCGTAACGACAAGCGTTATGAGATCCGTATCGGTCGTAATGAACAAGCGGCTTCCCGCTCTATCTATGATAAGGATTTTTCCACGCCGTTATTCTCTTTGAACGAGATCACGGAGATCTACGCTTCTTGGCCGAAGAAAGATCATGCTTATGTCGATGATGTTATCTTAGGATACAATGGTGTTTCTGATGACACGGCATTCTCAGTCTCCAAAGGAGACCGTATCGCTATCCGCTTGGTTCTCGCTGGTCGTGCCTTCGAGCTTCTTGGCTATGAGGAGGGTCGTGTAGAGATCAATGACGCCATTCTTTTGGATGATTGTGATAATACGCCAAATCAATGCGAGGAGTGCGATCCTTGCGAGGAGGTTGATTTGTTACCCGCCGTATTGAAGTGTATTGAGCGGATGAAGAATCAACCTATTGCTGGTGGTGGTAAGTTATCTGATTATATCGATATTACTCCTGTTACAAGATGCACTAACGAGGCTACGGAGCCTGAGACGGATGACGTTAACTTCTATTGTATGGAGGTTTGCGATACTGGTGATGACCTGGCCTTGGCTGAGGTTCGTGCCCAGTATCCGGGATTGAAGATCGTTCGTGAGAGCATCAACGGCAGCATGTCACGTTATAAGGTGATGAAGAAAGGGACTAAGCCTAATGACTATACTCAACGTCTGATCTCTATCATGAAAGGATGCGAGGAATGCCCGCCTAGCTATACTGAGGTTAAGGGCGGATACCTGTATTCCATTTCATTGGAGGATGACGGCGTTGATATGTCTACTACGGTAGAGTCTTTACCTAATGTGGTAGCTGATACGGTTAATAAGATGAGCCAGATCAAGGGATCAGGTTTGTATATTGCCGCTACTTCCAAGAAATTGACGGATGAGGAGATCTCTACTTTCGTGGAGGCTAATCCTACGGCTATTATCTACTATGTGGCTAAGACATCCGATATGTGCGAGAATCCTACGGTTCGTACCGCTTCATGGTCAGCCTGTGGTTCTTGCAAGGTATCTAAGGAGAAGTATTATATCACGATCCCGGACAACGAGTGTGGTGAAAGTGCTTTGGAGGAAATCAAGCAGGCGTTCCCGGGACTGGAGATCACTGATTACGGTACTCCTGCTGCTTGCCAGCATAGCTTCCAGACAGAGGTATATACCAATATGTTGTGCGATGAGTGTGACAAGGTATTTGAGGGATTCTTCACTAGCGAGGCCCCGGCGTCTTACCGTAACCGGATGTGGAAGAAATTGGAATCAGCACAAGAGCTTGGTAGTAACTGCAAGTGCGGTATCCGTTTCCGTGGCAAGGAAATGTTATTATCTCCGTCAGAGTGCTTGATGGATCAAATGACATATATCGAGGATAGCGTTGAGATCGTTGGCGCTAGCGGCGGTTATCCTGATTCTCTTGACGAGGGATCTCCTATCTGGTGGGATCAACTTCATTTCGAGAGATTGTCCAGCAAAGCACCACGTACTCACGTAGGCGGTAATATGATGGATGACGAGTTGAAGGGTTACGCTCATTTCAACGGCTTCCCGAAACATCAGGATTTCATGGGGCGGACGTTCATGAACGAATATAGTCGTGTAGAGCAAACGGCTCAGTACGTTGACTTCCAGATTACGCTCAATCCTCATAGATACGCTCAGGGATTCGGAAAGGTTATCGCCGATGATCCGGTTAACCTGATCTTACGTGTACGCTATGGCGCTCATGAGGGTGTTCAGGAGATGATCAATATGATCGGTGCTGCCGCTGGTCTTGGTCCGGCCATCGTAACCGAGCCGAAATAAAGAACCTTTTTTGCGTTCATATATTTCCTAAAGGGGAGAGATTCAATTCTCTCCCCTTTTTTAATCTATAATAAATGGTTGTGATGGAGGAGTGAAGTTTGTCGTGTATCTAGGTATGTTTGATATTCTCATCTCGTCTATAATACCGCCTGTCATATTATCGCTAGACCCTGTTCTTCCTCCTATACATATATCGTAGTCTTGTTTTGATATGTTTTTTTTCTTGTTAAATTTATTTATACCATTAATATATAATCCACATGATTTGTTATTAGATGATAATGCTATGTGATTCCATCCTATCTCTAAGACAGAAGAGCTTACGCTTTCATAATTGTCGAAATTTCCATATATGATATTATCATACCCTATATAGAAGGCAAATCCTGTAGGGCTTCCTGCTATATCAGATGTTATAAATCCTTGTTTTGAACTTTTATTAGTACAATAATACCATAGTTCTATGGTATAGTTCCCTTCGGATATAATATCCCAGAACCATTGTGATTGGTCGAATATTATAGGGGCGCTGTCGAATTTAGCGGCTTGATCAAATTTTCCTGAGACATATGATCCCCCCCCCCCATGTGACAGGACCTACGTTCTTTCCGATATATTTGAAATCATTGTTAAAATGAAATAACAATATCGTGTTGTTGGCTTTTTTGTTAAAGAACATTCTTCTTCTCATACATCTTATGTTTTTAATTACGTTCAAAAATAATTATATATATCTTTGAGGTGAATAATTAAACGATATAATATGTCCGCTATTAATGAGTATTTAAAGAGACTGGCTTCTATATTCGGAAGCATGGGTTTCTCCGTTCCGCCAGATGACTTCTCAGGGGTTGTAATAGACGGAAAGACGTATCCGGTCATGATGAGGAATGACGGGTGTTACGTTTACTTCGATGATAAAGGAGTAAAGAGACTTGTAAGCGATGTCCCTAGAAAGGACTATCAGTTCATTAACATCAAAGACGCCCGTGTGTCGATCGTCAACCAATGCTATCGTACTCCGGGTGGTCAGGTAGAGGCTCGTATCCATACCTATATGAATAATAAGGGGGAGATACTGGCCGAGAAGATATTTATTGTCAACTCCTCGGATGTTGATACTCCTATCGGTACGGAATTAGATAAGGTTCCTGCCGAATGGGTGGCTATAGATTGTAGTATAGCCGAGATGACCGATCGGGAGTTGATATTCGTAAGTAAATGTTATGCCACGGAAGGGGGCAAGGTCCAGATCGAGGGCGTAGAGTCAGTTGACCCCCGACTGAATCCCGAGGTATCCCATTACGAGGTGGTGAATACGACAGACGATAGTAATCCTATCGGTACGGAGTATGACGCTATCCCCGACACATGGAATCGTATAGTATGTGATTTCCCGGACATGACCCAAAGGGAGATAATACCGGTTCTTAAATGTTTTGATACCGGTACCGGGAGAGTACAGATAGAGGGATATAAGATATTTGATTATGAGATGGGTACCAGAAAGGAATGGTATCGCGTCAAGCAAAGTACCGATCCTGAGAACCCGGTAGGTAAGTTCATTACCAGTATAAGTGATGACTGGGTTGAGGTTGTTTGCGACTTCACGGATATGGAGGATCGTGATATTGAGGTAACTGTAGAATGTTATAAGACACCGGCCGGTAAGGTGAAGCTGGAGGTTCTCACGTCATGGGACGGGAATATAGGGGTTAGGGATAAGAGTTATAAAGTCCTGGAGACTACCGATCCGTCACAGCCTGAGGGCGCCAGCTTCAGTTCCTTGCCAGACACTTGGATAAGGGCTGTCTGCGATTTCGACGATATGGAAGAACGTGACATTAGATCTTACATTGAATGCTACGATGGAGGTAGCGGTCATGTCAAGCTTCGTAGACTGGTTTCCTATGACTCCAAGATAAAGGCCAGATACATCCGTTTCGAGGTCCTTGAGTCGGATGACGCCAGCTTCGTCCCGGGGGCCGGCCTAGCTACCCTCCCCGAGGGTTTCTCTTTGGTTCCATGTGATTTCACGGACATGGAGGATAGAAACGTTCAAGTATATCGTGAGTGTTATCTCTTCAAAGGACAGCGTATTGAGGTGGATAAGGTTGTCTCTTATGACGGTGATCTAGGTGATAGGAAAGCCAAGTATATTGTACGTGAGAGCGAGGACGGCACTATCTTAATAGATCAGGAATATGATGAGATCCCTTTTGGATGGAAGAGATCTCCTTGCGAGCTTGAGAACCTTCGTGACAGGCATGTATCTTACTACGATCAGTGTTATGTTACGGAGAACGATAAACGGGTTAAGATCCATAATATTGTTATATATAACTCTTTAGGATATGAGTGGTATCATTTCTATGAGGTTACGCAGTCAGAGGATGATAAATATGAGGTAGGCGATATTAACTCCTCTATGATTGATAAATGGAGTAGGGTTGAGTGTGAGATGCCTGATATGGAGAATCGGTTCTTGGATACGACAGATACCTGCTATGATACAGGGAATGGAACGGTTAAGATAAGGCGTCAGGAGTCTATTGACTATAAGCTTAATGTCCGGGAGTTTGATTATAAGATCGTGGAGTCAACCGATCCTGATCATCCTACCGATACCACCCCTACCCAAGATACGGTTAGTGGCTGGACGGTAATAAGCTGTGACCTTAATATCATGGAGGTAGATGACTGTTATGAGGTTGGTGGTCATAAAATCCATTTAAAGGGATTCAGGACGGTCAATCCGGCGTTACAGGATATTAAGTCCATATTGTATGTCGTATATTCCGACCATCCTGATTATAGTGCTGGTGATGAGCTTAATTCTATTCCAGAGGGGGCTAAGGTCACGATCTGTGATTATGCGGATAAAAGCCAAAGGCATATGGTCCCGGTGCGCGAGTGCTATGAGGTAGCCGATGGCCGGTTCTATGTGGAGGGAAGCAGGTTGGTGGATAACAATATGGTCGTTGAGCGGATGTCGGTGATGGTGCTGGAGTCATCCTCCCAGACCTACCCGGTAGGTACGACGCTGACCTCCATTCCTGTTGGCGCTACTATCGTGGCTTGTTTATGTCAAACTTGTTAATCCGTGATGTTATGGTAAGAACATGCAATGATTATTATATGATCGACGCCATGGCTGGCGGTGAGGTCATAAGGAAAAGGAAATATCGTCGTGAGAATACGATGATCGGATATAAGTGGTATGATTATAATGGGGTTGAGGTTATCGACCCCATTGAGATATCACGTCTTGATAGTCTGGCCACCAAACATCAGCGTGTGGATCAGGCTTACGATGACCATGCTGTTTTCATGTCATCAACCAACTACGTTAATAGCGTATCTGGTATACCTATGGACAAACATATGGTTGTAGTCGAATGGAGGCCGGAAAGCGAACAGGGGTTTGTTACCATGGCTCATAATGAGGGTCTTGACGGGGACAGCTATTATATAGTTGTTATCAATACCGGAGATAAGCAGGCTACGATCTACACCCCCGTGGATCCTGAGGATCCAAAGGATGGGACTTCCCGTGCGGTTGATGGCGATAACGTTTCTGTTGGCGGATCATATGTCTCTATATCCCCCAAGCAAGTAGAGAGGATAAGGGTTACTTTCCGTGATGGTAAATGGTATTATGAGTTAGTCACAAAAACATATCCTAGTAATACCGGAGGCATTAAGATCGGGGATGTTGATTTTGTGACGTTCAGATATTTATGGGAATCAAGTTCCGGAAGGGACTTGGACACGATGACGGAAGCCCTTAATTCTAATGTTCCCACCATAGATAATCTTGCTGTAGGTTGGTCTGGCCCCGGAAATGGAGATAGCTCTGTTAGAGAAGTTCTTAAATGGGGTGGTGATAATACCGGTTCTGGTAAGGAATGTGTTTGGATGTCGGTGAAGGATTTAAGGGCTAAATATTATGATATCCTACCTGAAGAGACGTATTTCATGGCCTACGCTACATGGTTTGGATCTAAAGGTACGGGTAAATGCTCTTTTGAGCTTGTCGGATACAAGGGAGGTACGATGAGCCAAGATGGATATAATTTTATAAATACCGGTGGATCTGTTGTATATCAGAATACATATGATTTTGTATGTAATACCCATAAAGGAGCTGGGTCGTATAAGACATCTTACGAGAAAGTAGCCCGTATTACTTATAATAAGCTCACCAATAAGGTCTATATGTCTATAGGCGATGCTATAGATCAGGAGGATAATTATGATAAGCTGGAGCGGGAGATCAATAATATAAAGGAAAGACTTAGCGATGTCGAGAGCGAGTTGGCTGTCGTAAGACGTATAGCCGAGGGCAAGAACACGGCGTATATCTTTGATACGGTCGATGCCATGAATGAGTGGCTGGCGGTTCCGGAGAACACGGCTAAGCTCCGTGTGGGGGACAGCTTCTGGATCAGGGAGCAGGATGTGCCTGATTATTGGTGGGATGGAGCTCAGGCTTTAGAGCAGGAAGGTCCGAAGGTGGATTTGTCTCCTTATTATACGAAAGATGAGATTAATAATATTGTTGATGATATCAACCAGAAGATAGAGGATAAGAGTACGTCGATCATCTTTGATACCTATATCCAGATGAAGTCTTTTGTGGATGATCCTACCAATGCCGACAAGCTTAAGGAAGGTACCATCCTGTTGATACGAGAGAAAAACGTGCCTGATTATTATTACGATGGAGCTGGGATAGTTAAGATGGAGGCTGACGTAGAACAATGTCTTTACGTTACTTTAGCCAATAAGCCTACGGAAAGCACCGTTAGTTATACCCAAGATCGGGAGGTGACTAATTTCGCTCCTGGAGCTATAGCTAGATGGGTTGACGCTGATGGTAATAACGTTTTTTATAAGCTTGTAGAGATAGTAGGTGGTAAGGCTAAGTGGATTACCCTTATTGATACTAAATACGGTAATGTGACGCTACAGAGCACTTATGACAAGAACTATGAGATTGTTAATATCGTATCTGGGTCACGTTTGCAGGCCATCAATAGCGAGAAGAATGAGATTAAGTTCGTTAACAGCGCTACCGGTAATGTTACTGTCGTGTTTAACGCCACGGTATCAGGAGGAGCCAAGAAACTTACGAGCCTGTTGGCCGTGAACGAGGTGGTCCTTACCCCAGGGGCGGCGGCGTCCTTCACCCGTACCGGCGAGACCTTCACCCTCTCCGATCTTTTTGGCGTTACGATCTTCCCGGATCTGGCTGATTCCAACCGTAAGGGAGAATGGGTGATGAGCGTAGGCGTAACCGGAAAACCGATCCTTATGGAGGTAAAGGAGATGAGGAAATGGGATGAGAGTATTGTCAGGGAACTTACTATTGATGAGCTTAACGAGAAGTTCCCTAACGTGGATATCGGGTTCGCTGTCGTATGCAAGACCATCAACAAAGTATATGAGATGGTTAACGGGTATAAGGAATGGGTGTCTTATGATATAATATCAATAAATTAAGAGTATGGCTTTTTTAGCAGGATACGACACGGTAGCGTCTTATGTCACGTTTATAGTGAATGAGGATAGGTTCCCTTGTTTTGATGGCAAGGGCGCTGATTATATACCCGATCCGATAATATTAGCGGATGCTTTTAATCGCAATCTTAGGTTCTCGACATCTAAACCGGGATTCGTGGACGTTGATTGGGGGGACGGGACAAAGGATCAATATCCTTTAGTTAAGGTATCTGATGGTTTTTATAGGATTGTATTCAGGTCTCTTGACATTGAGTATAAGAAGAATCCGGATGATACCGTATGGTGGTATAAGAAAGAGGATGGCTCACAATACATACCGGTTCCCCCACATAAGTATAGCGATATCAGGCGTAGAGAGGTTACGATGAGGTTCTCTAACGTAATTGATAGGGAATTTAATATGGATGGTATTGTCCTTCATGAGTTCCCTATAGTTAATCTTCCTGATATATCTCATTTGTATACGACTAGATCCGTTTTAAAAAATGGGGATATCCCATATGACAGGATAAGCAAGAGCGTTAATCTTCGTAATATAAGTATGGGATCTTTTATTCATCCTGGCGTATGGAGTAATTGGCCGGAAGGTTTTTTAAATATGAAAAACCTGAGGTATTTCGGATGCAATAGCGTTTTTAACTTCGGGGATGATCCTGATTCTAATTGGAGAAGATTCTCGGAATGGGAGAATCTTACTGATTTTAACTTCAATTGGTGTAACATTCCTTCTTATGATCCGGCTTTTAATTCTATTCCAGCAAAAGGTATAAGCATTATAAGCGATCGGGATAATATACCTGTATTTGATGAGGTGGATAAGGTTGGAGATGATAAGGTAAGAGTTACCTTTATGGGTGGTGGTAGCTCATGGAAACAAGATCTGGTAGGAGGTAAGTTGAATAAGATTCAGGGCACGTATTGTAATTCAGGCACGGTGCCGGTAGATGATCTTCCGGATTGGTTGTATGAGGTAAGGGAATTTAGGATATGGACTTTGAATGATGGTAGATTTATAAATACACAGGAGAGGGCTGATACGTTCGTTAATACGTTTTATGATAAGATGATGTCGTGGAGTTGTATAACGATGTCACAGACGGCTTCTGACGGTAACAGGAATCAATTTTATAAACTTACCTTAGATTTATATGCTGCCGTAATTCCTACTAATAAGAGACCGTCTGGCGTTTATCAGGCTCCTGATGGGTTCGTGAAGGGCGTTAGTAATGGTAATCCTACGACGCCTATGGAGAAGGTGTATGTGCTTACCAACAACTACGGGCAGACGTGGATCTTGGCGCCTGCCCCAGCTTCCAAGGCTGCCCTTACGAGGGCACGGAAGGCGGGGAAGACCAGGATCACCCCGTTCGTCCTTGGCGTAAAGGACGGTCATGTATCCGTATTCAGCGGAGATGTATTGGATGATAATATGAGTAAGTATAATTTCGCCGATAAATACGAGGCTATAGATATCTGTAACGATCTGGGATTGGACAGCTCACCGGTTGTCGAGTATTTCAGGAGAATAGAGGAGGGAGAGATATGAAGTTGATATGTAAGGACACAAATAAAGGGTCTATAACCTTTTTTACTAAAGGCAAATACGCTTTTAGGGGCGTTGACAGGAATGATACTACTGATGACGTGCCTGATCCTATATTGGATGTTAATAATTACAATGAGAGTATACAGTTCTATTCCAAGACCCCAGGGATGTGCGAGGTCGATTGGGGTGACGGGAATAAAGAGCAATTTCCTTTCGTGAAGGATAGGAGTGAATCCATATACGGGCGATATAGGTTGATGTTCAGGAGAAGGGATATAAGTTATCGTAAGAATCCGGATAGCCATCCATGGTGGTTTTATAAGGAAGATGGGAGTGAGTATATCCCTGAGCCTAATCATGCTTACGCTGATGGGCTAGATAAAGAGCGGGTCATTACCATGACTTTTACGAATGATATTACATACGTTCAAACAATAAGGATAATGATGGTAGGGTTCCCGATATTAGACGCCCCAAGTATTATCAACTTAATCTTATCCATTACCGGCGATGGTAATATAACCGATATTCCTAAAGATAGGATACGCAGATCGGTAAATATAGAGTATATAGCACTTAACGAATTAGGTGTAGGGACATTGACATCCATACCAGACGATTGGGATAGGTTGACTAAGTTAAAAAGCATTAATTTAAGTCGAACGGCTGATTTTAATGATACGGAGTCTTCTAATGTAAGGAAATTCCCCTCTATGTGGCCTAATCTTGTAACATTATCTTTGGCAGGTTGCAGGGTTAGGGTATATCCAAGGGAATGGCTGTCTTTTAGCAAGCTAAAAGAATTATATATATCCCCGGGAGTGGCCATGTCATCGTTTGACCCTAATACATGCCCGGCTATGGATGAGGTGGATAAGATAAATCCTAGCTTAAGGACCTTCAACCATATAAATAGATGGTATGGGTCTGTCGCGAGCTGGCATCCGTATATGATCGGCAAGGGGCTGGAAAATATCACTAGCCTTGACGCCTCATATGGCTATAGTAATATAGATGTAAGTAATCTACCGGATTATATATATGAGATGAGATCTATGAGTAGTTTTTATATGTATATCTCCTTGTTGACCCAAAGTCGATGTGATACGTTTATATCAACATTATATGATAAGGTAATGGGGTTTAATTATCTCACTATGTCCTCCTCCGCTTCCGATGGCAAAAGGAATCAGTTTTATGGATTGTATCTAAGTATGTATTTTGCTGCCAATCCTGTTGATAAAAGACCTAGTGGCGTATTACAGGCGCCTTCTGGTTTTATAAAGGGTCAGTCTAATGGCTCTCCGTCGACTCCTATGGAGATGGTTTATGTGCTTATGAATAATTATGGATGGAGGTTTAGTATGGCGCCAGAGGCTTCGGTGTTAAGGTCAATACGATCTTCTGATATTGACACGAGGTCGTATAAGCCATATAAGCTTATTGTATTTGACGATGGGCGTACCTTTGTAGGCAATGGAGATGTTTTAGCTCATGATACGGATAAGGTATTATCGTTTGGGGGTCAACCAGAAGGGGAATATTTATGTGATTCTATGGGATTGGACAGGAATGTTATTGTAGAATATTTTAACAAGATAGGTAATGGCTAAGACATTATATAAATACGAGGCTTCATCAAATAAGTTCGTGTGGTTCACCACATGGGATAGGGCACTTAGGAATTGTTATACTGATGATTATAATTATGTACCCGATCCTGTGGTTGGTAATCCTTATAATACGTTTGTTGAGTTTAGATCCAGAAAGCCCGGTATGGCTAATGTGGATTGGGGGGATGGAATAAAGGAACAGTTTCCTATGACCAAGGTACAAGGGCAGGATAATTATCGTATTATATTCCGTTCTTTGGCAATACAACACAGGAAAAATCCCAATACTACGTGGTGGTTCAGGAAGGAGGATGGATCGCAATACGTACCTGTGGATAATCATGCTTACGCTGATGGGAGGAGGGACGTACAACGGGCTGTATCGATAGATTTTACTTGTGATATTTATTATGCCAATATTCAAACTTGTAAGATGACGGCTTTCCCGATCGTAGATATTCCAGGTCTTGAATTTTTGATCGTATCGCATACGATGTATGTTAATGATGGCATACCGGTAGATAAATTGTCGAGATCTAATAAATTAATTTATATAGATCTTTCAAATGTAGGGCAAAGAATGACTGAAATGCCTGAGGCTATAACTAGTAAGACTGAGGTGTATTATTTAAATATGTTTAATATGCTTGATCTTAGGGATATAGAATCTAGCGGGATAAGGAATATAAAGAATATGAAAAATCTTCAAACCCTTGAATTGTCTTCATGTTATTTGGATAGGTATATAAAGGAGTTTAATGATCTTCCTAAATTAACTTCGTTGAATATAACTCAAGGCCCTTCTGATATGTGGAATTATTTTGATATAAACACCCTCCCTTTTTTTGAGGTAGATAAGATAAATCCTAACATTACTGATTTTATTTTTTTAGATGACTGGAAGAATGGAGAGAGGAGGACGGGTTGGAATGATGATAATATGTCGGGTAGAGGATTGGATCATATTACTAATTTTTACGCTTCTCATAGTAATGGTATTAGAGTGGATAAGCTGCCAGATTATATTTATGAGATGAGGTCTATTACACGGTTTGGGATGAATTATTCCACTCATAGCCAAAAAAGATCAGATGATTTCGTAAACTCCTTCTACGACCTTGTGGTGGGATGGGATCAGATTACCATGACATCTGTGGCCAAGGACGGGAAAAGGAATCAGTTTTACGGGCTTAGTGTATCTATGTACGGCAGTATTTATCCTGACGAGAACCAACGTCCTACGGGGCAGGAACAGGCTCCGGAGGGGTTCGTGAAAGGCCAGTCCAACGGATCTCCCGCTACGCCTATGGAGAAAATATATGTATTAAAAAATAATTACGCCCAGAAATGGACGATAAAACCGGAATAATATGCTTAATATTAGTATTTTAAAATATAAATGGGGGGGGGTAAAATCCTGTTTGCTTTATGATGAGAAGAAGGATGCTACCCAAGGTGAAGATAGTAGAGGTATTCGAGGAACTGTCCCCTCAGGATAATGGATATTGGGCGGTTCCTGATGGGGTCTATGAGGTTGAGTTCGCGTTGGTCGCCGGAGGTCTTAATGGAGGATATTCCGATATATATAATGCCGGGAGTGGTGGTAACGGAGGTGGTGTACTGACTGGGACTATACCCGTAAATCCAGGTGTTACATATAGGGTGGTTGTCGGAGATATAGGTGGTGATAGTATATTCGGTATATATCAGGCTATTGCCGGCAAAGGTGGAATAGGCGGATATGGAGTTAAAGAGGATGGCAATGATCCTTCCCCGGGAAATCCAGGGCAAGATGGATCATATGTTTTTAATAACAAATATCCTGACCGATACCCTTATCCTATGGGCGCTGGTGGTGGATCGGGAGCTTATACAAGAGGATGGGATTTTGGCTTTTTATCCGGAGGTAAAGGTGGCAATCACGGAGGAGGTGATGGGGCTGGAGTTGAGGATACTGAGGGTGTTACTATTAATGGCGAAAATGGAGGTAATGCCACTTATTATGGTGGTGGCGGAGGAGGAGCCTCTAAAGCTTCTAATAGTGGGGCCTCAGGCGGTCGAGGAGGATCAGGTTATCGTGGTATTATTATTTTACATTATTTTAAAAATGGATAACATGAATAGAAATGATATTATAAAAGAACTGGGTTCGTATTTTGATATAGTGGAATTGGTATGTCCTCATACATACAATAAGTGGAAGGACAGATCGTGGCAGTTTCTTGATACTGCTTTTCTCCATAATCTTCTTATATTGCGGAGGGATATAATCAAACAGCCTATGTATTGTAATAATTGGGACAAGCAGGGGCAGTTTTCTCAACGAGGCCTTAGATGCAACATCTGCCAGATAGTTAAGGATAAGAAAGATGTTTATCTATCCGCTCATGTATTGGGTAAGGCTGGGGATTTCGATGTCAAGTCGATGACGGCGGAACAGGCCAGAGGCTTGATTTTAGATCATCAGGATATGCTTCCATATCCTTTTAGGCTTGAGGGTAAGGTGAATTGGTTGCATTTTGATAGTCTTGACACGAGGAACGGTATACATGCCGTGGTGTTTTAGGTACTTAACAGTATAGTGGTTAACTTTGCGTATAGGGTATAAAATGAAAGACAAAGACATGATAGAGCGAGTGGGGGCTTTGTGGAATATTGCGCTTGCGTATGGTGCCTCTTGTTGGGCTTATTTCCAGCCAGTACACCATTTATTGACCGTATTACTTATAGTATTAATAGCGAATTTCTTGGCTAGGTTAGCGCAAAGCATAAGGGGCTGGAAGATCCGACGGAGTCGTAGAAGAAGGTTTAGTTTTAAGAGATGGTTTAGGGAGGTCAGGTTTACTGATATTCTTAAGGAGTTCGCTTTGTCCTGTTTTATAGTAATGACATTATGTGTTATATATAAGACGTTATACCCGATCGAGGAGGAGGCTAGCATGATACTTGCCGTTACCAAATATGGGGTGTATATAGCCCTTGTTGGATATGTGATGCTTTTCTTGAATACGATAGGGGATGCTTTCTCTGACGCTTATTTGGTGAAGGTATTCAAGGCCGTGTTTAAGAGGATAAACGTATTCAAGATGTTTAGTTTTTCCAAGAACATACCTGACGAGACGTTTGACGATATAAAGAAGATTGCTGATGATGAGGTTAAGGATAAGTCTTAGGGCGATTTTTTGTTTAGGTCTGTCGCTGTCCCTGTCCTCTTGCGGAAGCAGGAGGCAGGTTAGCGAAACGTCTATTGATAGCCGGTTGATCAGCAGGATAGAGACGATGATAGATGAGGTCATGGATCGGAAGATCGTAGAGATCAAGACATCTGATCTTAATGCCGATATTGTTATAACGGAGAGAGAGTTCGATACGGACAAGGATGTTGATCCTACCACGGGGGAACGGCCGGTGTCCTCGCAGACAGATACCCATATCGTCATTGGCCGGCGGGACAGCACGGTGACGGCTGATTCCCTTGGCATTGATAAGACGATTACCGGTGTTAAGGATATTGACAAGAAGACAGACATCAAGCATAAGGACGTAGATGATAAGAAAGAATCAAAATGGCCAATAGCTGTCACATCAATTAGCGTGTTGTTGATATTATTGGGCTTAATATATTTACTAAAAAAGATGAAGGTTTTATGAGACGAAGAATGATTGAATATACTAGGGGGGGGGGATTGACGATCATACTAGATTCTTAATGAGATTCAATGGTAATTTTAAGGTAGAGGGGAATCCTACTCCCTCTGGCGACCTCTTTATAGCCAATAATGGCAATCTTATCACCGATGGCTCAATACAATGTGTCCAATATAACGAAAAGGATCCTTTTCTTTATACTATCATAAACACCAAAGAATCGTTATTGCCTGAGCTATTTTATGACGGTCATCCATTTACTATAGACTTTTGGTATAAGTCAACCAATCTTGTTACAAGTTGTTTGGTTGAGCATGAATATCCTAATGGTATTTTTTATTTTGGTGTAGTTTTAACAGGTACTGGTTTTTATTTTTTATTTCAAGCTCAACAAGCTGGTTGGCATGTTGATAGAGTTGAGGCAAACAAATGGTATCATATAGCTATAGTCAGAAGCAGTAATGAATATGACATATTAAGATGTTTTGTTAATGGTATACTTATTATTAATACGAAAACCAATAATACGCTTTCCCTTAGGTCTTATAACCTAGGTATTAATACACGAGGTGATGGTATGGATAACGGAAATTTTATGATGGACGATTTCAGGATAAGTGATATAGCTAGATGGGAGTCAGATTTTGAACCTCCAAAAAGAAAGGGATTATGATCTACCATAATCCCCTACATTCATCCTTACCCACGTACCAACCAAAACCAAAATGAGGTCAGTCCCGGATTCGAACCGGGGTATATGGTTTTGCAGACCACCGACTAAACCACTCATCCAACCGACCGTATCGCGAATATAAAATTTTGTCTTTGACTAGACAACTTCTTTGACCAGATTTTTACCCAACCAGAAACTGTCTTGAAGAAAATCCCTTATCTAGTAGACACTAGGTGAGGCAATATCTCTTTGAGGTCTATCTATGTTGACACCAAAGGGAATGTGGCGGTCCCGTGAGGCAGGACAGGAGGTATCCCCACACGGCCGGCCAGGAGCGGAGCGACTCGTAGCCCACCTCCCTTTTCCCCTTGGCATATTACGCTTAAGCGTTGGAAAGAAGTAAACATATCAATGCATTAACGTCTGATGTAGGTAGTTATTTGTCGATCAAAGATCCATCGATAACATAATTAGGTGTCAAAAATACACTAAACTAAATCATTGATATACATTATTATTAAGATCTTAGATTTTCAATCTACTACAGATTATTAAGTTAATGTAATTAACTTATATACTTTAAATTATAAGAAAGCGTTAGCTAATGCTTTTTAATTAATCAACTTATGAGGTAAAGATAGTAAGTAATTAAATAAAGAAAGGATTTATAATGAGATTCCCTTCTTAAGGGGCGAAGCTCCTTATATCACATGTCACAAAATAGACAACTGTGTCTTAGTTAGTTACGTTATTGTTGAAATAATAGCAGCGGTATGACGGTAAATTAATTCAATTTTCTCTTTACTATTCTCTATATTTTACGTATATTTGAAGTGGATAAGATATGATCGATATGAATTTTGACTTGGATTATATAAGGAAATGCTCTTCTATGATAAAGGAGTTCCCGGTATATACCGAGGCCGAGAAGAAGCAGGTAGCCGAGGGACGTACTTGTATCAAGTTGTCTAAAGGACAACCTATATATCCTCGTAATTTCAAGAAACGTAGAGATACTTTCGCTGGCGCTGATTATACCACGGCTAATCCTAGGGATATCAATCCTGACGATATTTACATACCTCCTTATTTTAGGCTTAAGATCATCATGGCTATTATCATTAACTTCGATAGGGCTATCGTGTTTAACAGGATATCTGATAACGACTTTAAGTTAGGTATGACGTACAGGTTTATTTACGAGCATGTCGGTTCTTTTAGATGTTTTGAGAAGGCTTATAACATGATATCATTGGTAGTTGACGGAGAGCTGTCGATCATGAGGTCAATCGGTGATTATAATTATAAGTGGAATATGCGTAAGGTCTATCCATCATGCTTCGTGAATAAGGCTAAGTTCAGATATATTGGTGGTGAGGATAACGCCCCTGTAAGCTCAAAGGGAAGAGCTAATAAGGCCAGAAGGGCCGCTGTTGATTATAAGGTTATGATTATGGTTAATATCATAAATACAAGATCCGCTGATAAGATAAGGAAGATGGTTAAATCTGATGGTAGCCTTAAAAATAATGGGGAAAGAGTTGATGGGAGGAATAATAAAGTCCTTTTTGATATATATAATAGTCGTTTGATTCACGAGGGGTTTAAAGAAATGAAAACTTCTACCTTGTATAAGTATCTGAAGGCTGCGTTAGATTTTTTAGGTGTAAGTCTATTGGAGTTAAGATCTTTAGCTGATAGGGCTATTTCTGATATAGAGAATGGTAAGAAAGGGTATGGGTCTGATCTATATTCTTTTGATGATTGTTTTGATATCAATTCTTTTGTGGAGGATTCGTGATGAGTAGCTTTAGTATCATAAGAGGTGGAGATATATCCATCGTATTTAACCACGATAATAATATGTTTAATATCCAAGAACTATCGGATTCCATTGGATGTAAGAATATACTGTCATCTGTCGTAAAAGATCCTTTGAATGGGTCGATGTATGTTATTAAAGAGATATCCGATCAGAAGTGGGGAGATATAGTGGCTTTGGTGAGATTCGGATGTTTGTTGAATAAGTCCTTTGTAAAGGAGATAGTCGTCAAATCTATAAGATTGTGGGTAGATATTTGTGGTATGTCTTACAGCGATATCAAATCATCTATATCCGATCCTATATACAATACGTTCCTTTTTAGCGGCTATATGTCTCTGGCTGGGGATAATCCTTACCTTAAAAAGTTTATCGTGTCTCTTAGAAGTAGAATGCTTAGATATGATCTCACATGCTTATGCCTTTATTTAGCTATGTCTATGGCTATCAATGGAGGTATAATTCTAAGCGAGCAGGATCTTCTTGATGCTCTTATCTTATAGCCTCGTTTGTTTTATCGATCAAATTAGTATCTTTGTGAAAAAGATATTAAGATGAATCAGATCAATATCATACCGAAGATAATTCATGATAAGTTCGCCGCAAGGATTATCATGGATGATTACGATATAGAGAAACCTATCGTTATTACTGTCGTGGCTAGACGTAACGATGGTGAGTATAATACCCAGATATTGACATACCCGACATCTGGCGTTGATTATGAGGGTAATGTAAGGATGGTGTTTTTCGATGTTGCTAGGTCTCATGTTTGCCAGATAACATCGGTGTTTATCAACGGTCATGAGGTCAAGACATATTATACCGATATCCCGGATCTTGATATGCAAGCCCGTTATGACGATAGCTTATGCCGGTACGATAAGAAGGTTAACATGAATGATATTCGGCTGTCATTTCAGGTGCTAGAGACACGTGATCCTAAGGTGCTTCAGGTATTGGATGAGTCCGAGTGGGGGCTACTGGAGGACAGGAAGGCGATTATCGAGATCACTACGCCGGGCATGTCCGACCCCGTTACGTTGTTCCTTGGCAAGAATCAGGTCAATACCTTTACTAGCCTAACATTAGGCCTCAATTGCTTTAATTACGATGATTGTAATGTCAAGTACCTTGATCTACCTGATGGTATATATGATATCAAGATCATAGGTAGCCCTTCTACTTACAACTTCAGTCGCAAGTATCTTAAGACGGATCTTATACGTAGACGTCTTGATCGGCTATGGATTAAGACTGATATCCTATGCGAGGATAAGGATAAGGATCTTATAGGCAAGATACAGGAGATGGAGACGCTTATGGCTGTAGCGGAGGCTAACGTCAGGTTGGATAATATAGAGGCGGCTCATGAGATCATTGATCGTGTCGGAGAGCTTCTTGAGATGGCTACTAATTGCGTGGATTGTTAAATATAAAAATATTGTCATGGGTTGTAATACTTGTAAGGAAAAGGCGTTAAAGGCCGAGAGGGAAAGAATTGAGAGAAGCATGATGAATCGTGTTTCTTCCACCGTTATTAGTGATAGGGAATACGCTTCTAAGAGCACCGCCGGTTGTATGGTCATGCTCGATCCGTTGAAGACCATGGAGCGTGACGTGGTGAGCATATACAAACAGACCCGTACCATAGGTGACGTGGGTATCGTCTATCTCAACATGCAGAAGAAGATCCGTGAGTGGATTAAAAACCTGCCATATGGATGCCCGCCTGACGAGGAGGTACAAGAAATGAGAAAGGAGATACTAGATGGGCGCGCAATCTATATCAAACCTTGATAGAATAGATCTATGTAAGGTCGTAGATGAATGGCTTTCTTGCCAATGGAGTGGATACATGAGGTACCATAGGTATAGGATCGGGGACAAGCCCGATGTATCTTATTGGGGCAAGATAATTCGTCTGCAAAGGTCATTATGCGATAATGATTGCGGGTTATGCCCGGATGAGGTAAGATCGTTAAAGGAACGTGTTAATAAGTTACTGGCATGAAAAAATACAGTTGTTCACATATAACCCCGTCCACTTGCGTGCCTTACGAGGGTGATCTCCCAGAGTGGTCAAAGCATAAGGACTCTGATGAATTTGTTATGATCTCTGATGTGATAGAGGAGATATATGAAGAGCTTACCCGTATCAGGGAGGCTATAGACGTCCGGGATCTTGGTGAGTCTTGCGTGAAGGTAAGTGGCGATAAGACTGTGGCTAAGGTGCTTTATGCGCTGGAAGATAAGATTTGTAATGGATGATAAGCCAATGGAGAAAAATCGACATTGGCGATAATCAACGGTATGGATATTTATTTATGAGGTGCTATTAGATATTGAGTATCTGTTAATCAAGTATCCAATTTGTAAGGGGTCTTCTAAACAAGTAGGTTAGATAGATACTCTTGTAAGTTGTAAAGTATCTTTATGCGTTGGATATAAAAAATAGCCAATTGATTTGTCATAGACGATTCAATTGGCTATTTTTGTATATCCATCATATCTCACGATATAATGGATATAGGTTATTTATTATGAGTGCAAATATAATTATTTCCAATGATTCTACGAAGGCTAGTAGTGGAATTTTGGCGTCCAGATCCAACGAAAAAGGATTATCTACAATATTTAGCTACAATGGTAGTGATATAACTTTCAAAACAGAGAACGGTATTACTTATGTGAATGCTACCGAAATGGCGAAGCCGTTTAAAAAGAGACCAAATGATTATTTATCGTTATCTTCTGTAAATGAGTTAATTAATGCCATTACCAGAAAATATGGTAATGCTGATTTTCAGCCTGTTACGATTATCAGGGGTACGGTTAATCCTGGCACATGGATGTGTGAGGATCTGGCTTTAGATTTCGCTCAGTGGCTTAGCGTTGATTTCAGGTTATGGTGCTTGGACAGGATTAAAGAGCTTCTCACTACAGGCAAATGCGTGATTCCTGATTTTAATGATCCTCCCGCCGCTGCTGAGGCTTGGGCTAAGGAATATCGTGGCAGGGTTGCCGCCGAGAAGCTGGCGTTAGAGGAGAAGGCTAAAGCTGAGGAGGTGGCTAAGGTTCTTGAATCGAAGAGAGAGGATATAGAGTTTTCCGAGTCATTTATCATGTCTGGAGAGTCAGATTTGCTGATAAGGGATTTGGCCAAGAAACTTGAGCAGAATGATATAATCATAAGTGATAGATGTCTACGTGATTTTCTTGTTAAGATAAAGATAATAGTCAAAAGGGTTAAGGTTAATGGAGATTGGGAGATTACGGCTAATGCTGTAAGGAAAGAGTTTGCTCATTATCGTGATAAGAATATATGCACCGAATCTGGTAAGGTTATATATGCTAGGACTATTTACATAACAGGCAAGGGATATAAATACATATTGTCATCTATAAATGGTAGCAAGAAAAGTGATTTCATATTGTGTGGAGGTATGTTTAGGGACTATGGGGTGTTCGCCGGATCGGAGTCGTTTAATCACTGGGATAATTAATTCCATTTTTGCCCAAAAATTGATAATCAGGTAACTGCGTATTTGCATTTACGGTTATGTGTCTCATATCGGTAAAATATTTATCTTTGTGACAAAGTGAATTACGATGATATATGGAAATAAAGAAATAGTACGGACGTTCACCAGAAACAACCCACCTGCCGGGTACGTGGGCGGCTCTGTTGACTACCGGGTCCCGGCCGATGTTTATTTTGGCGATACGCAGGAGGAGGCTGATAGTAAGGCTGAGGATGATATCAAAGCCAACGGTCAGGACTACGCCAATACATATGCCGACATAATACCGGCTGTATGGTATAATGATCAGGTATGCGATGAGTTTATCAAGAACAATTGCGTAAGCGGTAGGGGGTCCAAGGAGCAGGTATGTATAGAGGAAGGCAGGTTTGTCTCTTATGTATCCAAGAAAGACGCCAATGATAAGGCGATGGTGGAGCTTGGACGGATCGGGCAGGGGGAGGCCAACGCTGTTGGGGCTTGCTGCGAGGACTGGGCCTCACAGCCTTTTCGTGGCGTTTTCTACAAGAACGATTGTAAGGCTGGGACATCAGGTAAAGAAGGTATTGTGTATGAATTGCCAGCCGGAGCCGTCATATCCGATATATCCCAGATTGATGCTGATACGTTAGCTTATAGGAAGTTCATGAAAGAAGGTCAGGAGAAGGCCAATGCCGAGGGCACTTGCGCTCCCGTATATTATAATACCTTGATCGGTGATTGGTTTGAAAAGGTATGCCCGTTCGGATATAAATCAGGTAAAGTATATTATTCTATCAAAGCCAATAGGTTTAGGTCATGGATATCAGTAGAGGACGCCAACGCCAAAGCCCGTGAGGTTTTGATGGTAGAGGGGCAGGAGTACGCTGATCTTAATCTTGAGTGCGAGAAATGGATTGAGAACATTGATCAAGAGGATCAATGTTATTGGTGATAATGCGTTTGGTTTTCCATAATGTTAGATTAGTGTTTGGAGGTAGGGGCTTATGGTCTCTACCTCTTATTGTTTCATGCGTCTTGTTGTCTTATAATCAAACCAAAGGTGATCATATATAACCTTGTATCAAGCGAAAGGTTGTATATATTTATACGGAAATCCGTATCGGGTTCCACCAAAACCCTCTACCTTCTGGTAAGATACTTACATCGAAGGCTTCTTTTGCTGATTTTCTGATGATGTTAAATGCGGCGTTGATATCGGCGTTAATAATACCGCCTGAAGATGTCTTGAACAATCCTCGTTTGACACGTCTTCCGGCATATTCCTCATGCTTGCAAATCTGCTCGTTATCCAAGAAACTACATTTTGAGGTATAGGATTCCTCAACGATCTTAACGTTGATTCCCTCAAGTGTAGCCTTATATGATATCATTGAGATAAACATATTAAAAGGAATAGATACAAAGTTCTGGTTGTTCCGTTTCCCGATATTGATCTCTTGTTTCCAGCATCTGTTATGACCGATTACGATCGTATTAATGCCATTGGAGACTACGTGATTAATCAATACCCTACTGGCCTTATGCAGATAATCCTTGATCTTGTTATTCCTTTTGTTGGTTAACGACCTTATTTGTTTTGAGACTTGTTTATTGTCTTTTAATCTTGATTTTAAATATGCTAGTCTTTTATTGTAATACTGGTTGATAGATTTTAGAGGCTTACCGTTGATGATAAAACAAGAACCGGTATTTGATACACAGGACGCAAGATTGTTAAGCCCAAGATCAATACCAAGGTAATTACCGTTATTGGGCATAAGATTTTTATCTTTCTTATTATATACGATTTCAAGAACAATATATCCGTTTTTAGGTAAAAATCTAAGTTGTTGGACATCATGTTTGTTGGTTCTTGTAGTGAAAGAGAATTGCTTTGGCAGTTTAACAATACCTTGCTTTATCCATTTCTGAGAAAAGGCCGTTGTCGGGAAAACAGCCATAAACATTCCGTCTTTGTCAAGATACTTAGGCATCCTAACTTTCTCAGAATACTCACCTCTACTTTTCTTGTTAAGAAGATTGAAGAAGGATTTGAAATTCCTGTCAACCATCATAAGTACCTGTTGGGCTACTGGTGCTGGTAATGCCCTATAGTCTGGATCATTTTCTGTTCTTAACTTCTTTTCAAGGGAGTAGTAGTTGAGGTATTTATATTTAACGGTATTATCATTCTTATATTGAAAGTAATGTTGTCTAACAGCATACAATCCTTTGTTGTATAAGTTCTTGCACTTATGCAACAGGTCTTGAAGCTCATTATAATACATCGAGTTTCGCTTGATTATATGTTGTTCGACTAATCTCATGGCACAAATATATAGATTATTATTTATATATAAAAATAGTTTGATGTATTTCCGCTGTAACATTATACGCAATTGTCTTATTGTAAAATAATTCGATATATTTGTGATGTTTATTCTTGTATAATTACTTAATATTATAGATATGTGTAGTACAAATGGTTGTTGTCATGATCATTCGAGGGAGCGTCCTGAAGAATGCTGTCATGGCGTTAAGATAGATAGGTTTCTTAACAAATGCCCTGAGGATCCTTGCGATCCTTGCGATCGGGATTGTCAGGACGAGCCTTGTGTTGGCTATGGATGTCCTATAGTTTTATATGATAAATGCGTCTTATACTCAGGTGATGAGTTGGTGGTGGACGGTATAGAGAAAGGCACTGATATCTCTGTCGTTGTAGACTCATTGAGGCGTATTATAGCGTCTAGGGATAAGCAGATAGATTTATACCATCGCGAGGTTCTGGATTTGAAGAAAATTATAAACGAGCTTGTCAATGCCGGTAATGGCGGCGGTGATAATGGTGCAGAAGAGGAGGTATGGTAATGAATGGTTGTAACAAGAAACAATACAGGCCTACTGTAGACGATACGAAAGTACCGTGCTCTACGTACATGAGCACCGATTGTATTTATCCCGGAGACAAGGTACGTGTGGAGTCATTGGGATTATCTCCCAGCTGCGATATGTCTGATGTCCTTAACGCTATGATAAAAGCCATAAGGGACAGGGATGCTGAGATACTTGAATTAAGGAGAATGATTAATAAATTGATTTGACATGAGAAATTGTAATCCATGTAAGCCGGAATATAGACCGGGGAATGAATGTAGTATCTACAGTTCCCAGATCATATATGATGGTCAGTCTTTTCCTGAGGCAGATATCAGGAACGGAGATGGCATGAATAGCGTAATCGAGTCTCTGGTAAGGAAGCTGGTTGCCGTATCTGGAGCAACGGCGTCCATCCAAAGGGATTCGTTTAAGGGAGTGCAGGCCGTAAGGTTAAGATACGAGCCTCTGAATGTTCTTAGCGTGACCTACTGCGGTACTATCGTACCTAACGACGGGTATGTCGTTTCTGGTAGATCCATTAAGTTCAAGAAAAGGTATTGCATGGGCGATGAGTTCGCTGATGTTAATATCGTATATACTACATTGAATAGTAATATTTTAAATACTTCATGCTATGGCTAAGAGAGTGTATGATACGGTCTTGGCTTCCGAGTGTGACGGTTGGGTATGTGGTGAGACACTTAAGAAAGGGTCTGTCCCAGCAGACAGGTTGGAGCTTGATTCTTTTTCAGAGGCCGTCAGGGAGCTTATAGAGCGTTTTTTCGAGGAGGGATGGTTGCCGGACATGATCTGCGATCTTGGTTGTGGTGGCGCCAGCGTGTTTGAGATTAAGCCTACTAACTTCGAGTATCCTCCTGAGGGCGGTGAGCAGATTCTGGAGATTATCGTAGGCGAGAGTGATAAATGGACTATAACTCAAGCGGAATGATATGAATAATTTAAAAGATATTCTTGCTAAGATCGAGCAAGGCTCCTCATGGGTGTCCTACGACAAGATTTCCGGTACCGGTCCCGACAAGGTGGCGATCAAGGTAGAGCCGGGATGGATGGGTAGGTTGCCTAGGGAGACTTACGTAGCGGTCGAGAAAGGCAAGGTAACGAAACTCGCTACCATAACCCAGAAGGGTATGGAGCGGGTGAGCGTGGATCCGGCCAATATCATGTTTGACATGGAGGGCGGGACGGCGGTCATCAACGCCAAGCTTAACTCCGCCTCGGTCAAGGCCTCCTGCCTTACTCTTGGTGGTTCGGTAAGTAAATGCTATATGGTGTCTATGAACGTCAACGGGCTATCCGTTAAGATACCTGACGAGGATAGCAGATACGTGGTGTACGCCGATCCTGAGGATCCGGGAGCCACTGACCTGTATGACGCTAGCTTCGTTATAGCCATGCCTAAGAACATGGATAACGAGGAGCATCATGAGATGTTTGTCTTGAATGGCAAGGTTGTTAATATCAATCAACAGCCTAATGATATACCTTATATTATACTTGATCATGACTTTGATAACGTGACTAGTGAGAACGGTCAGGTCGTTATCGATATCAAGTCCAATACCGAGTATGATATTGAACTGGTATGTTGCACTTGTGGCGATGGCAGCGAGGAGCCGGAACCGGAACCACCCTTTAACGTGGATCCGCAAAGGTTGGCGCTTAATAAGGATGGTGATACCCAGATCGTGAGGGTAGAGGCCGGAGATAATGTTTCATGGAGAATAGAGGAGGATTGACATGGCAAGGGAAGTAGATAAGAATTGCGTTGAGGGTAATTGCTTTGCCATTAACGACAAGAGCCATGGGGTAGGCGATAATAAGCTTAACATCGTATACAAGGCTAATTACACCGGTCAGATCTGTACGGCTAAGTTCCGTATAACGTCAAAGGACGGTAGTGTTGTTAAGGAGTATATGATAGCCCAAGATGCCAAGCCCGTTTATTATAATATCAAGATGGTTCAGCCGTTTACCAAGGATGACTGTCTAGCCAACCAGCACGGTTCGGTTGTCTTGTATGTGGTTGAGGAACGGACGTACAAGTCGTTTATCTCACAGGAGGACGCTGACGCTAAGGCTATGGAGGATATAGCTCTTAACGGACAGAAGTACGCTAATGAGCATGGTGAGTGTATAACTGACATCTGGTATAACGAGGAACAAAGGAAAACCTTTATCCGTAACAATTGTGATAAGTTTAGTGACGGTCAGGAATATGTTTACATCGTTCCTGAGGGTAAGTACGTGTCTTCTATCTCTCAAGAGGACGCCGACAGGAAGGCTCTTGAGGATATTGAAAAGAATGGTCAACAACAAGCTAATCTGGAAGGTGAGTGTAAGCCTAAGGAGAATATCTATTATGGTAAGTTTAGCAAGACCTTTACCCGTAACAATTGCGACTCCACTCAATACGGAACGGAGGTTGTTGTTAACGAGACTATGGTAGAAGGCGACTTCAGGTCTATCGTCTCTCAGGAGGAGGCTAATAAGTTAGCCCAAGCCGCCGTAGAGGCTCAGGGTCAGGATATAGCTAATATCAAGGGTAATTGTGAGAAGATACCGGTATTTACCGGATCGTATTCTAAGGTATTCCAGAGAACTAATTGTCCTGAAGGTTCTACGCCTGTTGACTTTACCGTGGATGAGAAGATGTGTACCGGCTATCCGTTCACTTCTACAGTATCACAGGATGCCGCCAATAAGCTGGCGCAGGACGCTGTTGAGGCGCAAGGTCAGGCTATCACCAATGAGCGTGGCGATTGTCAGACTAACGTCTACTATAACGTTAGGATGGAGAAGACAGTCACGAGAAATAATTGTGATGAGTTCCATATCGGTCAACCTTATACTTATGTTGTAGCCGCTGGTAAGTACTTCTCTATTATCTCTCAGGAGGATGCTGACAATAAGGCTAAGGCCGATCTTGAGGCTAACGCCCAACAACAAGCTAACCTTGAAGGTGAATGTAAGGAGAAGGTCGTATATCATGGTAAATACAGTAAGGAATTTACCCGTAATAATTGCGATGAGACCCAGTACGGTACTAAGGTTGTTGTAGACGAGACTATGGTGACAGGAGACTTTAGGTCTACCGTGTCTCAGGAGGACGCTAATAACAAGGCTAAGGCCGCTGTTGAGGCTCAAGGTCAGGACGTGGCTAACGTGAAAGGTAAGTGTGAGAAAGTTCCTGTATATACCGGTACTTATACACGTACGTTTACCCGTAACAATTGTGGTACTGGTACTGGTGGAACTTATACGGTAAACGATAGGATGGTTGATGGTTATCCATTTACTTCCACCGTGTCTCAAGAGGATGCCAACAGCAAGGCTAAGGCTGCCGTTGACGCCCAAGGACAGGCTCTTGCCAATATCCACGCCCTTTGTACGTATACCGGCCGTGCTTCCTTGGAGTTCACGAGAAACAACTGTGGTGAGTGCAAGATCGGATCTAAGGTGACGATCACTCAAGATATGGTAGAAGGACACCCATTCCAGTCCAACGACTCACAGACCGCCGCTGACGCTATGGCTATGACCGCTGTACAAGCTCAAGGACAGGCTTTGGCTAACACCAAGGGTACTTGCTCTAACGCCACTATGTATACCGGTAAGGCCAGCTTCGAGTTCACGAAGAGCAATTGTGGCGCTAATCAGGTAGGAAATCCGTTCACCGTGACACAAGATATGGTGGAAGGTCATCCGTTCCAGTCTTGCGTATCTCAAGATGAGGCTAATTTAGTGGCTATGGCCGCTGTAATGAATCAAGGCCAGAAGATCGCCGATGAGCGTGGTACTTGCCATGAGGCTCCTAAGTACACCGGTCATTATAGCGAGGCATTCGAGAAGAACAACTGTCCGTCTGGTCTTATCCCGTCTTCAGTTACCGTTACTGAGGCCGATGTAACCGGAGGTCCATTCTACTCATACGAGAGCCAGTTCGCCGCTGACGAGCTTGCTAAGGCCGCTGTCAAGGCGCAAGGTCAGGCCATAGCCAACGATCGTGGTACTTGTGATGAGTTGAAGATATATGTCGGTAATTATAGTAAGGAGTTCACTCCTAAGTGTCCTACTTGCCAGTACGCTGATCCTATTACCGTAACCCCGGATCTTATGGGACAGTTCTTTACCTCTACCCGTTCACAAGAGGAGGCTGACGCTTTGGCTAAGGCCTACATTGATAGGATGGGTCAGGCGTTCGTTAACAAGAATTATGATGACACGTGCCATACTAAGGATGAGCAACCGGTTTGGGAGACTATCGAAACCGTATGTAAGGATTGTATCTCTAAATTACATCAACGTAATACCAATACCTGCTACACTGATCCTGATAATCAAGAGCGGTATATAGCTGGTGGTAATAAGACATGCTTCTGGTTTGGTACGGCATCTAAGGCCTTCACTCGTCAATGTGCGGATGGTGGGGTTGGAAGCTCTGTTACCGTGACTCAGAATGATGTTACGGATCCGGCTCCTAGCTCTGACGGCAAGTTCAAATCATGTGTATCTCAGGCTGACGCTAACGCCAAGGCATTGGCGGCTGTTACGGCTCAGGGACAGAGCGTAGCTAACTCGAAGGGTACTTGTACGTGGACAGGAAGCTATACCGGTCAGGTCCAGAAGAACAATTGCGCTGATGGCGGCGTAGGAGACATGGTATCCGTAAGCAGCAGCAAGCTTCCGGGACATCCGTACACCTCCAACATATCTTTGGCTGACGCCAATAAGAAAGCTGAGAATGCCGTTCGTGGAGCTGAGGGTCAGGCTTACGCCAATAAGAACGGAGGATGTACCTGGACTTACGTGGCAAGCCGTGACTTCTATAAGAACAACTGCGCCGAAGGCGGGGTAGGCCAGAGGATAACGGTGACCTCCACACAAGCCAACGGCGGCACGGCTATCACCAGCAAGGTTTCTTTGGCGGATGCCAGAAGCAAGGCAGAGCAGATCCTAGATCAGAAAGGACAAGATTACGCTAACCAGCATGGCACTTGTGTATGGACCGGTACTGGAAGCGCTACTTTCTACAAGGATAATTGCGGCTCTTGTAAACAGGGTGTGGCTATATCAGTTCCTTATAGCTCGTTAGGATTAGATCCTATAACATCAACGGTCTCTCAGGCTGACGCCAATAACAAGGTTCAAGAGGCATTCAGAAGCAATTCAGCTACCAGAGCCGCCGCTCAAGCTTACGCTAATAAGAACGGAGATTGCGAGGACACTCCTCCTAATTGGAGTGGTTGGAGCTATGATGGCGGAAACTATTGCTCAGGTGGTGATGTTTGGGCTAGGTATAGAAGGACTGATAGCACTGGATGTCACTCTGACGAGACTGAGAACAGGTTGCATGAGTCTTGCGATTGTGGATGTTCAGGTGGTTCTTGTGATAGCTGTTGTGATCCTAATTCTTGGAGTAGAATAGGAGAGGCTGAGTGTAGATCTGGCGAAAGTGTAGCTTTATATAGAAATGATTGTGGAAGAGAGGAATATCTAAGCTATGGATCTGCTTGCTGTAATACGATCGGTTTCCAAGGAGGATCTGCTACTAGTAGGAATTGTCCATCTGATAGACCTTGTGGAGTAACGATCTCCTATCCGGGTGTACCTTCTGGATCTATATGCGCTTCTAGCACGTCTTCTGCCAACGCTCAGGCTAGCGATAAGATAGAGACGCTTAGATCACAAGCTCAGGCATTAGCGGATGCAGGTTGTAGTGGAAGGGTATGTAATGATTATGTAGAGGCTACTGCTACCAAGCAAGGTTGTCCGTCAGGATGTACGGCTCCGAAGGCTTCCGCTTACTGGGTTTCTGGCGGAAACAATGGCGCTTGGTGTGAGTGTAACGGTGATAAGGCCGCACTTACCGCCGCGGCACAGGCTGACGCACAGAGACTAGCGCAGGAAAAAGCCAACGCTATGGAATGCGATTGCCCCAAAACATGGAGCGCTTACGCTATGCTGAGCGGTGATCCTTGTAATGGCCTGTCTGGTTCTACATCCGCCTTAAGGTGCTCCTATGAAGTGTCTTACAATAATCAATGTGGATCATCTAAATCAATAACTGTAACTGTTACTGGTAGGAATGATCATGGACAAACCGTTACGGCTGGAAGTACTACCGTAAGTATACCTACTGGGTCTGGTAAAAAAACCGGTGTCATAGGTTTTGATTCAGGAGTACAATGTGGGTCTATAAGTGTTTCTGGAGGAGGATCTGGGAACTGTTAAGATTCTGATGTATAACAAAAAAAAGGAGAGGCTAATAAGTCTCTCCTTTTTATTAAAAACCATAACAGCAGTGATTGTCAACAATTACCTGAATCATGACCAGAGATTGTTACATCTCCACATACCACTTCTCGGCTAAAATACACACTTCCACTCTTGCTTCCAGATCCTGCGGGAATTGTAAAGCTAGCGCTATTGACCTGCTCTTCTCCGTTTTGTGTATACCCTATACCACTCACAGAACCAGATATAGATCTACCACATTGATTATTATACGTAATCGTAAATCCTCTTGATGTGACAAGTTGCTTATGACTCATGCAATCATTATTCATAGATACAGACCATGACCACGTCTTCTGCTCCGGGCAATCGCATTCCATAGCGTTGGCTTTTTCCTGCGCTAGTCTCTGTGCGTCAGCCTGTGCCGCGGCGGTAAGTTGGTAGTTTCATCAACCTCTTTTATTCTATTTTCGATAGAAATGACTAATATTGTATCACTAACATTAAAAAAAAGTAAGACTATGACATGTACTAAGAAAAAGAAGATGGCAGAAGGAGGCAAAGTCTCCGAGAAAAAGAAACCTCAAATGAAATGTGGAGGCAAGGTTAAGAAAAAGAAGTAACAACAGGAGGGGTATATCCCCTCCTCAGTATTTAGCATATGAAAAATTCAGAATTTGTATCTAGGATCATGAATGACATGAACTCCATTAACAAGGACGCTCATGTCAGTAGGAGGTGGATATTATCCATAGGCAAACAAAAAGCAAGGTCTTATATAGCCCAGAAATACGCTGACGGTACTTTGTTCGGCGAGGAATCGTTATACACCCATATCAATTGTCTGGAGATGGAGAGAGTCCGGAAGGTTGATTGTTGTTTTGATGAGTTCAAGTTATGCCGGATTCTTATGAGATCTAAGAAAAGGTTGCCCGATATGATATACACCCGTATAGGACCGGCTATTATAAAGGTATCGAACATCATGGATGATATTATATTTACTCCTATATCGTTAAGAAAATACGCTAATAATAAGGAACGTAAATATGGCAATATAGATCAATACTATTATTACGTCAATGATGGATATATCTATATACCTGATATAAATATAGAGGCTATAAACGTGGATCTTATAACCCTTGACAGGAAAGCGGCGCTAGAGCTAGGGGGATGTGGAACGGAAAAAGATGATCCATGTATATCTCAATGGGATTATGATTTCATATGCCCTGATAAGTTACTGGAATATGTGGTATCTGAGACGTTAAGAGAGACGATAACCAAATTGCAGATCCCTACGGATGAGAATCCGGATATGGATATTAATAAGAAAACGCAAAAAATTCAATAAGCATGAACATAATAAGATCTATAATCAATTTCTTTGGTGCTGAGGATGTTGTTGATGGTATCGGGGAAAGAGGAATGAGAGATAGCTCAATCATAAAATATAATGAGATACATGATATGTATGATGAGATTATAAAGGATCTTGGAGAGATGTCAGCATACGTATCAAAGAACTATATCTATGATAAGATAAAAGACAAAACAGGTTTTAGTACAAGGCATATTAGTAGGATACTTAATCATACTAAGAAAAGAGATCTTAGGTTTATCTAAAAAGGAGAGGCTAATCAACCTCTCCTTTTGTTTTTAACATCCTCCACCTTGACTTGGGTTAGAGACATACATACTTGTGGCGTTACTTACGCAATCACTACCTCCGGATACTGTTCCCGATCCTGTCGGTATCGTAACGGTCTTGGTAGTGGAGAAATATTCCACATCTCCTGACGGTTCGGATCTAGTATAATACACATCGAATGAAGCTGTTTTAGATTTTCCACATGGATTATCGTAGCTTACCGATATACTTAAACATTGACCGTTGAAACTTCCACTAGCGTAAGCGCTCCACGTTTGTGGGCAATCGCATCTATCGGCCTGAGCTAATCCATTAGCGTAAGAGATACCGTCTGACTGTAGGTTGCTGTCGGCTATCCTATTTGCCTCGTCCTTGGTACAGGCGGTGTATTTTTGTGTATAAATTTCTTGTATTAGGATGAAATCGTTATATTTGTGATATGAAAACAAAGTCATTTAAAATACTTGATCAATACTTTATTCGATTCTATAGATCTATTATGTCTAAGAACGGGAAAAGGAGGAAGCATACGATCGTGGATAAGAATGATATCCTTGAGTGCCAGTCGTTGATCTGGAAAGTCATACGTGATAGGTATCTGGAGGATGAGGGAGGGGTTTATATAAACAACATCGGTTATCTATGTCATAAGATTAATCCTAACCGCAAGATATATCTGAATAAACTTACCGGTACTATTAATAGGCGTGGGACGGGTGGATATTCTTACGTCCATACGTGTATGGATTTTATGCCTAGGAATAAGTATTTTCATCTATATATCTCTCCGGCCTTGAATAAGGAATGTAGGTTGGCTATGGAATCAGGTAGGAGGTATAAGTTTTTGTACCGGGAAGTTGAGTCAGAGAGTAAGGTATTTGGAGTTAAATGGGTGTATAAACTATAATGGTTGTTTTTATGATTGGATCCGGTTCGTTCGTGAGAATAAACCGGATCTTTTTGTATGATATATTCTATTGGTTATCTTTGTGCAAAAGACTTAAATATGACTATAAAAGGGTTATTGGCCGAGATCAAGGCCGATTTACATAAATACGATGATAGCGGGGCTATAGATACCTCGTCTGTTTATAGGTGGGCTGAGATCGCTTTAAAAAGGTTTGGGGGTGTTATAGCCATCATGTCTGAGGCGGTTATCAAGACCAGTAACAAGCAGGCGGTATTACCATCCGATTTTTTCGACATGCTTGACGCCTATAGGTGTGAGCCTCTTGTCTGTGAGATTCCGGGGGGCGATAAGGCTAAGGCTGACCTCCAACACGAGATCGGCTGGGTTGAGCGCACGGAGCGCGGGTTTCGTTGGAACTCCTGCACCGAGTGTTGTAAGGAAGAGTTTGAGAAGACGATCACGGAGAAGATATATATCGGGTCTCACGAGGTTCGTTTCCATTATCATCATCCCGTAAGGTTATCCATAGGTCGTGGGCTGAGGCGTGATTGCGCCGCCGACAAGTATCGGGATAAGTATGATTGGGATAATTATGATATAACTATATCTGGCAATACTATGTATACTGGGTTTGATGGATTTATTTATATCATATATCGTGCTACGCCTAAGGACGATGACGGTCTCCCATATATACCTGAAACGGCGTTAGGATACCTTGAGGATTATGTCGAGACGTATATCAAGATGAAGATCTTCGAGAACGCCGCCGTTAACGGTTTGATACAAGGGGCTGGTGATGCTTATAAACTATATGCCCAGCAGGAGCCGGGTAAGTTCGCTAGGGCTATGAAAGAGCTTAAGATGTCGATGATTACCTTGAATGATTATCGGGAGCTGGCTGAGGATAATAGGAGGAGGATGCTGTCTCATGAGCGTATGTGGCCTAATACATTTGATAAGTATGTAAAAATTGTGTGATATGAGAAGACGTTTTTCTAATAAAAGAAGCAAGTCGTTAGGTGATATTAAATACATGTATTATGGATCTAATGGACCAGAGGATAGGTATGATCCTAGTAGGGCTGAAAGTTTCTTGGGTTTGGTTTTGCCTTATGAGTTGGCATTAGGGAATAACAAGTATTATGTTGTTTTTGACCCATATAATTTAAGCACTATGCTTAATAAATACCCAAATCCTCCTAGTGTTGAAGAAACATGCTTCTTTGTTGATTATCGAGATTTGAATATGAATATTAACTTGAAAGATTGTGAGGTCAATGATCCTTTTATTTATGGCGAAGATAAGACTGATATAGAAAGGACGATGATGCTAGAGTGTCTTACTTCTTTTGCGTGTTATGATAAATATTCCTTGCCTCCCTTATATCCATCAAACGTATACAATCCATATGTGTTGTCATATATGCTTGATGATAATATATATGCTATTCTAGGTGCCGAAATACAAGATTCGTCATGAATTTTTACGTGTCTCCAGGTTCTGTTTTTCTATGGAGATGGATATTTGATGATATATACGACTCTTTGTATAATGTTACTATGGAGTTAGGAGGAGATCCTATAGAAATTGGGAAGGAATATATGACATCTAATTATATGATGAATGGGAACGATGTTCTGTTGCATTATATAGTATCTTATGATGATGCTATTAATTATCATGTGAGTAATGAGTTGGGTTTGGATTTGCCAGCCAGATTGTTTTATTTTGTAAAAAAGATATAATCATGATAGATTGGATACATTTAGATAAGACAAGTGGTACCGGTCCTGCTGAGGTTAGGGTTACCGCTGATATCAATGAGACTGGAGAGATACGTCAGGCTACGTACAAGGTTATAAAAGAAGGCACCAAGGAGGAGAAGACGTTCGTGTGCAGGCAGGAGTCGGTTCCGGTGGTAATCATCCCTGAGTTTGATTTCCTTGTGCTTAGGTATATCTGGGCTGACGAGGACGGCATTGACTTCGACACGGCAACCGGTTTCGACAACACCGGCCTCCCGGACGTGGACGGCAAGCTGGTTGGTTGGAGTAAACAAAACCAGACCACGCAGGAGCGGGTAGGTGATTATCTTATCCATGGTGGCGATAACATGGAATCAGGGAATGAGGCCGCTTTGATCCAGATGAGACCGTTGCTTGACGGGGATAATTATGATAAGCTTCCCCTTGAGATCAGATGTGGTATATACGGCAACTGGTATGGCGGTCGAGAAAGAGGGAATGTCACTATCAAATTTACGGCCTATAAGGGTGGGACAATGGAAAAACGTGGATATGATTTTGTCAATATAGGAGGTGAGGAGGTTTATACCGGTGACGCCCCTACTAACGTATCCGCTCACGGCGAGGATAATTGGCAAAATATAAAGACCTTGTATTCTAAGGTAGGTACGATGATCTATAACAAGGAGTCCCGTGACTGTATTGTAAGAATAGGTGAGTAGCTATTTCTTCATAATATAAATATCTGTTAACTCTCTTGTCCGTGAGGATAGGAGAGTTTTTTATTTTTTTTAGTCCTTTACTTATGACATATTTGATCTTTTATTGCGCAGGAATAATCTAGCTTTGCCGAAAACTAGCGTTATGATTACATTAAGTGATGTTAACAATGAACTCCATGTCCGGTTATATATACTGGAGGTGCTTAAGGATTATATAAGAGATGATGATTTCGATGGTCTTGTAGATAAGGCGTTGGATTTTGTCATGGAAGGCGTTTCTATGCCTAAGGCTCCGGCCAAGGATACCACCATGAGTGACATATCAAAGAGCGTTTTGGCCTTGGTAGCGGGTGCTGGATTAGATGAGAGGTTAAGCAAAAGCTCTTTAGAGTTAGCTTACGATAGGTGTAAGATGAGGTACGTATTCGATCCTCGAAATCGGGATATACATGGTGTAGTCGTAGGTTATTCCAATGACTTTAATAGTCTGGTAGCTGTGTGTGATGAGGGATCGAAGAAAGGAGTGGATAAAGGATCTACTGATTTTGTGGATGTCAATGAGAGATACGTGACTAACGGTTTCTTTTACATATCTGTAGAGGATGCTGACAAGCAGTCAAGCTACATGGGTAAAAATTTGTAATTGTTTTGTTTTTTTGTGCTTTACCACGAGCATCTAGTCTCCCTCCTGACTTGTGAAAGTCTGGAGGATTTTTTATGATTATTTAACCAACAAAACCACCATACTTTAGAAGGTGGATGAATTGGTTTGATTGATTTTGAATCAAAATTACAAATAAAAAAATGATTTCCTACAAATATAATATATACAGATCCAAGAAAACGAAGTATCTTGATAAAATGCTTCGTGAATGTTGTTTTGTATGGAATCATGCTTTAGCTCTACAACGTAGATATTACAAACTGTTTGGAAAGTATGTTTCAGTTGGCAAGATGCAAAAACATTTTGCCAAAAGGATTAAAAGAATCTTACTTCATTCCCAAACAACACAAGAAATTCTTCAAAGATTAGATTCCGCATACAATCGTTTCTTTAAGAAGTTGGCTAAACGACCACCTAAATTCAAAAGATATGATTGTTTCAACTCTTTTGTTTTTAAACAAGGTGGGTTTACTCTAAATGGAAATTGTCTGACAATTAACAAAGGGAAGAAACGTTTTAAGTTTTCATACAGTAGAGCATATGAAGGTAATGTTAAACAAATAAGAATAGTCAGAGAAACCTGTACCCGTTTTAGTTTGATTATTGTTACAGATCATAATCCAACAAACTCTTACAGAAAGACATATGATGGTGCATCTGTAGGATTGGATTTTGGGCTTAAAACTTATTTAACTAAAAGCGATGGTAGTAGTATCGTTTCTCCACTATTTTTCAAACAATATCAAAACAAGATCAGAAAACTAAGCAAGAAGTTTTCTAAAGCGAAGAAAGGATCTAACAATAGAAGAAGAATCTTGTTCGAATTACAACAGGCCTATAGGAAAATCAACAACCTTCGATCGGATTTTCAATGGAAATTAGCACATCAATTGTGTAAACAATATGATTATATTTTCATTGAAGATCTAAACATTGAAGGAATGAAACGTTTGTGGGGGAAGAAGATTTCCGATCTCAGTCATTCTTCTTTTATTAACAAACTTACGTATATCGCTTCAAAGTATGGAGTGATAGTACATAAGATTGACAAATGGTATCCTTCCTCAAAGACTTGTGAATGCGGGTTTGTTAATAAAAACTTGTCGTTGAGAGATCGCACATGGTGTTGTCCAAAATGCGAGTCTATCAACGACCGTGATGTTCTTGCGGCCCGTAATATACTTCGGAAGGGCATTTCCGAATTGGAGAGCAAGAGTAATTCCAGCGATAGTAATATCGGGGTTTCTTGCGTCTGTATCCAAGAATCCCATTTGCTTTAGTGATGGGAGTATGTCAATTTTGTGCGATTTGAATGTTTTGCATAATGGTATAGTTTTTATCAAGATCCTGCGTGTAAGTGATTATCCGCAGGATTTGTTATATTTGCGAAAAAGATAAGATCGTGCAAAATAACTCTAACATAGCGGTTCCCGACTCCGGGATGAACAGGGATAAGCATCCACAGGACCTATCCCCGTCTGAGTACAGTTTCGCCTTGAACGCTACCATAGAGGGTGACGATGGAAGCCAGCTTAAGATCCAGAACGAGCCTAGCACCCTTTTATGTAAGCGATTTGATGGCTATAAGGTTATTGGGTATAAGAATGATATAGCTGGTGATAACACTTATTTCTTTCTGGTGAATCCTGATAACAACACCTCTAAGATCACGTTCATGAGGTCATTGGATTATGTCAAGACCGTAGAGGATCAATTAGCGGGATCAGGGAAAGATATTCATCGTATCCTTGGCGAGAGGCTTGAGGAGTCGGATGGTCGTTTCGATGAGATATGTGATTTGATGGAGGTGTTGATAGAGGATGGGGCCGATGATCCTTGTCTTAATTTCTCCATTCATCATCCTATCTTCGATATAGAGATCAAGGATGAGAAGTGTGGTAAGGTTATATACTGGACTGATGGATATAACCCCCAGCGATATGTTATGGTTGACAAGGCTCTTAATCCAGATGAGGATGGTGATTTTTGGTATCATTATCATGGGTATAAGACGTGTGGGGATGATAAGCCAATAGAGAGGTGTAGGCTGGCTTGCGAGAAGCTACTGGTATTCCCGCTGCTGACGGCCCCATGCGTGGAGCCTGAGGTCGTGGAGTTCGGGGGGAGCCTGCGTGCCGGGACCTACCAGTTCTGCGTGGCGTTGTGCGATGAGTTCGGGATTGAGAAGACCGGATATTGCTCATTGACCAACCCAATCATGTTATTCGATCGTCAAGATATGGTTATCCGCGATGGTTTATGGGGTAAGTCAACCAACATGGGTATCCGCCTTACCGTGTCTAATATAGATAAGCAGGTATCTCATTATAAGATAGGTGTTATACAGAACACGGTTGGGTTTAATGGTGAGCAAAGCCCGGTTCTTGAGTATTTCATAGAAGGTATACATCCGATAACGGAAAGGACCATCTATTATCTTACGGATCAGTATAGCGAGCGTACGACCATGGAGAAGTTATCCAAGGAAATACCGGTATATAAGACAGCCAGAGGAATGACGTCTGTCGGGAATCGTCTTCTTCAATACGGCTTGACCGTGGAGAATGAATGGAATCTTCAACCGGTCGTTAATTTCTTGGGTCATTTCGTTAAATGGCAGACATCTATAGCCACGGAGAATTTGTATAAAGACGGTGTGGCTTGCTCTAAATACGCCTCTTTCATGCGTGACGAGGTATATCCGTTGGGTATAAGATTCTTTACCAATACGGGATACAGGACAGCTAGATTCCCGCTTATCCCTCGTCCGGCCACAAGGGAGGAGATGGAGGTTATCGTTGATGAGGACGGTAACTCTGACGACCTGTCGGCTGCGTCGGTGCTGGAGAACAACCCGCAGTGCGCAGGGAACAGCCGCCGTCATCTTTGGCAGTTTAAGAATACGGCAAAGATCATAAACGACCCGTCTTGGGGATTTGATGGTTTTGGAGGAGAATGCAAGAATCAGCTAGATGTCAAGCAACTCAGATATGTAGAGCAGGAATATGCCACAGTAGGAGAGACTCAATTCGTTATCAACACGATGGGGGAAGATGTTACGGTAGATGATGCTATTGATTATATCGCTGATAATATAGAGAATCTGTGTGATATCATAGAATCTAATGTAGGTATTACCGACGAGTTATGCGCTGCTATATCGTTGCCGGAGGATCAAGACGGTATAAAGGCTCCCGATTTCCCTAGTGGATGTGATGATATTGAGAGGATAGAGACCAGGACTATATTGGATAAAAACTCTTTGGTGGATTCTAGGATTGATTTTACATATAAGCTGGCTAGTGATTATACGGAGACCGAGCCTACTACATTAATACAAAGTAATGCCGAGTCACAAAGGAAGTTCTCTGTATTGTGTGATTTCGATAATTATTCCAGTGGAGGTAAGAATATCATAGATCTGGTTCAGGAATGGTTGGATGGTCAGGATGAGGATAAATTCCCGTCTGATATAGACTCCTCCGCCTTGGTCTTGTGTCAGGATATGTCTAATGTCCGGCAGTTATATGATGAGGGTATATGTACTAATGGGTGTTCGGTAGGTGATCCTCACGTGAATCCTACTATTAACGATGTTCAACTTCCTACATTCCAAGGGGGTAGGTCATTGGGTAAGTGCACATATTTGTATCAATATCCCGGATGGGAAGGAAAGAAGCATACGGAGACGATGCTTGATCAGTTAATGGATACGATGGAGGCTTATTTCCCCCAATATGAGAGTCAGTTTGGTATCGAGAACGCCATGTGTCTTTTTGGCGATGGTGATAATTCTAAGTTTAATACCGGTATAACTACTGACTGGGAAGGTCGTGTGTCTATGCAGAATGATATTGACGCCAAGACCAATTGGTTCGGTAGAAGCAACTTGACTTATTTCAAGTTCTATCCACATGTATCCTCATACGCCAGATGGGTGGAGTTGGATTACGAGAAATACATAAGTGGTTTATCCGATCCTGATAACGGTATTATGTACATAGAGATGATGGGTAACTATAATTATCCGATCGGCGACTCATCATCATACAATAAGGTTCGTATAACGTTTTTCTCGGACAAGGAAGGTACCGTGGCTCCTAATCCTTTGGCTAATGATGCCAAGAAAGGTGTTATAGTGAATTACGTGGATCATAAGATATTTATGATGCCAAAGTACTTGTTCTGGAATGATGACAAGACTACTTTCCATAAGATATATGTTTGCATCGAGCCTGCGGTATGCGTGTTCTTCACCGGTTTCGCCATGAGGCAGGACATGAAGGAGCTTGCCGGATTCTATACGGCCGGCACCGCCATCTTCCCCGCCCCGTTCTGTTTTGGCATTCGGCCACTGGAGGTGAAATACGTATTCTTCTTCACGAAAGAATTGAAATTAAGAAGATTTGTTACCTATGAGGCGAAATGTATCTCATGTGGAGATAAACCCGCTGATTGCGCTCCCAGACCATATCAGTATGGTGATTTCGGATATTGGGAGTCTACCAATAAATATCCGGCTAATTTTGAGTTGTATGATTCAAGTAAGATCGGGATATCATCGGGAGGATCAAAGAGGAAGGATATAATAGATTCTTTGACGAAATACTATGGGTCTCCTAAATCCGTTGAGGGTAAGTCTTATTTCACCGGTAATGGGGATAACGCTGAGTACCCCAATACGTCAACCACATTTTGTCAGAAACCTATACGTCATTACAAGTTCCCTGATAACTCTGTCGCTCCTTTTATGGGTAATCCGTCTCAACTGACCGGTCAATATGGAGTTGACTCCTATATTTATCCTATGGGGGTGATGCTTGATGACGATATCGTTAATGAGTTTCTGGATATAGCGGTAGAGAATGGTCTTATAGATAAGGCTAGACGTGACTCTATAATCGGATACGAGCTATATCGTGGAGATAGGGCCTTGGATAAGAGTGTTATTGGTACAGGTCTGGCTTATGATATGTTTAAGTACGATGATCCCGACGGATCGGCTAACCTTTATCCTAATTATCCTTACAACGATTTGTCTGATGATATGTATATCTATAAGGATATTAATCGTGAGAATTTTATAACGCATCCGTTTAATAGGAAGGGTAATATCTGGTATTCATTCTTAAGCCCTGATATTGCCTTCAACAAGCCTGACGCTCCCACTGAGTGCCTTGTTGATGGTTATCAATTAGGTAAATCCTCTGGTATATTCAGGGAGGTGGAGGATCACCCTAAATGGACGATATTAGGAAGTAAGGCTTATAGTATGGCAACGTCATTGGCTACGGTGGAGGCTATGGCTAATTTAATATCCGCTATAGCTGAGTATACATATCAGTCGGCTTCACAGCAATATGTCGGTGGAGGCGTGATGTTTTTGGCCAACCCTGTCGGCATAGCGCTGACGGCTATCCGTCTGGCTACGGGTATCGCCAAGGCCACAGCCCAGTCCGTGGTGGATATAGGCAAGTACAGGCATCAGTGGTTAACGGCATTGATAGATAGGGGACCTAGACGGAACTATGCTTATTATTATACTTCTGTCGCTCATTATAATTTATTTTACCAAAAAATAGGGGCGTCGGAGCTACGTGGATTGTCAACGGCCAAATATATCAAGAGCGGGTTGTATCCGGTTACAGACATCTCGTCACAAGGGGGAACCGTAGGTGGTAAGCCTATTATCATAAACAACCTCGATCGTGAGCATTCGTTGTTCATGTCATTTGGTATGGATAAGTATATGCTTGAATATCCGGAGTTGGTTTCAAGTTACGATACCAGTCGTATTCAGGATGAGTGTAATATTCGTAACGATGAGGTGGCTGGTATGACGCCTCATTTTATGACACGTGAATCTTTCGTATCCTGTCCCTATATGAGGATAAAGAAATACTCTCCGGCTCAATACGGGCAGATAGAGGATATCAGATGGGTATCGTTAGGTGGTTGCGGGTTGATGGATAAGGATAAGCGTAAACCTGTTTTTGGAGGTGATGTATTTATATCAAGATTTTCACTTAAGAGGAAGATGCCTATGTTTTACTTGACTCAGTTCGGTCAGGGGGACATGATACCATTCCCTTATTACGATTATCGAAACATCGGGTATCCCCGTTATTTCGTCAATTACGATACCGGGGAGGATTATCTTAATAAGACCGATACGGATACCGGATCGCTATACTCTTTCCCTAGCCGGAAGAGCGCTTATGAGATGGTTTGCAAGACCGGAGATATGTATCTTAGCGGTCGTTTCTTCCTATACTTCTATGGCATACCTCAGTTTCTTGTGGAGTCTGAGATCAATTGCAATTTCCGTATAGCCGGACCTGAGCCTTACGAGGGGTTCTATCCGGAGGTGGGGGATTATATATCATGGACTCAGGAGCGTAATGTCCCTATATCAAGGGATAATGTGTTTAAGATAAGTCCTGTGTATAAGAATCGATTTACGTTAGGTGGCAGGTCATTACCAGAGACGTATGATAGCAATTTTTGGGACTGCGCTTACCAAAGACCCAACGGCGTCATATGGAGCACCGCCGACGTGTCGGAGAACGGCATGACCGATCCTTGGCTGTCGTACAAGCCTATGGATTACCATGAGTTCAAGACATCTTTCGGGAAACTTATAAGCATGAAAGGGATAGAGTCGGATCAGATACTGGCTCGTTTTGAGAATCAGGTAGGGTTGTACAATGCCATAGACGTGTTGGCGGAGAGAATATCCCCGGAGAATAGCGAGCTAGGGACAGGTGGTCTTTTCGCCTCTCGTGGTATCGAGTATAATAATACGACGTTAGGATATTCCGGAACCCAGAGCCGGGATATGGTCAGTTGTGAGTTTGGGCATTTTTGGGTCGATTTAAGGCGTGGTCAGGTATTCAAGGTAGATTCTAATGGCAGGGATCTTACGGAGGTCACACCGGGGCTTAGAAACTGGTTTAAGGAACATCTTCAGATGAAGATCATCCGTAGCCGGATATATAACGCTGATACGGACGCTGAGTTGTCTTATTATGATATCGATAACAAGTTCTTTGGTATAGGGCTATCCATGGGCTGGGACAATCGGTTCAAGAGGGTTCTGATAACCAAGAAAGATTATATACCGGTAGGGAATCCGAGTGAGTACCAATTCCGTGGTGGCCGGTTCTACAGGAACGGGCAGGCGGTGGAGCTACAGGACGCCAGCCATTTCACGGACGTCTCCTTTACCGTTGGATATAACTGCCTGAAGGGCGAGTGGAAATCATATTTGTCCTACACCCCTGATTATTATATCGAGCATCAGCATTATTTTCAGTCTGGTAAGAACTACTCAAGTGAAAGTCAGGAGATAGGGTTATGGTCTCATGGATTGACCAACCAATCGTATCAAGTATTTTACGGTAAGCTATATCCGTTTGTTATAGAGGTTCCGGTACGTGAGCAGTATGTGAATAAGATCCTCACGAACTACCAATATAGAATGGATGCCAGAAGGTATCAGGATGAGGTTAATTACCAAATTCTTAGGACTACCGGATTCAATAAGGCATGGTTCTATAATGATACCAACAACAGCGGTGAGCTTCGGATGGTTATCGCCGACAAGAACGATATGAGCCAGCGGTTAAGGTATCCTGTAACCAATGACGATAGCCGTGAGATACTGGTGACGGAGGTTGATCAGAAGATAAATATAAATGACTATTTTAACGAGGTCAAAGACGATACTAATAACCTCCCGGTATGGATCAAGGACGTGAATGACATTGACCGGAAGATCGACCCTAGGGCTGTCGATTATCATCGGAGGTGGCGTGATCGTCTTCGTGGCGATTGGTTCTTGGCTAGGTTCGTGAATGACATTGAGAGCAGGTTCAAGATGATAGTTCGTTGGTTTAGCAATGAGGAGAAAGTTTATTGATTTATTAATCTATAGGGGGGGTATTTTGCCTCCTCTCCCTTGTATATTAAAAACGACATGGAAGATTTTATTGGTAAGTACAATGGTAATCAAATAGACAGTAGACTTGATAAGGTCAAGGATATGGTTGGCGCCACGGCGTCCGGGGCTGGCGCTGCGGGATTGGTGCCGGCTCCCGCAGCGGAGAAGCGTACAGCCTTTCTTCGTGGTGACGGCACATGGCAGGATATAGATGTTCATGAGCCAGGCTTCTTGAGTGATAATTTCTATGATGAGAATGATTTTAGATATATATTATTTAAGGCGTCTATATACAAGAATGAGGTTGTCGGTCGTGGCTTTAAGGATAATAAAGGTAATGATATAGACAAATTCGACGCCTTGCTTTATAAATGGATGGGTAAGGGAAGGTTATTGAATAACGGCAAGGCTTCTCCTGATGATAATGATTATATCAATAATGTAAAGAAATATATTGGCAATTTTGATTTCAAGGTTAAATATAAGGATGGTGGGCCTATTGGTGATGATCCGTTGTATGTAAGACAGGATGTATCTGATAAGGCTTCGTATTTAAAAGATATCTTAGGTAATGCCATAAGAAGAAGATTGTACGAGAATGTCACCCCCGATGTGGTGGCTTCAAATGCTAGCCTTCCTGACAAGGTCAATGAGTTTATATATGGCAGAAACGGGAAGGCTAACGTTGATGAATATAGCGATCAACTATGGGCGAGATTTTTATCTCAACCTAATAATCTAGATGGCAATAATAAGGAGATACGGATTCCTGATAATGTCATTACTGATATTGAGAAGATGTTCAATCGTGACACTAAGGATGAGATAAAGAGGTTAGATAAGAAAATACATGATACGGAGCAAGAAATATATGGCTCTGATAAGCCGGCTACAGATGATGCTTATGGTAGGCTGAAGCTTTTGAAAAAGTCTAGAGAATGGGTAGATGTTTTTGAGAAGAATCGTAATTCGGTAAGATCTGGAAAGCCTACGGTTTTTTCTGAATACGATTTTTATCCCGAAGCTGCTGGTGATCTTACCCCATTGTCAGGATTTGGTAATTTTACAATTTATAGGCGTCCGGATGGAAGGTTAGGTGTCTATGACGTATACGATTTTCATGGTGACGATCAGGAATTTCCTGTAAACGTAGCCACAAATGTACTAGACGCTATAGGCGATAAGTTTGAGGAGAGAGGGTCGTTTGAGGATCATAATCCTCTTCTGGAAAGCGGGAAGGATGCTCTTATCCGTAACGCTATTATGTCTAAGAATAAGTTGGAGGATAAGGAGGATGGAGGTCCGGTAAATACAGAACGAGATTATGGTGCTGGTAAATACGTTATTGATCCTAGTAGATCAGAGGATAGTAAGATGGTTGTGTATGATGAGATATGGGACTATCTGACAGAAAAGAAAGGGATACCACAAATTCAAGCTATCGGCATCCTATCGAACATCGCCGCCGAGTCCGGAGGGGACACCGAAGCCCTAGGAGCCGCCGGTGATTTTGGCATCCAACAATGGCTTGGACCGAGGAAGAAAGAGCTACAGCGTAGGTATGGTAAGAAACCGACTTTGACACAGCAGTTGGATTATCTTGTGGATGAGTATCAAGGTCGTGTACCGGGGCTAGGCTGGAACTACATGAACCAAGGCAAGTTCTTTGATAAGGACGCTCAAGGCAATGTTTATAATTACTATATGTATTCGAAGGCTGATTTTGATAACGCCACGAATTATAAGGACGCTACCGTGGCATGGAATCAAGGATACGGAAGACCCCTTGGATCGACATTAAGAAACGAGAAGCGGTTTGAGTTCGCCGATATGTTCTCCAACAGATACGGTGTCCCTGAGAACGAGCCAATGAGATACGAGTTCGGGCAGCGGGATTCGGGCACGGGGGACGGAGGTCAGCAGCCTATCCCTGAGACGGTAGCCCCTGCCGATCCTTCTTTGGCTTCCCGCCCTTCCATGGATAGCTGGTGGGAGAAGGAAGGTCAAGACCTATTATATAAGATGCTAGCTCAATCCGGCGCTAATAAGAAAGCTATAGAGGATATCGCCAATAATATTAAGAATGACCCTCAATCAGAGGCGCAGATAGCAGAGGCCGAGCGTATGCGTAAGGAACAGGCGAAAAGGCAGTTGGTGCTTAATATGATACCGGGGTTAAGTCTTAACATAAAAGGTATGAGTAGAACTAATAGTTAGTATTTTATTTTAATAATAAATAATTTGCTATGAATAAGGTGTTGTTTTTATTTGGTATGTTATTTAAGGGGACTTGTTACCTCCCCCCCCCCTAGTAGTTTAGGATGGGAGAATAGATGGGTAGATGCTATGGTTGATGATAGGAGGATGATTATAGCATTGTTAGTAAAATATCTAAGGGGGAGTATGTCATGAGAAGACGTGTAATGACAGGCCCCAAAAGCTTGGATGTATTGTATACATACACTTATAATGGCAATAATTACCATACATTTGTAGCTCCAAAGTCGGCGTATTATTATGTTGAGTGCTGGGGTGGTCAAGGTAATTATGGTTACAATGATAGCGAAGATAGGTTTACCAGATCCAATGACCCTGGGTATGGTGGATATGTGGCTGGATTTATCAAGTTAGTTGGTGGTGATATCATTTATGTGTATTGTGGAAATGGTGGGTTAAAGCAGACAAGCAATGTTATAAAATATAATTATAATGGAGGAGGTCAAGGACATTCGATGACTAATGAGAGCGCAGGAAGGTATATCTATGAGGGAGCCGGAGGCGGGGCTACGGATTTGAGGTTGTCCAACAATAGCGATCCTCTAAACATAGATTCTTTAAAGACCCGTATTATGGTAGCCGGGGGAGGTGGTGGAGGATGTGAGTATTATTTTATTGGGCATGGAGGATCAGCGGGAGGATTGGAGGCGTATCTGGGGGGGATATGCCAAGGGAACGCCTGCATCTCAAGTAGCGGGAGGATCTAACTCTGGCAATAATTTAACTAACGGAAATGGGGGTCTGTTAGGAGTGGGAGGAGGATGTGGTTTTGATGGCGGTTCGTATTCCTCTGGTGGAGGAGGAGGCTTTTATGGAGGACCAAGCGGCGGGATATCGTCGAACGCTATTCAAGCTGGTGGTGGAGGATCCTCGTATATATCCGGTCATCCTGGATGCGTGAAATATGATAAATATGTATTTATTGATACTAAGATGATAGATGGGAACGGGTTCGTGTGGACAGATGTGAAAGGGGAATTAGAAAAAATGCCTAATCCTTTGGGTGGATTATATGATTTAGGGAAAGGTCATATAGGCCATGGTTATTGTCGTATATCTATATTTCAATAGATATATTCATATATTTAATTGATTTAGTGTTATATTGGTGAAATCATTAAACATTTTTGACATGAAGAGATTATTGTTTCTATTAGTTATGCTATTGGCGCCAATGGCGTTAATGGCTCAAGAGGTAATCCAGCCAGGGGGATCTATTACGATTGACTTGACTACTTTTACTGGAATTGCGGCTCTTATTACTATGTTAGCCACTCAATTGGCTAAGGTTGTGCCGTATATTGACACCCATAAATGGGCTAAGGTGGTTTCGGCTATAGTCATAGGTATGGTGGTCTGTGTATTAGCATGGGCTTTGAAAGTATCGCCATTGTTGATTGGTAGTGAATGGTGGGAGGCGCTATTATATGGAGCGGCCGCTGGCGCTTCGGGAGCTGGTCTATATGACTTAGTTAAGGCCATAGGATCATTATTCATAAAAAGAATTTAATTCTGTACCATAATAATAGCATTTGCTGAGAGACTCGTCGTTGTGAAATGATGAGTCTCTGTTTTTTTAAATTATCTTTGTGTCAGAACGAAATTAATTTGATATGGGCAAATATGTAATCAAGAGGAAGATACCTAAATATCAAGAGGCTGGGGAAGTCACCCCTATTATGCCCGGTAATGTTGTTGGTCTTCAGGGTATTGGAGTGGAGCCTTTGGTTTCGTCTACCCAGATAGGATTTGATATTCAGCAGCCTGATATTAATGCCATTGATACAAGTGATTTGAGCGCTTTGGTTGACAGTAATAAGAAGGTTGACGAGTCTGGTAGTACGGATGTTTTTGATTTTACCACCATCCCTTACTATGGCGCTGATGATATAGGGTCTAGATTCACTCAGATGGGTCGTGGTATAGGGCGTATGAGAAGTGAGGGATATGGAGATTTATCCACTGGGGCTAAAACAGCTAATACGATAACCACCATAGCCTCAGGAATTAGTGGTATCATGGGATTGGCTCGTAACGTGGTTTCTGGGATAGCGTCTGAGAAAGGTACTCGTACCAATATCAGGTTGGCTCAGGAGCGTGAGGCCAGACAAAGAAGGCAATCCCAGATGCAGTACAAGGATGGTGGGGGTGTTTATCTAGGGCCTAATAATAGATTCGATAGCGGTAGCCTTACCGGTGAGTATCTATATCCGTTACCTAAGTCGATGGAAGATCAAGCCAACGTAGAGGTCGAGAAGGGCGAGTACGTGGAGCAGCCCGGAGAGGCGCCAATGGAGGCTATGGGGCAGAAGCACGCCGATGGGGGAACCCCCGTTTCCTTGGAGGAAGGTACGAAGGCTATTACCGATGATACCACCATAGAGTCGGATTTCGCTAAATACATTAGAGATACGTATGGTATTAAGGCTACGCCGAAGGATACGTATGCCACATTAATGGATAGGTATAAGGCTAAGATAGGTCTTAAATCAGCTTATGATGATCAGAAGAAGGCTTTGGATAAGTTGAAGAAGAACGATAAGATAGATGACGAGAATACGAGGCGCTTAAACGCTTCCGTATTATCCAAGGCTATAAATGACAGTAACGAAACGGTTAATGGCTTAGAAGGAAGATTTACGGACTTCGCTAACGTCATATACAAGGAGCAGGAAGACCGGAAGATGAAGAAGGATGAGGATACTTATTTTGCCAAGGGAGGCGAGATAGATAATATCATATCCAGATCCATGAAAGAATATGGCCTTACAGAAGATGATGTAGCCGAGGCTAAGAAAGAGCTGCTTAAGAAAGTAGCTGGTATTCGTCAGAAGATGGAGAAAGGTGGTAGCTCTTTATTCGATTATCTCCTTACTTTCCGTCCTGTTGAAAACAAGTATAATAATAAGGATAATACGTTTGGGTATCAACGTCAAGGTCAGGACGGTTCTTATGGCGGCATTAATGCTGATGAGAGACTGGAATATTATAAGACATTCATGCCTTTGGCTTATGATGCTTATATGAGCGCTCCGAAGGCTACTGCTGCCAAGGCTCTTCAGGATGCTATATACAACACTACTGGTGGGTGGATGGGCTTGGCTACGGCGGAAAACCCGATCATCGCCAACGCAGAGGCACTTAGGGATTACACGACGCTCGTTTCTTTTGGCGGTGAGGATAGTCAAGGTAATTACCCGGAAGACAAGAAGGCCGCATATCATGATAGAATGAGAGATAATAAGTTTGGTCAATATTCGTCATCTCGTCCTATGATTGGTTTGGATGTAGTTACAGAGGAACAGCATAAAGCTCTTAACGACGCTGGTATCACTCATTTCAGTCAACTATTTTCTGACAAGAATAAAGATATTGTTAATAAGATCCTTGGGGAGGATATGCTTAAGATGCAGGCGTTAAGATCCATGAAAGGAATGGAAGGTCTTGATTTTATACTTGACCCGCATAAGGTGGCTCCCGGTCCTATGGATATAGGTGATGTGGAGGATCCTGATGTTAAGCTGGATATGCCTGAGCTGATTGATCCTAATACACTTCCTAAAACCAACACAAATGTCGGTAAGTCGAACGGCGGCAATGGAGGCAGGAATATAGTAGGTGGTGGTCTTGACTTTCCTGAGGTGTTCAGGATGACTCCGGGAGCCGTGACAACGGAAGGTCTAGAAAGACATTACGCTCCTACCGTGGACCCGGTGTTGAGATCGGCTGATCAGTATATGGTTGAGGCTAATCGTGCTTTCCAATCACAATTGAATCAGATGGGTAATGTCCCGGATTCCCAGAGAGGGGCTTTATCTTCCAATTTACAGGCTATCATGAGCTCCAATATAGGTAAGTACATTAATGAGGTAGAGCAAGGTAACGTGGCTCAAAGAACTTGGGCTGATAATGTCAATTCTCAATCATGGGCGAATACTTACGACAAGAACATAGCCCAACGTCAAGCTTATCAACAACGGATATTGCAGGGGTTAGCTATTAATGACGAGAATTGGGCTAGGTATTTCGATAGCGTGAATGACGAGATTCAGCAGAAGTGGAACACGGCTACGACCATGAATACATTAAGATCTATATTTGGGGATGTTAAGATTGGTCCCAATGGTCAGTTGATCGCTGATCCTCAAGGAGATATATTGAGTTATAGGAGATTATATCCCGCTCAGGAAGTAACTAAAGGCAAGAAAGGATAAAGGATGGCTTCACAATATAGTATATTAAGGAATTACGGCAAGTACGTATCACCCTACAACATGGATGTCATGATGCAGGGTATGGGATACATGCAGCAGAAGATAGATACCAATCGGCAGGCTATAAATGAGTATGCTGATTATATTATCAATTCTGACATTATAAAACCTCAGGATAGGGAATATCTTCAGAATAGGTTAAATGGATTGATACAGGACGTGAATAACGTGTATCGTAAATCTAATTTGGCTTCTGATGGTATAGCCAGAAGTATACAGGCTCGTCTTGGAGAGGCTCTGGATACCCGTGTGTTGAATGCTATTGCCGGCACTAGGGAGATCCGGTCGTTTAGTGAGAAGATGGAGGATATGAAATTGAATAATCCTAAGATGTATAGTCCTATAAACGAGGCTGAGGCTTTCGCCGATGCCGTGGCATGGATGAATGACGGTCAGGTAGGAACACGTCTTAATCCTATACATTATACTCCTTATACGGATTATCACGCTGAGATTGATGAGAAGATGAAGAACTTCATCTCCCTTAATAAGGGAAAGAAAGTCAATGTGCCGGTGATTGATGCCAATGGTAACAGGACGGGGGAGATGCGTGAGATGTATATAGATGAAATGAGCTATGCTCAAGTCAGGGATATAGCCATGGCTTCCATATCAGAGAACGGCAAAGCTCAGATGCAACTAGAGGGTAGGTATATGGCTAGGACGAATCCTGACCTATTCAATGTCCAGAGTACCTCTGATTTCCTTAAAGGGTATATTGATGATTTTAGTGCCAAGGAAGAATCTATACGGGCAAAGCTAAAGGGCGTTGGCAATGATAAGGTCAAAAAGGCCAGGTTGGAGTCAGAGCTGGCGGATATCACCAAGCAGAAAAATGATTTCGTGGAGGAGGCTGAGGGCGTTATCGGCGACAACTACAGTCCAGAGCGGGCCGGCATGTTTATGGTGCGGCAGCAGTTCCTTCGTGGTGTCGGATTGAGATGGTCTTATAATAACTCATATGAGACGTTGGGCGTTGATGATTATTATTTCAAGGCTAATCAACAGATGATGGAGAGGGCTAAGTTCAATGAGACAAAGAGACATAATCTGGCTATGGAGAAAGCTGCGTTGATGAGAGCTGGCAAATCGGGTAAATCAGAGAATGGTGGTGGAGACGATGATATGACAGGACCTACCGTGGTTACTAAGAGCGCTAACCTTGAGGACGTAAATATAAGCGATGAGTTCATGAACGGGTTCATAGCTAACGAGAGGGCGGTGACTACTGGCATGGATAATTTCGTTAAATCACTATCAGATGACGCTAGAAAGAAGATCGACGCATGGGCGTCTGATCCTGAGAATAGTAACGTGGTCAAGGATATGGATAAAGACCAGATCATCATGACATATTTCAAGGCTAATGGTGGATCTACGAATACGCTTCTTGATTATAATGGCAAGGATAGTTATATAAAGCTTCTTGGGCTAAATACTCAAAGAGATAAGTATAATAAGATCAATGATGGATTCAATAAGGCGAGCAATGCTGTTTTGGATGGTATTGATACTATAATTCAGAGAGAAGCTAGATCGGATAGTGGATCAGGTATAGATATTAGTTATGGATTCGGCACATTCAATCTTGGAGATATTAATAACAATGGCGATAAGGTTTTTGATATAAATGGTATAAACGATATAACGTTAAACGATTGGGCTAAACTGTCAGCTTATAGTTCTTTATTGAATGATAATATAAATGTTGTTAATAGTCCCGTTGAAGGGGAAGCGCCATCTATATCGGTAGATTCAGGTCAATCTAGTGTCCTACTGAATAAGATAAATAATCTTATGGGAACATCCTTCTCGCTTGATGATATTGAATCTATAATGTCTCTTGTTGTGTCTGGTGCTAATAGGAATATACACGTCAAGGCGATAGAGGATAGATTTGCTGGAGATAATAGAGCGATTGGTGTCGCTACCGCTTTATATAATGGAGCGTATAGGGAAAGAAACGATTTGTTAAGACATAAATGGAGTCGTGGTGATCTAGGTAGGATCGCTGATGACGCTAAACGTGCCGGTGAGGATTATCTAAGACAATATCGTCATGAGTACGCTGAGCGTGAGTATATCTTCTCTGGTGATTATCCGTCTAAAAGCAAAGCTGAGTATGATTATATAAAGATTAGTGATCTATTCACTCGTGGTGGTGGTTTTATCCCCAAGGATGAGGATAATGCCAATAAGAAGATAACGTTTACTATATCTCCTATAGGTGATGGCAATTATCAGATCATTGGTAATAATGGAGGTGATGGAAGATCTGTTGTTGAGGTAAGTGAGGCAGATCTAGCCGCCAATGACCTTACTTTTTATAAGGAGGATGTAAGTATCCCATCCGAGACCTACGACTCTGGTGTTGTATCTATATCGTTTGCCAATTCAAGCGATAACGCTTATGGGAAGATGGCCAAGGCATTGCAGGTAGCTCCTGTGGCTTATGCCAGCGGAGCTAAGGATATGACAATGCCTTATATAGATATGTTCACGAATATAAATGACGGTAATATCAGGAAGAATCAGATGATGATCGCTACCGATGTGTTATTTGATAACGCTTCTATGTATGAGTTAAGGGCTTCCGGATATAAGTATAATAATGGTTCCTCTGGGATAAATGTTGATATATACAGCAAGGGAGGAGCAAGGGATGGCGGTACTCCATTATACTCAATTGATCTGGATGGCGTTAATTATGCTGATGAGGTAGCTAGAAAAATTGATTTCAGCCCTCAATATTATTTGGTCATGGCATGGCAACAGATACTTAGCAAGGAGAATGAGGTATATTGGAGAAGTGAAGGTAGATCTACTACTGATGATTTTGAAAGCTTCATCTCGCCTATAGCTAGTATGATCGATCAGGAGATAAGAAACAGGAATAACGGAAATAGTGGAAATAATGGAAATAGTGGAAACCAATAATAACGCTCCCAGTGGAAGGGATCTTGCCAACAAATACGGGTATCCTACTATGAGCGTGGATAATATAAAGGCTGTTGGATCGGATCCCTATAATATACCGGATCGTGACTTACCTCCGGTATTGGATCCGTATTCTGCTTCCGAGAGATCAAAGTCCCAGATACCGTCATTGTCAGAAAGGATCAAGAATACGGTAAAGACTAATTATTATGATAACATGAAGCATATGTCCCCTTTGGGATATATGGCTTCTGATCAGAGTTACAAGGGTAGATTTAATCTCACCGGACCTGAGGTATCGTTAGAAGATTCAAGGTATCGTTTAAGTAGTGGAACGTGGATACCCAAATACGAGTCCTATATACCCGGTGTAGATAATGATACACGTCTATCAAAAACCCAGAGTAGGACTGAGAAGTGGATGAGAGGATTGGGTAAGCTTGCCGGAAAAACCGCTTTGTACGGATTAGGAGGCGTTATCCAGCCTTTTTATGGTATTTATGCCGGAGTATCCAAAGGTAATTTCAATGCTGTTTTTGATAATGATTTTACGAGATGGTTAGATGATCAGGATAAGAAGATGGATTATGGTCTAGCTCATTATTATAATCGAGAGGAGCGGGACATGAACTTTCTTCAAAGTATGACTACGGCTAACTTCTGGTCTAATGACTTTCTGTCGGGTCTGGCTTTTACCGCTGGCGCCATGTTATCATCCGCCGTATATTCCGGGGCCGGTCTGATGAACCTTGCTCGTACCGGAGCTAGGGCTGGGGTGGCTTTAGCTAGGATAGGCAAGGCCGCTTCGGACACCAAGAAAGCATTCGGCGCTTACCTTAGAGCCGCCCGTATCGGTCAGAGGGTAGGCAAGGGGCTGGATACCGCCCTATTCCTTGGCACGTCTACCTCATGGGAAGCTTCAGTGGAAGCCAGAAGTATGTTGATGGAGGCCGAGGAGAATTTCAGGCAATCTTATCGTAACGCTTACGGGAGGGAAGTCCCGTATGAGGAGCTTATGAGGTTCAGGGCTGACAATGCCAATGCCGCTAACGCCGTATTCGCCGCAAACGTCGGCATATTGTCATTATCCAACATAGCTATGTTCGGTGATATGTTTGGCATGGATCTGGGCGTGGATAAGTTCATAAAACGCAATATATTTGGCGTAGGGGCCGAGAGAATGGACAACGGTGCACTAAGGGCTATAACACCAAAGAAATGGCAGAAAATAGCTGGTAATACGTTTAATATCATTAAGCGACCGGTATCTGAGGGTTTGTTCGAGGAAGGTCTTCAAGGTGTGTCCAGCAAGTCCGCGGAGGATTGGGTGGAATCAAGATACAATCCCATGGCTATTCGCCAGAATATAGGTTATATGGAAGCTATAAAGAACGGGTTTAAGGAGACCTATGGATCTAATGAGGGCTGGAAGGAGATCGGAATCGGTATGATTATCGGATCGGTTATGGGTGTAAGAAGCCTTGGAGGTATAAAGGAATGGAGCCAAGACATGTCCCGTAACAAGGGGATGGTGGAGGCCTACAACACTAATGCCGGCGCTTTGACCTCGGCGGCTGTCCAGGCTATTCGTGGCAGCATGGCTCTGAACGCTCAATTATCAGGATTAAGTACGGATAACAACGCTGACGATATACCTAATTCCAGAATCGTAGATAAGACTTTTAGTGACGCTGTATTCAATCGTCTTCGTTATGATCAGGAAATGGGGATGTTAGATGATACTAAGGAGAATTTCAAGACAGTCATCGAGTCTATACCTAATAGCGATATAGCCTCCGATATGAATATGACAGATGAGCAGGTAAATGAGTATAAGTCCAACCTTATCAGTGAGTTCAATAAGAAGGTTGATAATTTTACTATGGCCAGCAGATTTGCCGACTCCCTTACCGATGGTATATCCAATAGATCATTTAACACCTACATCTCTAACATGGCTTATAACGGTCTTGAGGCTAAGGATAATTTGGATGATATCGCTAATCAGTTAGGAAGGATATACAATACGGATATAGGCCCCGCTTTAGATATATATTCTCGTCTTAATCCTGATTCGAGTAGGGATCTTGAGAAACTCAGGAAGCTTACAGATGATATACGGAAGATGGAGAAGAATGTTTTGAAGCTTCAGCAGAGTATCACATCTAAGGAGGCTCTTGAGTCTGATAAGGTCAAGTTAGCCAAGGAGAATGATAGACTTCTTAAATTGACGGAGGATAGGATTGCTTTGGAGAGGAGATTAGCTACGTTAGTTAACTCAGAGACAGATATATCTAAGCTGTTATTAAACAGGAATGAATCAAGGATCAGCGCCGCCGATCTTATGGCAGCTTATGAGACTATAGTCGGTTTTGAGAATGCCGTATCTATCCGTGGGGTTGATAATCATAAGGAGGCTATGGCGTTGCTTAGCGAGTATCGTCATAATCTTGTGGCTTATAAGAATATAAATGAGTCTCTTCGCCGTATGCGTGACAGGAGATTCATACGGTCGCAGGAACGTGGGTTTATGAAGGTCTTGTCAAACGCATGGGGGAAGACTTATGAGGAGGATGACAGCAAGTATGATTTCAGGAATACCGATGATCCTGATGCTAATTCCCTTTATGCCAATGATCAGGCCATAGATAAGGCTTATCAAGATGGTCTTATAGGAGAGGACGAGGCATTTATGTTCAAGACCTATAATCATATGATCGCCAGATCTATGGAGAATAATATCAAGGCTGATGAGGGCGGTATCGTTGAGAATGTACCTGATAATGAGGATATCATAAATCCTTCTGATGATAGAATCAATAATATAGCTATAAAGATATGGGACGGTAATGAGGATATCTTATCTCCTAGGGAGAGGCAGATATATGATAATAATAAGGATCGTATCAATAATCTTGTAAATGGGTTTGGCGATAATCCTATAGCTAGGCTTAATAAGATTAGGTCAATGATAGATAGGTTAAATACCAACGATAACGTCTTAAATAACATCAGGGATACTATTGATGATATCATAGATATGAACATTAATGGTCTTGATCAGGATCAGGTTAAGGAGGCTATACAGACTTACAATGATCTTATGAATGATGCTGACAACGGGAATGAAGTTGATCAGGATAAACTTAATGAGGCTATTGATATTATCAATAACTATTCTGATGGGCCTCTTCTCCAGTTCGTGGAATGGATGAGGCTGTATGATAATGGAAGTATGGTTGTCAAGGATTACGATAAGTCTATACCTATGGGTGATGTTCTCACGGAGAGCGAACCCGGAACATCCACCGGCAGGACGGAGGCCAATGCCGCCCAGAATCCGGTGGTGTTGATGGCCCAGAAGATAGAAGTTGGCGGGGTTATGTATTATGAGGTAGGAGGAATGAGGCTTGATAGATTCATGGCGGGATCCGGGCTTAAGGCTCTTGTCACGCCCGGTGAATATGTTATGGATGATAAGGTGGTGATGGATTTCACTGACGGGACGAACATGTTCAGCGTTATCGAGTCTAAAAATCATTCAAGATGGATGATTAGCGAGGATGACGCTCAGGCTTTCGAGAACGCTACCGGTGTCATACTGGGGAGGCAGACCTCCTTATCGACCTCCAACTGGTTCATGGTGTATCGCAAGGGGCAGGATGGATCTGTTGTTCCTTATTATACAGGAGATGCATTTGGCTCTAATAATGAGTCGATAAATCAAGAAGCTGCGGCTAGTCTTCGTAAGAACGATATCGTGAGGTTCAAGGTAGATATGTTAGATCCTTATACCAAGGAATTGTATGATAAATACAATAGCCTTTATGCCGTTGATCCTAATTCTGACGAGACCAAGTCTGCCCGTAGTGATTTGGTTAATAATATGGTTATTAAGATCGTGGATGGTGACGGTAATTTTGTCTCGGTGCTAAAAGCCAATGATCCAGACTCAAAAGGTAGTGACGCTGATTTAAGGAGTATGGCCTTTGAGTTATATAGGGATAATGTAGGATCTGTCGCTGGCGAGATTGATATACCGTTCGTAGGCGCAGTCACCAGTGTTTTGCCGGGAAGACCTAATTTTAGCATAAGTGATGATAATGGTACGTTGATGGTATCCGAAAATGACTTTACCAACGAGACGGTTGGCAAGGTAGAGAGCGTAGGATATATAGAGAATGGGGAGGTTACGATGAGGGATAATATCAAGTATAACATATTCCCGTTCTGCACGGCTATTGTTAGGGATAAGTATGGTGATTATAAAAATTCACGTATCCCGGTCGTGGCTATAAAAACAGGGAATGGAAGAAATTATCTATATCCCGTAAGATTGAAAAATCAGGATATATCGTCATTCTCTTCCATGATCGGATCAATGGCTGACAGAATTATAGAGGGTCTAGGTGGTGGAGTAAGTATTGATGATATAATGGATCTTAATAACGCTATAGCCAGATCCGGGCTGGATAACAAGACATATATGATTCCGTTGGCGGGAGACGTGGATGTTATCAAGGGACGGTTAGAGGCTGTCAAGGAAGCCGCTAGCAAGATGCCTATGACCGCTGACGTAAGAGGATGGATAGGCGATTCTAGGACCAAGGAGGATATTTTGATGAATGACGTTACGATCAATATTGATCTTAATAACGATCCTTTCATAGCTCCTAAGTTTAGGATGAGTATTAGGAGGGATGAGACGTTCTTCGAGGATACGGAGACCCCGTTCGTCAACCCGTCCGGTTCCCAATCGGAGTTCGCCTCGCCTACGAAGGCGGCCGAGGATAAGTCTTTGGCTTCCGAAGGTAATATAGTATCGGGAGAAAAAGAAGCCGATGATCCTTGCTAAATAAATTATCTTGATTTATCTTCGCGGTGTCAGTCCATCACCTGACGAGTAAGATATTTAAAAGTTGGTCCCTGTCGGGTGTGTGATGGCCCCGGTGGGGACTCTTTATATTATGCAATTAGATGCTTTTTTACACCGGAAAATTATGCAAGACCTACGCATCCAGCGAGTTAAGGTCTTGATGATGTTATACACCAGTCATTATTTTGTCAATAACAGACAAAGGCAGTTGCTTGACCATACATACGCTTTAAGCAGGGATCAGGCTTTCGATTATATGACGGAGTTTAATGAAAGACTTAGTGATAAGATAGGTATAGAATGTACGATGGATATTCTTCTGCCTACCGATGATGATAACGCTAATATCATAATCGAGTACAATGGCATCATTAAGAAGTTGATGAGGGAAGCCGAGAAGCTGGAACTTGACACTGACGCTATTAAGGATATGATGCGCGATCTACTTAATGAGTTGAAAGGTGATGTTGATCTTAATATCTTGATATTTGACGTAACCCAGTTACTTATAAAATACAATCTATTTAGGTTGGATGCCATAACCGAGCAGGAGTTCAAGGACTCTTTTGTCAGAATGGATAGTAGGAATATGGAGATAAAGAAACTAACTTTATCTGATATCAAGGAGGTGGTAACAATGATAGAGGATAGATATAGCTATGCTTTATATATGACAGAGGAATATGACTGATTACATTTTGGGCTTTAGTAAACAGTGATCAGTTTATGCAAGGTATTGATTATGAGATTTTAGCCACAAATGGTGAAAATACGACAGTTTTATGGAGCTAACACCGTCTATGTGACCCATAAAGGATTTCAGTGGATTGTGTCGTAGATCGGATAAAGATATTTTTCGCTAAACGATAAATTCCATTTTTTTTGTAATTTAGGATTGAGTTTTTGCCTGTCCGTGAGGATCGGCAAAACGATTTGTACTTTTTCAGTAGAAACATAGGTTTGTTATTATTGTTATTTGGCTCCCGTCCGCTCGTGAGAGTAGGCGGGATTTTATTTATCTTTGTAACAAAACGTTTTAGCAATGGGAAGATCTTGTTATGTTATAAAAAATAAGGAGGGTGGGGTAGATAATGTCCTTGCCCCGAACGACCAACCATCCGGATTATACCAAAGGGCGATGGAGGTGCTTGGCGACCAGAAGCAGGCCTTATCGGTCTGGGGTACGGCCTACTCCCCCGACTTCGTGTCTTTCTTTGGCGATTGGATGTCCATGCCATCAGAATACGACTTAGATAGCAATGGGGAGCCTAGGTATGATGATGTCATGTCCTTTATCAAACAAAAGAATTATGCTGTGGGTAATTTCATGGCTGACGAGGTTAAGGATATCAATAATACCATTACTTCCCTGGGCGTTGATAATATCAATGATCTTAATGATATGATCGTATCTAACTTCCTTTCCGGCGGTGATATATTCATCAACAGATATAATCTTGAACGATCCGGGATGTATGACGCTGATGAGATTGATAATATTATGACTAACCGATCGGAGTATGAGCGGGTAAGGGGTATGATGAGGAGGATTGTCGATTTTATGTCTGACGGGGATCTTAATGAGAAGGATATGTATTTCCTGTCCTCCGAGTCGGGCCTTGGTGATGATTATATGATATATGAGGATACATATGACTCGTTAGGAAAGAGAAGGGGCTTGAATCCAATAGAGGTAAGGGATACGATCATGAGGGCGGTAGGCGGTATCAGCGACCGCCGGGAGTTCGATCAGGCTTTCGCCTCCATCCCATACCCTTCCTTGGCACTCCGGTATCAGGAGGATCAGGATTACGCAGATCGGATGTATGACACATATCGTAATATGACCCGTATGGAGGTTCGGAGTCAGGACGGAAATACGATTACCGACTCGTACTTCAATAGTACCACACCGTATATCAGTATGCCTAAGGATATGAAGGGTCTAAGGGATAAGGTTGGGGAGATAATCGATATGGATGATTTTAAGGACATCAAGGACGTTGCCGGACGTCTGTATGGCATAGCCATGGATCTTGCCGACATGGGCGTGGATATAAGCGAGGCGATTAGCGATGAGATGGTTATATCTAGGCCGGAGGATATCCGTGACCTTATGGCATCGTTGGATGTCATGTTATCTTCTATACAGAATGGTGATCCGGTATATGATGACTTTATTTCCGATCTTGATAGGATAACAGGAAAAGGGAATCCGATATACGAGGTTCAGGATACTAACCTTACCGGTGATAGGATGGTGTATGTAAGGTCCGGGAATACATCCCCTTCCGATATGTATGATAGGAGCATGTTGTATATGGGTAGGAATACGTACCATAACACAGCCCCGATAACCGACACCGATCAGGCCTATGAGATGTTGACCGATATCGGGATAGAGCGGGCCTCGTACTTGCCGGCTGGCGTGGTTCCTGCCGGGGCTTCTCGATCCGATATTGACGTGATCAAGGATAACATAAAGAAGCTAGTTATGTCCAACATCTCATCCTCGAATACTGAGAACATGATCCTTACCAGATTGATATACCAGCATCCCGTAACCCCTAAGATGGATGATGTCGATATTGATCGGGAGTTCAGGAGATACGAGGCTAGGCAGGGAAAGGATCGGGATTTTATCAAATCCTGTACATCGTTGAGGAAGATCCAGATCAAGGAAAGGTTAAAAAAATCGGATTTATATAATAATGTCTTACGTTTCCTTGATTTTAATGGATTTTATAATGTATCTTTGAACCACCATGACAGAGGTACGTTAAAAAACATAGAGATGTCGCTGCCGGAAGGTCAGGTAAGGGATCTTCTGTTTGACGTGGCTATCGAGTCCAGCGACAGCAGCATGAGGGATCTTTTCTATCTGGATAGACAGGATAGGATGATGGATGTCGGTTTTTATCGATATCTATACCAAAGGAATCCGGGCCTGCTCCGGGAGGTCAACGGCGGTGTCGAGGCGAGACCGGACGGCTTGTTCTTGGCTCGTGGAAGGTATGATGATTTCGTGTCTTTCCAATCTGGTCTATATGAGAAGGTGGGTGAGACGGTTAATGGCGGGATATATAGCTTCGTGGATAATTTTATATATTCGGACCCATCATCATATCAGGATAGTATGGTACGAAAGATAGGTGACGTTACGGTAAGAAGTGACGATAACCGTCTATCAAGGGTAGAGGATAATCCCTCATCCAGTAAGATAATTAATGAATACACTGCTAATACAAATAAATTAATGCGAGATTTTTCGTGTGGTTAATCTCTCTTTGGCGTCGTGAGACGTTTTCTTTCGAGCATTGAAACATTGAATTTATAGATTTGCATGAATCCGGGCCGTAGTGATACGTCCCGGATTTTTTGTCTTGTACCGGTTCTTATTAATACCAACTGCATGACATGACGTGCCTTGATGATGACATATATCACGATCTTAGGATTATTAATTTTTGAACTTTGTAACGCCCGCCATCAGGTGGGGTTATTATTAATTCAAAAATAAATAGACATGGGTACAAGTGGAGACAAAATCGTGCTGCTAGACGGCATGGGTTCTGGGAGCGGTAGTGCCGCTAACGGTTTATTATCTATGATTCCGGGTATGTTTACCAGCCTTTTGGGTGGTAATAAGATGGACCCGAATTTAGTCGCGGCGTTGATGAACGGTCGTAACAACCAAGACCAGTTCGGAGGGGCTAACGGCTGGTGGTTGTGGATCATCGTCCTGTTCTGGTTATGGGGTGGACGTGGTTTCGGAAATGGTTTTGGTGGTAATGGAAATGATTGTTGCGCTAACGGTCTTCCGGCTCAATTGAACAACGACTATGGCCGTGAGCTACTGATGCAGGCTATCCAAGGTAACAGAAGCGCTATTGATCAGATTTCTAACGCCCTTAACTGTTCTACCTCTCAATTACAAAACGCTATCTGTAACGTACAAGGCGCTATTGATAAGGTGGCTGGTCAGGTAGGTATGACTTCTCAGGCCGTTATTAACGCCGTACAGCAACAAGGATGTGAGATCGGTAACCAAATCAGCTCTTGCTGCTGCAACTTACAAAGCGCTATGGCTAGCGGATTCAATAACGTTCAACATTCGTTGGATACGATGGGTTGCAATATTCAGAACTCTATTACACGTCAAGGATATGAGAACCAATTGGCTATTACCGGTCAAACTAATGTATTACAGAACAATTTGACGAACGGGTTCAATAATATCATCCAGTCAGCTAATTCCAACACCAATGTATTGGCGGCTAAGATTGACGCTCAGACCCAGATTATCAATGACAAGTTCTGTCAACTTGAGATGCGTGAGATGCAGAATACTATCCAACAGCTTCGTGAGGAGAAACAGGCTTTGGCTACTTCCGCCATCACCCAACAACAGACACAAAACATCGTTAGTCAGTTAGCTCCAAAGGCCCCGATTCCGGCTTACGTCGTACAGAATCCGGGTTGTTGCTATACTCCTACCGTAAGGGTAGCTAACGAATGTGGATGCGCTTGCGGCACTACTAATGCCGTATTATAAGGAAGGGGGACAATATGGCTGATTTCAGAGGATATATGATCGGTTCATTCGCCTCCTCCCGTCTTGACAGGGGAGGCATCCCGGTAGTAGCCACTACTGGAAAGGTATCTGACGCTTCTGCGGCCGAACCTACGGTTGATTTTGGCATCAACCCGTGTCAGTGGAACTCACTACCTCCGGAAGGAATATTGTTATGGAAGGTTCGTCATCCGGTGACGGAGACTGAGGCTAGTTATCCTGCTACGATCGTTCTTCCGTCTGGCTTATCCACCACCACTCCTGTTACGGTATCCAACGCTGGTGTTATCGTCAACAAGACACCTATAGTGGATAAGGTTGGGGCGCATATGACAGGGCAGGATATTACGACTCCCGTGGCTTCTGGTGATCCTATAGTAGGAGCCTACACCGAGCATCTTGTGTATTACAACAAATGCACCGGGGTATTTAGGATGTTAGGTCAGACGGCTACGGCGACTACTGCCCCTAGTGCGTGATTTTACTAAGAAAGAACAGGGAGGGAAACCTCCCTCCCATTTAAAAAGATCGTTATTATGTTTAAGGATTTAAAGAAAGGATATCAGGTTTATACGTTGGACACCTCAGGGGTTCCTAAATTCTTTATGGGTACGGTGGTTAACGTCTCGGAGCCTAGGTTCGCCCAGTCCCAGTTAGGTCAGTATCAGCAGTTGCAAGATCGGGTTATGGACCTTACTATAGAGGTGGACGGGAAGTCTATGACATACGTAGTTCCAGAGAATCAGAACGTGGCTATGGCCAACGGCATTACGCTAGCCTGCTCCGTGGATCCGATAATGAACCACCTGAACGCCATGAAACGAACCAGTACGGATATCGTGAATAGCGTGGATAAGAATAAGGAGATCATAGAGGCATGCGACAGTATCTTGGAAGATATCAATCCCACTTTTAAGCAGACTAAGGATCAAGACCGAAAGATTAAGAATCTTGAGGAGAAGGTCGATAGGATGGGGTCTTCTTTCGATGAGTTAAAAGAGTTGTTAATTAAAAAATTAGGTTAATATGAGAGTTATAGATTTAGGCAATGGCCAAGAGGAATATGATGATGAGATCTATGATCGAAGAGGCGGTAGAGGACGCTCCCGTCGTTCTGACGGCACGTACATGGGTTATGATGGCGGGGTATATGACCATTATGGCAAGGATCGTGACGGGATGATGGAGGAGCTGGAGCGTCGTGAGCGTAATCTTGAGAGACGTGAGAGGGAGCTGGAACGTAACGAGCGGGAGCTTGAGAAACGTCAAAAGCACCATGAGCGGGAGGACGAGATGTATCGCAAGGGCTGGTTCGGCGAGCGTGAGATCCGTGACGAGTACGATAGCATGGATCCTTACATGCGTAGAGGTCGTAGAAGTCGTTACTACTGAGGAGCAGACGCTGATGACCCGGATTATAAGCGGTACATAGACACCCATGGATATCACTTTTCCAAGGAGTTGGCTAGGGAAGCCGCCGACAAGATGCTTAACGCTGACGGATCCAAGAGAAGATGGACGATGGAGGACGCTAAGCAGATGTTCGATAAATGCGGGGCCAAGAAACCTGATAACGCCACTTGGGGAGATATCCAATACCTGTTCGCTATGTTCTATAGCGACTACTTTCCTAAGGTATTGGATTGCGACCAGAAAATAGTCAAGGCTGTCTTGGCTTATCTGGAAGACCCTGACGCCCCGGAAGGGACGGCGTTCGTCAGGTATCTGGCGGTGCGGTGCTTCGTCGGTGACACAATCAAATGGAGTGAGATGATATGATTTGATACAACGTTGGAAGAACCCTGTCGGCGATAGAATACCGATGGGGTTTCTTTTTTTGTCAAGTATCTTATTATCGTTACATTTGTCAGGAGTAGGTCTTTTTGTTCATAGGTAGGGCGGGCGGGAATGAAAAAAGGCATCCTCACGGACACCCTTCCCCTTTGGTTGAAAATCACTTAAAACATTATGAGTTACTACTACACCGCAAATATAGATAAATAAACGTGAATAGCAATGGGTAAGGGGTATTATTGGATAGAACCTGTGGATCGGACGTTAAATGATTTTCAGTTTTATAAGGCACGTATCGTGGGTGATCCTGAATATGACGAGAAACATCATCGTGTTATATTGAGGACTGATAAGTATTTTCCTGTCGGGAGTATCTTCCATGCCCTTAACGATAAGGAGATGTTTGTTATTGAACGTAAATTCAAGATCTGGGGCAATAAGTATGTCATAAGACCTTGTGAGGGCGAGTGGGAATGGGAGTCTATCCAAAAACTTAAAGACAAGGCTATTATATTCCGTAGCGGATTCCTGCATGGGGACGGCAGCTTTTAACACCTGCCCGTATCTACCCCCCCCCCTAGATTTCTTGGTGCTTATATATATGGTTATATTTGAGCAAAAATAATTATGATATGGAAGATTTTCAAGGTAAATACAATGGCAAGCAGATAGAGCAGCTTTTGGATAAGGCTAATGATATTGATCTTTCCAAATACGCTTTTAAGACGGATAACGCCCCTACCGCCACAAAATTACAGGCAGCTAGGACCATAGCGCTGTCCGGTGCCGTGACCGGTAGCGTATCCTCCGACTTCGGGAGTAATATTACTATCTCCACGACATTGGCGAACTTTGACGCCTCTAAGATCACGTCCGGTACTATCGATATAGATAGGTTGCCTAAAGCAGCCTTAGAGAGAATGGTCGTGGTTGCTGATGATACGGCAAGGTTTAAACTTACTACAGCCACGGCTCAGGTCGGGGACACGGTTAAGGTAACGGCCACGAATAAGATGTATCTGGTCAAGGATGATAGTAAGTTGAATACCGAGGATGGTTACGAGCCTTATACGGCAAGTTCGGCGTCATCTGTGCCATGGTCTGGAGTGACCGGCAAACCTAGCACCTTCGCTCCACCTACGGCGGCGGCCTCCACCTTAGGTGGCGTAAAGGTAGGATACACGACTTCTGGCAAGAACTATAAGTTACAGGTTGACGCTTCTGGTAACGCTTTTGTTAATGTTCCATGGACAGATAATAATACGACCTATAATCAGGCCACGGCTGACACTTTAGGATTGGTTAAGATCGGTTATACCTCTAGTGGGAAGAACTATGCCGTATCCTTGGATGCTAATGGTAAGATGTATGTGAATGTCCCTTGGACTGACAATAACACGACTTACACCCAAGCCACGAGCGATAATCTGGGTCTTGTTAAGATCGGATACTCTGCCAATGGCAAGAACTATCCCGTTGTTCTTGACGGTAGCGGCAAGATGTACGTGAACGTTCCGTGGACGGACACCAACACCACATATTCCAATATGGGGGCGGCGACCTCCTCGGCTGCGGGAAGGGCCGGTTTGGTTCCCGCTCCAGCTGCGGGTAAACAAGCCTCTTTTTTACGTGGTGATGGCACGTGGGTTGTCCCTACTAATACCACATACGCCAAGGCCGATACATCGACCCTTGGGCTGGTAATGATCGGATATGCGGAGAATGGCAAGAATTATCCGGTAGAGCTGGATAGTAGCGGAAAGATGTATGTTAATGTGCCTTGGACAGACACTAATACGACGTATGGTGTTGTAGGAGCTAACGGGTCTACAGGTCTGGTAAAGAACGGGAGTACGGTAACCAGCGCTTCTGGCTATACCGCCTGTCCTATTGTCAGTGGTGTCCCTTATTATAAAGACACTAATACCACTTACGCCAATATGAAGGCAGCTACGGCTTCAGCGGCTGGTGCTGCGGGATTGGTCCCGGCTCCCGCAGCGGGGAAACAGACGTCTTTTCTTCGTGGTGACGGAACATGGGTCGTACCTACCAATACCACATACGGATTGGCCTCTACTACAGCTAACGGCTTGTTGAGACAGCTTAATGGTAGTACATCCAGTTTCATGCGTGGAGATGGCACTTGGGCCACACCTCCTAACACGACATATGCCGTGGCCAACGAATCCACTAATGGATTGATGGCGGCCGCCGATAAGAAGACCGTGAACAGGCTTATAGGAGTTAATACGGTCACGACATTAGCCAACCTGCCTATCACCAAGAGAAGTATCACGGCCACGCTATCAGCGGCTACCACCCTATCCGTGGCGTCAGGTATGCAGATAGGAGAGGAGCTGATGATCAGGTGTGTCCCGTCTGCGGCCTTTACTCAAGCCATACCAAATTCAGGAGCTTATGTAAGCATGAGTGGTACTTCTATAACCACTACAGCTAACAAGCCTTTCGAGATAAATATCTGGTGTTACGCTTCAGGCAAGTATAGCATCGCCGTTAAAGAACAAGATTAAAGAATAGATTATGGCATATACATATATAAACAGGGAAATATATCCCAATATGTTGGTTTTAGACGAACCTCTTGATGATAATTACGCTAAGGGTAATAGCTATGATGATTATATTAATGGCAATCCGATTCCATGGATAGAGCTGGGAGAGGAGCAATTGGCGTTCAAGGAAGCTAATCCTAAAGCCACGGTTAAGGAGATCATTGAAGCTAGGCTAGATGAGTCGAGGATTCTTAACGAGGAGAAATCGGCTAAATATGAGGAGCTGAGATCTTATGAGACTGAAAATCTCCATGAGTTTTTCTTGGATGATCAAGATATTTATATTCCTGAATATGACAGACGTAGCGCTTTGGCTGATGGGGCTATAGTCGGTAAGATAACGATTATGGGTCTGGAGTTCGATATGACGGAAGGCAAGATCTTGATCGGGATGATGGATAAGTACGATAACGATCTGACAACGGCGTTAGGGGACAAGCAAAAGCAGATCAGTATAGCCACTACCGTAGAACAGGTGAGAGCTGTCGATGTTCAGTCCGGCTATCCTGATAAGGTAAGTGTTACCACGGCGTACATCCAGCAACAGGCGAAGGAGAAGGACGCTTCTGATCCCCAGAAAGTAGCTGCCAAATTCTCTAGGATGGTAGTTAATAATAAGGCCATATCTTTATCTTCTAACGAGAAATTGGATATTAAGGTCCTATTCCCTATATGGGGACAAGAAGGGGCGGAGTTCGGGTTGTCGGTGGATGCCGGATTCTGCCTCAGGGTGGTTAAGGACGATACGGATATCCTCTATGAGGTTATTCAACAACATACATTATCAAAGGAATGGGAACCCGGACTAAATACGGCTTCCTTATACAAGGTCATTGATAAGGAGCATGCCGGGACCATAGGGGATCCTATCCCGTATTTCCCTCCAATGGAGATATTCAAGGATAAATATTACATCCAGAACGCTGATGTGTATAAGTGTACTAGGGATAGCGGAACTCCTCTCAGCCATAATCTACAGGATTTAATAGGTCTGTACGTGGAGCGGGTGTAGCCGTAGTGCGATCTACCCCCCCCCCATATTTTGTGGCTAACATTATATAAGTTATTTTTGGCATAATAAAAGGACATTTTTTAAAATTATTTGAATATGGCATCACAAAAATTTGGTTTTGTAACAGTCGATCCGGTATCAGGATCAGGTGATCAGGCGGTATCTATATCAGGAGATAAATATACAGGTCGTCTTGAGCGTACAGCTAATCTTATTGTCGTTACTAACGGTGGCGTTCAAAAAGCGTTGGTAGTTAATCAGGCCGCCGCCGCTGAGTCCGTGACTTCGGATAGTCCTACGGCCACTGTCGCTAAAACCGGTGGTAATGTAACTATCACAGGTAAGTCTAATAGTACTAAGCTTACTTTCGCTGCTACTCCGGCGGAGGAGAATGGCCTGACTTTACAGCTCCCCGAGAATTATACGGCGGCTGGTAAGCAGACAGCTAACGGCGCTATTATCGCTGACGATCCTGGTGCTACCGGAGAGTTTGTTTGGAGTATTACTATCTCCAATGTTCCTGCCAATGTCTCTATCAAGGAGTTGGTGGCTATGCTAAGCGTAACGGCTGCCGGTGGACAAAAGGCGCAAGTTACCATCACTCAAGCCGCTGGTGACTCTACTCTTGAGATTGATAAGGAAACTATCAATTTGGATGTTAACGGTTCCGCTCAGACAGTTAACGTAACATCTAACGATGAGTGGACATGGAAAAATGCTGCCTCTAGAACCGTGATGAGGATGTTAGGAAGATTATAATCGATTTTCATTGTTTATTCAAACCCCGATCGACTTAAGCTGATTGGGGTTTGTTTGTTTTAGTATATTTGTAAGAAAAAAGATTATGGCTAATATAGATGATTATTTAGTGGCTTCTTATAGATGTAATGGTAAGGGCAACAGTGACGCAGATAGAGACGTGTTAAAGGACTTGTCTGGAAACGGTCACGATATTGTGTTGAAGAATTTTGCATGGGCAGAAGGAAGTGGATATGGATTGTATCAATTGAATTGGGCTTCGAACAAATGGATTAAGTTTCAAGATAGAGCTGATATTACTTATACTGATCATTCCTTTAATACCTCCAAAATTAAAGATAGGAGTATACAATTTTATTATCAATCAATTGCTTCAGAATCTCCATTTACAATTCCTTCTTACATAATAAGGGTTTCCGGCTTGAAAGATGGTCAGGTGCTTAATTACAGGATTTCAAACCCCGTAAACCTGTTTCAAATTAGTCAAGATGGTGTTTATACATTACCTTCTTTTGAATTTGCTGCAAAAGGGGCCTTTTATGGATTCCAGTTTAATAAACCCCAAGAATCGTGTAATATTACCATCGAACAAATACCAGAGTATGAAGGAGCGTTAGTTTTTGACGGTGTAGATGATTATGGTATATGCGAAGATTTCCCTGCTCTCAAGGATTTTACGTTTGTATATAAAAGAATTAATTTGAATCCTTCTAAATCCACTAATTGCTTTTTATCTAAAAGTGTATCAACGAATCAGGCTCAGCAATTTTGTAGTAAATTAGCGTATTCCAAAAATGTATATGTACGTCTTGGTAGTAAGGATATTGCTGTAAAAGATATATATAACCCTGAATTATCGATCGTTTATGTAACTAAGGAGTCTTACAATGGAGAGATGGATCTTGTATCTTCAAATTATACATCAACCGTGGATAATTTATATATAGGCACTTTCTCTAGGGGTGTTCAAGCTTATGTGTGGAATGGAGCTCTTTATGCTCTTGATATTTATGATAGGACATTAAGCGATGAGTATTTACAAAAAGCATTAAATAGGATGAATGATATAGATATTAATTGGAAAGACGGGGTAGGCGAGGTGACGGACCAGCACTTGACCGTCAGCCCCGGGTCCGGGACCGGCAACGCCGCTGTTTCTTTTGACTCGGTGATGAACAAAGGTCTTGACCGTACCCTTGAGTTGGAGATAACAACTCCAAAAGGTACTAAGAAGATACTTACAGTGAATCAGGAGGGATGTAGGCAAGCTTATATCACGAGCGACGGGAAACGGTGGTTAACCAGTGACAACCGTGTGTATGGGGTACTGAAGGGCGACGCCCCATGCGAATGTTTTGATATTACGCCCGGTGTGGTAAGACTCAGAATAGATGATGCGGACCCTAATCCGCTGATTCAGTCTTGCGGTGACAGCTCATGGATTAAGGGGCGAAGGTGTCTGGTGAAGAAGACAGATGCGGGTGTGGTCGTTTGCTATCTTGACGGCAATAATTCGGAACTGTTCCATGATGGTACTCCCGCCAAGCTTGACGGCACCATGGGGCAGTGGATGACCGATATACCTAGCTACAGATACAGTCATAAAGGAGGAGAGTATGATGTTAGTGATATTCAAAATATTCAAGATATTGTTCATAATATTACGTTAACTCATGATGACGCCGATGACTCTATTACCGAGTGGGGTAATAAGGGATTATTCAGGAGATGCCTTGTCGGTGTCACGAAGGCGGTTAATATCGATAATAAATTATGGTCTAAAAAAGGAGGTGAATCTACCGGATACTTAACTCATTCGGGATCTCATAATTATGCCACAGCGCTAGGAGGTGGATTTGATATTATTGATTATGAAACTCATTGCAAGATAGCTCATTTATTCTACGCTAAATATGCTAATAGAAATCCTCAAGGAATGAATCAGTTTGGCACTGGATCCTATGGGGTTGGTAGAACTATTGGTACTACATCCTCATTGGGTAATAATGATGGTAAAACTTCTACTCAAATTAGTTTCTTGGGTATAGAAGACTTTTATGGTTGCATGTATGAATGGATGAGTGGAATACATTCTAAAGGTTCTGTTTCTTATATTTATGATGGATTTGAGCCAGGTAAAGTTCCTACTGCTGATTATCGTACAGTGGATGTATTTTATCCTGGATTTACAAGTAAGGTACTCCGGGGCGAATATGGAGATATGCTTCCTGTAAGAGCAGATGCATCTGTGACCACGCATTACTGTGATAAATGTTCTAATTTAACCACTGAATGGGGTGTCATGCTACGCTCAGGAATTAATAATTATGAAACAGGTGGTGTTGTTTTTTTATCTAAAGATAATATGTTTAATTATAGTATTAAGGATGAATACGCTAAGAGTTCTCGTATCCAATATAGAGGTCTTATACAGATCATAGAAAATCCCGCTGAATTTATAGCCATGCCGATAGGTTTTTGATTCATGGCTTTGAGATTACAAAAATTGTAATTAGTTTTGTGCCGGATGCCCATCACCATCCAGATCACGCTAATTTATTATACGAGAGGCGGTGTATGTGATGGTACGCTGGCCTCTCTTATTTTTATTATGGAGAAGAAATTAAATGTTTTCGATGTTCAGATTCCTGATGGCGGACAAATCAGTTGTCTACAGATTGATAAGGTCACTTATTTTGATCTTGAGTCTATATGTAAGCTAGGTTTTGACACATATGATCTACATGATGTGGCTGACACCAAGGTTATGAGTGAGTTCCTGCACCGTGATGGTGATCGTTATTGGGTTACGATAGATGGTGTAAGGCAGTTGTATCGTAGAGTTGAGTGTAAGATGTGTTTTGAGGTTATAGAAAAATTAAAGAAATTATGAGAGAGCAGAAATTTGATTTCGTGATATATCCATTAAAGTTGATTATCACGGTAGGATTGGATTACGAGACGTTATGTAACCGTTTCGAGAACATGGAGCCGGATCATAAGGGAGAATGGGGTGATAAGGATGATATGGATAAGGAAGCGTCTTTCGTGAATCTGGTAAGGGATAGGGACGATGATGATAAATTCGCCATACTTTGGAATTTTTCAAGCGACGATGATATAATGATGAGAAATATATGTCATGAGTCGTTCCATATAGCCATGAGCGTGTGTCAGTTCTGTAATATGTCGCTTGGATTTAAGGTCGGAGAGGATGAGCACGCAGCGTATATAGCTGGTTTCGCTGGTGGTTGTGCTTATGATTTTCTCTATAGTAATAGTACAGAATAGATATAGATTCATTTGTGAAATATAAGAATATCAGCCTCCGCTTATTTGTGGGGGCTTTTTGTTTATCTTTGTCAAAAACATGAAGTTATGTCGAGTTGCGTAATTAAAAGAAATAAGGAGGGTAAGATAACCCGTGTCTTGACTCCTTCCGGCGAGGTATCTACCTTGTTCGATAAGATAGCGGGTATAGCTACCGTAAGTGACCTTAATAAGGCCGCAGAGGCTTATATGACTACGTATAACGATAAGTTCAGGTCTAAGTTCGGTGATTGGGTATCGAATGTCAGGTCTGGCGGGTTAAGAGACTCGTTAAGATTCCGTATCGTAGGTGAGATGGGTATGAGATTTGACGTTAAGGCGTTGAATGATCTTGACGATGCTAAGAGGCTTAAGAAGATCGGATTCAATGACCGGGATATATGGACATGGACTAAATGGTATGTCGGTCCTGATGGTAAATGGCGGTATGAAATTCCGGATACGGATATAGATCTATCATCCCGGTTCTTGGATAATGTCAAGAATTTCAAGGCTGGTGATAATGATCTGGATATGGATATCAAGACCGTTATCGGGGATAAGTATTACAATGATATGGTCAAGAGATATCCTTCATTCAAATCGCTTATGGTAAGAATAGAGGATCGTTCGGGAGATGATTATTTCGGGTATTATGATGGCGTTAATAACGATCTTATTATAAACGGATCGCATAAAGATATTAGATCTGATGAGGATATCAGATCTATCGTCATCCATGAGATCCAGCATTTCATTCAGCTCAATGAGTTTTTTGCCAGTGGCGGGAATGAAGATACCGTTAGCAAGGCTGACATCGATAAGATAAAGAAAGAACTTGAGCCTTATACTAGAATACCTATGTATGATCGTCAAATCGAGATTTACAAAAGGTCGGTTGATAAGAAAAACGGGATGGTGTTGACTCCAGAATCTTTATCCAACTTATTAAGGATTGAGTATCTTAAGAACAGGATAGCCAGAGCCAAGAATCAGGCGTTAGCTAAATACCAGAGCCGTCCTGTTACCGGAGCGGCTTTGGCGAGATTAAAAAAAGATCTGGCATCCATCCCATCTGATGAGGTATATGAGAAATATAATGGCGACATACAACAGGCCTATAATGAAGCTATGGATTATGTCAATGATCTATCGACAAAAAGGGATGAGGCTATAAAGGCTCTTGATGAACTCGCCAAGCAAGAGGCTTATTATCGTATATACGGGGAGATAGAGGCTAGGAACACCGAGAATAGGGATAAGTTAGGTAAGTACGATATATTTCCGATGGACACGGAAGATAGATCTAAAAACGAGAGAATTGTGATGTTTAAACCTATTGTCATAAAATTCTCAAAAAACTTGTCCTCTAATATCAACATAGTCTCTAAGTCTATTATAGACAATGAGGTCGATAATAGCGATTATAGATCCATGATGTTAAGATCTAAAGGCTGGTATGATATAGATACCGATGCCGTGACAATAGTGTCCGATAATATAGAGAGCGAGGAGGATCTGGAAAGAACTGTCCTTCATGAGGTAGTGACTCATAAGGGCCTAAGGGGGCTTCTTGGAGACCGTTTCGATGATACGATGAGAAAGATATTCGATTCGATGGATGAGTCTGACCAGCGGTCTTATATGGAGCGGTATGGTGATCATGTCATAGCCGCAGAGGAGTTTATGGCTGATCTTGCCGAGACCGATCCTGATACCGGCTTATGGGATAAAATCATATCATTCATCCGTGACACCCTTCGTTCTATGGGTATTGATCTTAAGATGAACGATACGGATATGCGTACGCTTCTTACCAGATCAAAGGATAAGTTGTCGGAGGTGGACAGGGAGCTTGATATGCCGATGAATCAGATAAGCGGTCTCCTTACTTACGACAGCGGGGAGCCTAAGTTGTTCTTTAGATCGGATGACGGCAAGGTACATGACTCTTATGCCAACGCCATAAAAGGCTCGTCCGGCGGGCGGGTCGAGGCCGGGTTCTTGGCCGGCAGTGTCGAGGAGAGCGACATCCCTACCGGAGCGACGGACATCTCCTTCGGTTCTTCTTCCATAACTCTCAATAACAAGGAGTCATTCATCCCGGTCCTTGGTATTAGCTCAGACTCAGATATAAGTACTCGTGGAGGCTTTGTTAATTACCTTATCAAGAAAGGTATGTTAAGCGGTGAGCGTATAAGGCTGGGGGATAGGTATTATCTTACCGGGGCCGGCAACTCCGATGGTCTTAAGATCTATAACGCTATGGATGCCTTATCCAGCCTTAGGAATAGATTTGGAAGTCAGTCCTCTGAGATGAACGTATTGGGTTCTATAGGTTTTGATACGGAGGTGAGCGACAATCTTGATCTTATCACGACATCCGGGGAGAAGGTTACGGTAAGCAGGTCTGAGATTAAAGGCATGTTAAGGCAAGGGCGGTTCGAGGAACTTAATAACAGGTATGATGGGTTCATGGAGCTAGCGCTATCGTTAATGATGGAGGATAACGCCTTATACGGAAGCAATGTCCGTGGCGTTATTGAGAACGAGAAGGCGGAAGATCTTCAAAACAGGACCGATATAACCAACATCTTATCCACATTAGGTATCCGTGTGATGGGTATGTCCGAATATATGGATAAGTATAAGATGCGTAATGGCGTAGATCCTTCCGCTAGGGCGTTATCCGATATGGCTAATGGCGTGATAGCATTGGCTGAGGGGGCTACGGTAGAGGATCTTAATGAGGAGGTGGCTCATTTCTTGATCGATACTTATCGTAACCAGCAGGAGATTGATGAGGTGCTGGATTCTGTTGTTGGTACGTCGTTATGGAATCAGTTCGCTGGTCGTTACTATGAGGTGTATGGGAAGGAGTACCAAGGAGAGGAGCTGGATCGGATGGTGAAGCGGGAGATCCTAGGTAAGACGCTGGCCCATCGGTTCGTGCCGGGCATGGAACAGGCGGTGGAGGATCTGGCATCGGATGAGGACGCCCAGCTCTCCTTGTTTGGCAGGATGGTACGAGCTATACGTAATTTCTTCTCTAGCCAAAGATCGGATTTAAATAAGGTACTTGATAGGATAAAGGAGTCGGCGTTAGCTGATGATCCAAGCGCCTTTGACGTGCTTCTGCTAAAGGATAGCAATCATCTCATGTATTCGTTATCGGACGTTGACGTGGCTAATAAGTTGATCAAGAACGGTAGGTCATTGGAAAGGCTATACACTAGATTGCAGAGGATGAGGTCAAGCCAAAGCCAGAGGATCGGTGAGAGTATCTCCCTTCTTCGTGATATAGGCGAGAAGGTGAGACAAGTCGGTGGTGAGCTTAATAAAAACAACAACCTGCTATCCACCAAGAGTGTCATAGCGACCGCCAAGGCTGAGGTGGAGTATTTGGTCACTGTTGCCAGTAGCTTGCGTAAGAGCGACAAGGGACTTGATTATGAGACGATACAGGTTATCGATAACGTGTACGGGGAGATAGTGCCTTTGATCAGGAATCTTCGTGGATTCGTCAATAATCAGGCGGCGGATTATTATGGCGTCAATAAGGTTGGTATGGTAGAGGATATGGATGGTATATTACGTATGGCTGAGACATCCATGTCCGATATAAACGCCCTTCGAAGTGATCGTAATGAGGACTGGCTGGATGGACAGCTTCGGATGTTTAATATTCCGGAAAGATTCTGGGATGGGATAAAGAAGTTGGTGAATAACATCCATAAGGATATCAATGTCATGTCCCGGTTCTTTGGCACACTGGAGCATAGTGGTAACGCCATATTAGGTATGTTAGGTCAACGTCTGGCCAAGGCTCATAGTGATGCGCATACCGAGGGTGTATCCAATATCAATAAGATGACTAGGATGATGAAAGAGCGTGGATGGGGGATAAAGGATAATGAGGGTCTTATACAGAAGATAAATGGGAAGAACTCGGATTACCTTGACTCGTCCCGTGATTTCGCCAAATACGATTTACTATACCGGACAGAGCAGGCGAAAGCTATTATTGATATATATGATCTTAAAAAGGTTTCGGGTAAAACCGAGAAACAACTTATCGACACACTTTTATCTGATAAGGGGCTTAAGGTCAAGACTCGTGATGATATCGTAGGGTATGATGGGGATAAGCCTATTACAAAGGAGATCAATCATATATTCAAGCCAAGTATCCATAATTTTGATATCTCGGCCATGACATTCGAGGACCAGCAACGATATCTGGATACGATAAATAGGTGGCTGGATGAGAATCGTGAGAAGCCCATGGTTCAAGCGTATTATGATAAGATAGAGAATGTCAATAAGAAGGTCGAGGAGAGGCTAGGACGTAGGGTATCACAAGCCACGTCCGATTTCATGTCCCGTATTCGCAGAAGCAGATATGTGGCTATGGATAAATTCGTGAAAGACGGGAAAGTGGATTGGTCGGCATTCCAATCCGATCCTATAGCATGGAGATCTTATTTGGATATCTTACGCGATAGAGCCATAGCTAAGAGCGAGTGGTATTCTGACGGGACGCCAAAGGAAGAGGGGTCCGAGGCGTTGATGATGTCCGAGGAGATCAAGGCATGGGACGAGGCATGGGCAGAGGAGTTCGGGAATACCAACGAGGGTCGTAAGGCTTCAGCCGAGTTTAAGGAGATACTGCGTGGGATAGAGCGGTCTGAGGGCGGTAAGGCGGCGTTCGAGTTCCTGCTAGCCGGTGGTCATCTTGGCTTCTCCAAAGATATGTGGGGATCCGAGGAGGGTGATTATTACGAGAATCTGGTTGATAAGATCACGGAGCGATCTGGGTCATCGTCAAGGATAGAGGAGGCAGAGGAGGCGATGGCAACAATAAATGAGATCAACGATCAGTTAAGACCTTTGCTTATTCAGTACCGGGACAGCACCAGATATGGCGAGTATGATTTCGATCGTCTTCGTGGATCATCGTCATTAAGGAAGATAAACGAGCTATACGATCGTCTGGCCGAAGCCAAGAGTGTTATTAACGCCGCCGCTTCCGCTGAGGCTATTGAGATGGATATGCCTGATACGGTGGAGAGTGGAGTCACGGATTCTTACCGTAACGCTTTAAGGGATGCCATGGCATACGACAAGGGTATGGATGAGATTAAATTCGCCAAGGAACATATGTCTGCCCGCTCCCGGAGTCAGGTGGATAGGATGGCCGCTAAGCTATCTAGGAAGAACCCGTCATGGACGACCGTGGAGGTATCGTTTTTGAGAAGGAAATACGGTCCTGACTTCAATAATAAGCTAGCTAACGACATAGCGATGGGTAAGACTGATGAAATCCTTGTCGAGTACGCCAGAACCCGACTGTATCCTTATATGAGAAAATACTCTCCCAAAGGGTATTCTGATTTCATCAGTAAGATAAATAACGGTACGTATAAGGTATCCGAGTTCTTTGATGCCATAGAAAATGGTATATCCAAGGAAGAGAGCGTATCCCGTTTCGGGTTCGATATTAATATGATCGACCTGACGATCAACAACCAGTGGCTTGATGAGGCCGACGCCGAGAGTTCTTTCCGCAACCCTAACTATAATCCTGATCTGGGTTACGGGTATCATACGCCTAGGTTCGATAAGTACAAGAACGAGGCTTTCTTCAAGAAATACGGTATTACCAACGAAGGGGAGGAGGCTACGATCAATAAGGATAAGTGGGAGATGAGGAAGGAATTGCTTAACATAAGCCGTAAGGCTATGGAGGACTATGATGAGCGGTTCAGGAATATCTACCAGATACCACAAATATCCAAGGGCGGCGTGGAGAGGATGGTGCAGGCCGGGGTTGACCCGAAGGCGGCTATCGGCAATGCCGTACGTGATATTGTTGGCGAGAGGGTGGATGATCCTATACACGGTCAAGGACAAGACCTAGGAGGGCTTGACGAGAACGATAACAAATATCGTATGATCCCCAAATACTATCTCAGTAAGTTGGAGAACGCCAACGACGTGTCCCATGACTTCGCCTACTCCTATTCCATGTTATCCTTACAGGCTACCGCTTACAAGTATAAGAGGGCGGCCTTGGATGATGTCATGGGATACAGGAACATGATGCTTGAGACACAATATGACGGAGGCAAGAACCCGGAGGCCACTCACGCCTATAGGATGTTTCAGGACTGGGTCAACGCCAGCATCTATGACGTCAGGATAAACAATAAGCGGGCGGAATGGAATATAGGTAATTATAAGGTCGATCTTAATAAGCTGGCTCTTATGTTTACCAAGTTCGTGTCCAAATCCAACCTAGGCTTCTCCCCATTCGTAGCGGCTACCGGGGCCCTTACCGGGCAGGCCAACTTCCTTTTGGAAGGTATGGTAGGACAGTATATAAGCAAGGACTCCATGAAATACGCTTATGGAGAAGCCCAGAAGCAGTTAAGCACGTACGTGTCGGAGATCGGGGATATAAACCGTACCAACAAATTATATGTCGTTGGAGAGGCTCTAGGCGTGTTTAATGTCCGCAACCGTGTACGATCGGCGGCGTATAACAAGATCTGGAGAACCTTATTCCGGGACCTGCCGTTCAAGATGATGGAGGTTCTTAACTCCCCGTTGGATCCGCAGGTCATTATCTCAGTCATGGACGATACCCGCCTATATGAGGGCCAGTTCTGGTCATACTCCAATTTCAAGGAGATGATGATGAAAGACAGAAATATGTCCGCTAACGAAGCTAAACGTGATTGGGATCGTTTAAGGGATTATTCTATGTGGAATATGGTAGATGTCAAGGACGGAAAGATCGTGGCTAAGAACGAGGCTAACAAGGATATTATAGACCGATATATACCAACCTTGTCCAGTAGGGTAAGGAGTATGGTGCAGATCTGCGACGGCGCCTTGAACGAGCAGAACCGGGTGGGGGCTAGCCGGAACGCTATCCTTAATATGGTGCTGCCTCATCGTGGATGGTTTATATTGGCCGTGCAGCGGGCGTATAAGAAAGCCGGTTTCAATTTCCAAACCAACCAGTTCGAGGAAGGATATATGAGAACATTATGGAGACTGGCCGGTAATGTCTATGGATCGATGTCCGAGGGCAGGATGGGGGAGGCATATGACGTGCTTAAGGAAGAGTATGATAAGCTTATCCCCTACGAGCAGATTAATATCAAGAGGTCGATTATCAATATGGCGGTATTCGCCACTATGATGGCCATAGGACGGGCTTTGATGGGATATAGGGAGGATAATGAGGATAGCTGGTTCGGACAGTTCATTACCTATATCGGATTCAGGACGATCAATGAGATCGCTTCCCAGACATCCCCGTTCATGGAGCTTAACGCCATAGATATGCTGCAAGATCCGCTGGTTACGGCCCGGAAGTTAGGCGATCTCACCGATCCCCGGAACTGGGACCCGTTCGCTACTGTCCAGACCGGTGTGTACAAGGGCGAGAGTAAGTTGTGGAGACAGCTCATGAAGTTCTCGTTTGGTAAGCAATGGTATAATATCAAGACGGCTAGGGATATTAAGCAGACATCCGACTACTGGCTGATGACCAACGGCATGACGATGGGATTCTTTCTAGGTGGAAGAAATAAGGATGAGTCTGGGGAGGACGCTAATTGGTACTTTGATAGGGGAAGATAGCCGATATAGTATGACAAAAAAATAGCCAGTCGATTGCTTAAAACAATCAGATTGGCTATTTTTGTATTCCCACCTATCCATCCCGGACGGATGGGAATAAATAATTATCAACTATGAATGCAAATGTAAGCATTTATTAGGATTCTTCAAATAACTAAAATTAAATTATAACCAATAAATATAAATTATTGTTATTTAAGTTTGTAGCATAAATATTATGGCTATATTTGCGTCATAAAACAATGAATGACGGGATCTCACTTCAAGGTCATTCAATGTGTAAGATATTTTTGGCTCATTAGGATTTGTCGAGGTGAGATCCGGCATTTCCTTTTGAGCCTATTTTTTATATTATGGATAATCTTGTTTTTATTAATGAATCTAATGATGTGTTGACAGACAGCTTGAGAGTAGCTGCTAAATTTGAGAAGGATCATAGCAAAGTTATAAGATCTATAGATGATTTGTTAGAAAAGAGCTATGTTATTGATACTGAATGTAATCCAAAAATGGATTTACATAAAATGTTTTGTTTATGCTATGATGACATACCTCAACCTAATGGTGGATTTAGAAAATCCAAAAGATATGTAATGAATAGGGATGGATTTACTATACTTGTCATGGGGTTTACTGGTAGCAAAGCTATAAAATTTAAATTGGAGTACATGAATGCTTTTAACGAAATGGAGGCATCCATAAAAAAGAATCTTCCACATAATTACATAGAAGCATTAGAGGCGTTGTTGGTATCCGAGAAAGAAAAGCAGGCGTTAGCTGAAGCTAAGAAAGCGGCAGAGGAGGCTAAGAGAATATCCGACAATATTATCAAAGAACAAGCTCCCAAAGTAGGATTTGCTGAAACAGCTATTATGGCCAATGACAAAGGTGATGATATGTTGATTCGTGATGTTAGGAGAGAACTTGAGTCTCATGGATGTGATATAGCGGAAAGATCGTTAAGAGAGTTTTTACAAGAGCAAGGTTTCTTTTACAAGAATAAAAGAGAATGGATATTAACAGAGAATGTTATGAAGAAGGGTTACGCACATTACAGATACAATTGTATATTCTAACTTCTCCTTTTCTTGCCTTATTTATCTTATTCATCTTATCAGATTTTTATATCCTACACGTTTTAATTCCTCTTCAGTAGCTTTCTTCTTCGGGAACTTCCCGTGCCATTTACCGGGCACCACGACATCACGTCCGTCTGGGCTGGTAGCCAGCCTCCCGCATTCGCTGCACAGCCCCATGCCCTTATACGGCTGTAGTTCCTTGGCATACTCGAATTTGTCCACCATATACTCGTTTGTCAACATCCAGTAACTAGACGTGGCGGTATTGTCTACGCAACCGCATTTAGCGCATACAAACAGGCTCATGTTCTACCTTAATTTTTCTTTTATATGTTTAGATATATCAATTATCTCATCTTTTATATTGCAGTCATCTTTTAATAATGAACCAAATATACATGATATGGCGCTCTTTAGGCCTAGCGCTATCCCTATCTCCAATATTTTTTTATCGGTATTAGAGATTTCTACAGGTTCATATAATATTGATGATATGTTGTTAACGACGTATATTATATCATCTTCATTCATTGATGTAGATTTATCGACAATAGCTATAAAATCTTTTATAATCATAATATAAGCTATTTTTATTTCTTTTATCGTATCATCGCTTAGATGTCTATCTCTTATATGCCTTTCAACATACTTGTTTGCTAGATTCTCTATTTTGTTTGATTTGTCCATTTGTACTATCAATTATTTAGTTAATAATAGATCATAGTCCTCTTCGTCTATACTCCCATTATTGTTGATGTATATAATGAAATCATTTAAAAGCACGGACTTATCCTTGGATAAGGCTTTTATAATAAGCTCTCCATCATCTTTCAACATCACATGCACAGTATCCCAGATAACATATTTTTGACATTCTTTCTCAATCTTCTTGATTGTTTTAAGTATTGTCTCCTCATATCTTTTTACTATTCCGAACAGTTCAGTCGTATTATATTTACGTATAGCCGTGAATATATATTCCTTTTTACAATCCCAGCATTTTATCAGTCTTTCTGATCCGCACGCCTTATCCTCGTAGAAGAAGCAACCCTTACATGGTTCATTATGGTCGTAGCTTAATACTACAAGCAGCTCCACACCATTCTTGTATATCACGTCTCCTTGTTTCATCTTGTCTATTTTATTAATCTCATTATCAATATAGTAAAGTTGGATATTATCCATACTATAGATATCCAGAACGTTGTACTTAACATAAGACCTATATTCCTAGGTATAGGATCTACTCTCCTGAATGTCAGGATCATGTATATAAATGTTTTTATATTCATAATTTACGATATTTTTCTATATAGTTAACTATCAAATCTTTAACTCCTTTTGGGACATCTACCAGTTTGAGATTACCTTGGAATATGTCCTTGCCGTACTCATCCATAATCTCCCCGAATGAAGGATTCATGACTCTTGTTGACATAGATATCGGTTGATCAGTGTCAAATTTGATAACGATCTTCTTTCCGCCGTTTATCGCCTTTTTAAAAGCCACGTAAAGCTTTCGACCTTTTATTATATCACAATTCCCTTTCAGGATATTAGACATATGTATGACATATTCTTTCTTCGCATCTCCTGGGTTGTTCATAAGCTTAAGATCTCCTCCGGTATCTCTCCATTTCCTGAAGCATGGGAAACATAGACCGTGATTTGCCTTAGCGTGTCTAGGTATCATCCTACTGCTGCCGGCTGGGATCGTATCGCCACAGCAGATACACGTCCTATCCTTGTTGGTGCGCATCGGCACATAGCTCTTTATCGGGTATTCTTTTCTTTTATACATCTTCTTCTGTTTTCAAAATTATCATCACCATACTCATAATTAGGACAAGCTTTGTTGCTTGGTCGTCTAACATAAGTCTTTTGCTTCCTGTTATATTTACTGTTAGGGTTTATATAATGGTCACACACTTGCCAAATAGAGCAACATACTTTCCCGTATCTTTTCGCCCAATCATTATCATGCAGATGTACGCATGTAGAGCAAGTCGGATTCTTAAGCTTATCCTTGTTATCATCTATGATCTTATTGACCCGATCAAGAATAACATGCATTTTTTCAATATTTATGACGTTAAACGCGTCTGGTTTCGGAAGATATGTCATCGAGCTTATATCTATGTCCATTTCCTTGGATTTGTTGTAAGCCGATTTGTATTTCCTTACCATCAAATCTTTTAACTGATTTACCTTCTTCTCATATGTTCCCATGTCTCATTCGGTTTTCCATCCCTGTTTCCTTAATAAATCCACCATCATCCCTTTTATCTTAGGGCTAATGGCTTCGGTAAGTATATCAGCGGCCAAATTGATAGAGAAGCTGGTCATCCTAGACTCCCCTATATATTTCTCGCTGGTAACTTCTTTCACATAGTCGTGAATATCCTTAATCATCTCATTTTGAGATCTTAGGAGATCCAGTATCTCATCGAGTTTATCATCCATCTTTTTTCTCAAATACACCTGACAATAACCAGACAATCACTATCAAAAAGAAAAATAACCCAAGAGCCTCATCCGGGTAATCATGCATGGCCTCTAGAACATCTCTCATAGCTTGACATCCATTTTGTTGATTATCTTATAAAATATATCCCTAGTCAGCTCAATATCATAAGTAGCGTCATGGAGTTTATTCTCATCAATCTCAATACCCATAGTCTTAGCCACGGTCATCAACTTAAAGTTCTCCATATCGTTTCTTACGCCCATAAGGAATGGTGTCACCATAACATATACATCCATACAGTTAGGATAGAACCATGATCCGAAATACTTATCCCCACATTGCTGGAATAAAGCCCGTAGGAAGCTGTTATCGAATCCAGCGTTGTTATACCCCACTAAATACATTTTATCCCTCTTGTCGAACTTATCCACGTATTTGGATAATATACTAACGAGCTGTCTGTATCCATCTTCCATAGGCTGATACGACTGCACTTGCTCCAAGGTAACGCCGGCCACGTCCAGCGCCTCCTGCTCTATCGTGGCGGCAGGGTTCGGGGCTAGGCGAATGTCAAACCTCTCGGCCTCCTGCCCGTCGATATCCACGATCCCTCCTATTTGGTGTATCCCGTTTCTCCAGAACTTAACACCGGTTGTCTCTAAGTCAAAAAATAACAGCTTGCTCATATTTATTGATTTTTAAAATGTTCCTTAATCTTCTCCAATGCCTCATAAGATAGATAGCTGTCTATGGCCTTATTGCTATTCACTTTCATCAACTCATCAAACAGATCTTTAGCCAGTACTTTCCACTGTTCTCCCCAATCAAGAAGATTCTCAACTTTTGATCGTATATCCTTGAAATAAGAATCTACATCTGATTTAATTGATTTTGAATAGTATATAACATCTCCCTCATCCCTATCCATAATATAATCACATTGTGTCTCGATATCTTTTATATGACTATCTATATCACTACACATATAATCAACAGGTTTACGTATATTGAATATAGCTTCTGACGTAAGACCGGTTATATTTTGTATGTCTTTTAAATTATCCATGATTTAATCAACTAAATACCAACCATCCACCTGCAAATCCCATTGCGAAAATATATAAGATTATAGATGTGAATAATATCCAATCTTTTGCGCTTAGCTCATTATTATCTCTCTTTATTTTCTCAAGATAATCATATATAGCTGTATAAACAGCATGGTGAATATTCTCGTCTCTAGCCCTTACGATATTATCATATTCATTATATCCTAGATTATAGGTGGCGCTTTCGATCCTTATATTCCCCGTAACCTTTTTATTTACATCGAAATCGAAACTAACCACTATATCGGTGGTTAGAGCGCTGGCGATTTTGCTTTTTATCTCATCATTACTGAGATTAGCATCGTGCACTAATCGCTCATAGTCTTTATCGTCAAGAATTATCTGTTTTTTAATGTTCATATCCCTAATATTTCTGCTACATAAACAAATCCATAACATATATAATTATCAGCGTCATGCTCACCCCAATTCACATGCCATACGACGGCGCACGGGAAATATAATGGCATATCCTCAGCCATAGGATCCTCTTTGAAGTCATCAATGTTTATCTTCTCCCTCCACCTCCACAGGTCTTGGATATCGTTCAAGATTAATTTGTTCATAACAATCTGGTTTTTAATACTGATACAAAGATAGGATTTAAACAAAAATAAAAGCATGAATAATATTAAAATAATATTAATCATGCTTAAATATAAATATATCCCTTCTAGTTCTCACGGATATACGTATTCGTATTCATCTGGAGGAGATGTCTTATATTCAACATCGCACTCCATATTGGTGTAATAGTTATCCCCCTTTCTGTATACTAACGCTACCTTGCAGTCGTATTCCAAACTGTATCCTATAAGAGGGACATTAGCCATAGGCGGATTATCCTCTGTTTTGTATCTTATCCTTAGTATCTGTTTCATATAATCCACATTTAATCAAATCTATCATCAATGAGAATAATGCGTCTATAAGAAGTTTTTCGTTGCTCCAATGTACGGAGATATCGTCCTCATCCATATACGACACGAACCACTTGTCTTCAAATTTATAGCACTCTAACGTATAACCCTTTATCTCGGCTGGGAGTAAGCTCAATAACGTCCCTACATCCCAAACCGGGTCGGATATATCCGGGGTAACGGCCTCGATCAGTCCTATACGACCAGCGTCATCCTCCATAGAATGCAATGAGTCAAGGTACTTGTCTCTGAAGCCGATGGCGGTGGAGATAGGGAGGCCGGCCTCAACCAGCACTCTCCCCTGTTCTTTTGTGGTAAAAATCCGTTCCTTCATGGTTTTTGCTTTTTCGGTGACATATCATCCAGTTTCTTTATTCCCATCAATATCGGGATACTATCATGCATACCATCCATCATCTTCCTTTCTACCGTAACGATCGTATCATTATGCCATCCCCCATGAGCCACAAGAAGAATCTCCTGCTGCTCGAAGCCAAGCCCTACCCCTATACCGCCGGAGTTCCACGCGCAGGTAATGACCACCCCGCCCTTCTTGGTGATCCTAGCTATCTCCTTCTTCTGCCTAGCCCAATAACTAGATTGCGTTGTTTGCATATTAACAGATCCTCCAAGTCTTTTATACGACTCAGATACCTGTCTCGCAGAATATGGTGGATCATATAATACCATATCAGCTATATTATCATCAAGATGACACAAGAAGTCCGTGGCATCTTTATGATACATAGCCTTAGTCTCAGGATCAAGATCGTTGGTTATCGTCCCTATATCGCTGTTTCTGGCGAATGGATCCACTATAACCATCCCCTCTTCTCGATATTTATCTATAAGTTCTCTTATCGGTTTTATGCTGAATGTCTCTTTATTCGGCATCGACCATGTTTTGTTTATAACCATATCGCTGTGATCGTGTTTTAAATTCTACCTACGCTCTATGCCTCTTAGCAAATGGGCTATCACATCCACTGTCCATCCGTTACCCGCTAAAGACATGGCCGTATTCGGGGCTATCCCGTCAAGGTAATCATCCGGCAATGTCTGTAGCCTACACATCTCCACCGGGGTCAGGTATCTGAATTTGTCTTTCATGTCAAAGGCATTAGGATATCTTCCGGGAGGTAGTGATGAGATCACGTTATCTTTCATGACTGTTGTCAGGCAATTACTTTTCTTGATGGGAGTTGTATTCTTATCTTTTCTTATCTCCAGACATTGCGTTATTTTTATGTCCTTGTCACAATCCTTTTGATACCCGTCCTCTCCTATCCTTCTACCGACAATGGTCCCTATATATCTTCCTCTTATGGCTCCCGGATTCCAACCCTTGTCATGCTCTAGAATATCATCCAATGATATATGCTTGTCTTTCGGCATTTCTACTGGCCAATTACACCAATAAAGGCGATGCCGGGTCTGCGCCGAGACCAAGGCGCTATCGATCTCCACCGGCTCCACGCCAAGCTCCTCGGTAATCACCCAGCGATGCTCGTCCCGCATCCGGACGTTCTCGCCCAAGAACAGGATCTTACCTTTGGTCTCCTTCTTTAAATGCTTTACAATGTCCGAGAAACAAAAGAAAAGCCTCCCACGAGCGTCCATAAACCCCTTACCCTTACCTGAGCTAGAGAAGCTCTGGCAACAGAACCCTCCCATGACCAGATCTATGTCTTTCCAAGAAATATCCCATATTCTCCAGTTATTGACATCTCCTAACCGGATAATATCAGGGAAATGCTTCTGGCTCACCTTTATGCATGTATTGTCTATCTCCGAGGCGTAATAAGCATCTATAGGTATGCCGGCTCTTTGTAACGCTAGATACCCACATGATATTCCGTCAAATAATGATAATACTTTCATATTGTTTATTTATTCTCAGGCCTAAAAATATCCTTTGCGATCATATCAAGGGAGATTTCATGTATCTTAGGTAAGACCTTAACCAATTTTATACCAAAATTTTCGCCTCTCTTAACAAACGTCCATTTACCATATATGATTCCATGCATCATGTTCTGTATTACTTCCTTACTGTCTGTCAAGAATACTTGGTAATAGACACTTTTGGCATAATTAAAATCCTCCCCATGATCATTCGCCGGTCTTAATATCATTACAGCCGAAGAGCGTCCACGAACGAATCCGTGTATCTCAAGGCATTCCTCGAACTCATAATTATCACGTTCCTCGTCATGATCATCTTTAACCCACTTACATGGTTTCCCATCTTTAAATGGGATTCTTAACTGTTTCTTTGTCATAATTGTTTTGGTATATAATTACCCAATTAAATTCATCTTTCATCCTGATCTTTATGCCCCCATATGATAATTCCTTATGAGCTGTGACAAAATAATCAACCGCATCTTCATCTAATAAACTATGCGGACACCTTTCCCATACAGGACTTTGATCTAGATGATCCCATGTAGCTACAAGTAACTTATTCTTGTCATTATCAATGGCTATTTTATATGTCCCTATAGTGGCCTTACGTTTAATGATCGCTCCATTTAACATCTGCTTCTTAGCCCAGCTCCATGAACCTCTCAGCCCAAATGTTCTTATAACCCAGTCATTTATCTTCTTCATTTCAAGTTATTTGTTAAAATAGTAATATAAATATAAATACATAAATTGGATAGGGCTATTCACCATACCCTTATCATTAGGCTCGTCATACTTGTCAAGCCAAAGACGAAGCGCTTCCCAATCGATATCCTTATGGTCACAGACCATGCAGGCTAGGTTAGCCCCGAACAGATCCCCTCCGCCACGTAAAGACTCGTTAAATCTCTTGGCTAGCCTTTTCTTGAATCCTTTATTGTACCAAATACCGGAGGTAGCGGCATAACAATAATAAGCGTTGTATTTCATTTTCACACCCATCTTCTCAAATAAAGGCGTATGCCATATCCGGTCAAGGAAGAATACTATTCCACGATAGATAAAGGTTCGGAGATTCTTCCTGTATTTCTTCCCCAAGAAGCTATCTACGCAAGATATAGTTCCGCCTGAATAGTACCAGTTATTGGCGCCTCTCTTAACCTTATTCGTCATCTTGAACTTATTTTCCCTATCCTCTACCCTATCCCAAGGCTTTAATTTATCCTCGTTAAATGTTGGACAATAATGATAGTAATGATTGATCCATGAAAGGTATGGGTTGTATATCGTGTATCCATTATCGCTGACATATGAGTTTATATCATATCCAAGTTCTTTGGCTAGAATAGACCCTTCATCAGCTAATACCTTCAATATCGGGTTCAAGTTCCATATCTGGTCTTGGCTGACGAACATCGAATAACAAGGATCCTCATCCTCGCCATACCATCCTCCCATCCCGCTCACTATTTTATCCAAATCAAGTGAATAATCTTTCCCGGATAAAAAATCATCTCTAAGAAAAAAACCTCTATATGGGATCATGTCATATACACCCGGTTGATCCTCAAACATATGTTTAGCGTTCTCGGTCAATCTGATCAATGTTTGCAAGGCAGAAGATATATCTATGGGCGCATATTCACACCCATAGACCTTATTATTTATCCAAAGATATTGAAGAAGCTCGGCTATATTAATAGTCCCGTCCTCCACATATCCTGTCTTGTTATCGAAGTTTATTTTGGCTAGAGGTATATTACTTCCTTGTGGTTGGTCACTTTTTTCATTACAACAATGCACGAACCTGTCAAAGAATATATCTTTCCAACCAAAATATTTATCCCTTATCGTCATAAGCCTATTTCTTGTCGTATAACGACATGACGTTAATAAGATCAGCTTTTCTGGCCATCCCTTCAAGTTTATTAAAGCCATCCATGTTATCTCCACTGACGATGATAGTAGGATATACCTCTATACCGTACTTGGATATCTCCTCCTCCGCGGCCTTGTTCTCCGGAATCTGGTTTAACGTGACCTCACCCTCATACTCCTGTAATGTGTTGGCGATAATATATCGCATGTAATCGCTGTACTCAGCGTCTTTCTTCGTGAAAAAATCAATTCTTACCATTTTTAAATAGTTTTTAATCTGTTAATAATCAAATCAGCAGTAAATATAGCATTATCTACCTCATCTATACACATCTTCCTTCCATCGAAACTGTTAGATAATAAATCCTTAACAATCTGATATCTTCTCAACTCCCAATCTATGTCTATATCAAACTTAAGATGCCTTACACGATCATAATTCAGCTCTTTATGATTCTTATCGAGGTATTTAACTGTCGAGAATGGGGTATCATCATCAATAGTGCGCTTGATTAAATCAACGTATTTACCAGTTTTTTTATTGATAGCTCTTAATCTCTCATCTACTACTCTTTCTCCTGACTCTTCCATTCCACTGACCCTTTATTATGTTTATCGTAATATAATAACGCTATAGCATTCCATGCTACTTGAGCAAGATGCATACACCCTGTATCCGAATCAAATCTCTCTCCTTTTGCATAAGCGACTAAGTGTCGCATGGTCGCACCTAAATACCGATTGAATCCATCAGGTATATCTTGCCATGAGTTATCAGCATACTTCTTGGCACCTTCCGTATATACCCTCACGATGTCCTCTATCTCAGCCAAAGGAAGGAGATCCCACCGGAGTTTACTGTCGGCCCGGTCGTTCTTGCCGCTACCGTCCCTCCCCGGGAGAGGCTTATCCGCCACATCTTCTTTATTGGTGTCGCACAGATCATTGCCGATAGAGCCATGATCTGTCGTAAACTTATCTGCCGTCTCCTCGTCAATAATCCTTAATTTAATAGCCCTGTTTAATGATACAACCATTTCCTCGTCAACCCAAGTATATTTATATGATGCTTTAAATAATGGGCCTAATTTCATTAGACCTGTACGATCAGCAGTTTCAAGTACCTCAAATACCTCACCGTCATAAACAACCTTTTCGTATTTGCTAAATTCTTCTTTCATAGGTAACTATATTTTTAGATTAATAAAATTCACTAAGATCCCTGCATTCTGGTGTCTCACCTGTTATGGAATAAAGCTCACCAGATGATAGATATACGCAATGCGATGTCTTCCCGTCCCTCCACTCGCTTTGCTTCGTAATCCCGCAAATAGCGCAGCGTTGGATCCCCGGCCCTGCCTTTACCCACGAGTGTCGTACGTTTTTCTTTCTCGTCCTGTTGGTGTTGTCAAGTTTCCTCATATTAATCCTCCAAAGTCATTATAATCTTATCTTTCCCGATAATAACCTCATTCCCGCTCCTTACATCAAAGCATTTCCCCTCATCTGCCTCCTTGAAATAAAGAGCGCCATTGTACTCGAACAAACCGAAGCCATAATCGTCTAGCTTCATTTCGTTAAGTCTCTTGAATTTGTATATTTTCCCCATATTTTCTGTATTTTTTATATTTTGTATTACTAAACACATCAAAAAGATAGATAAGATCGCTGCTATTATCCCTCCATAAAATTTAGTCGAATCATTCTTTTCATTTCCTTCTACTATCAAATAGATAGAACACGCCATTATTATAAAGGTAGATCCTAGTCCAATCATAACATTTTCTTTGTTTTCAAAAACTCCATCATATCCTCTGCGCTAAGCTGGAAGCCTGCCGCCGCCTTATGACCTCCTCCCCCGGGATAGGCTTTATGTGCCAGCGCCGAGACATCCACCTCCTCTTTGGTGGTATAGAATGAACATCTAAAGAATCTTCCGTTCCAGCAAAATGGCATCATCAGATCATGTCTCTTAGGGTTATACATAGATTCAAATGTAGTAGAGTTAAACTCTGTGGTATTCATACATATAGCCTTGTACCCAAATACATCAGCCTCGAATGAGAACATATTTATCTCCCCTCTGTTTTTCTCTACTATATACTCTATTATAGCCTCCCCGTTATTTATCATATCATTCACTAAGTTGTTATCGGCTTTATCTAGTACATCCTTAACAATGTCTACATCAAGACCGCAATATCCCCTCATCCCGTACTGGAACGCCATGACATCACTCCACTCGAACCGGTCGTGATCCCATACATCATAAGCGCTCAATAATTTTACCACGTCAGGGGTTTCGATATCATCGAAAAGATATTCCCACGTAAGCTCACAAGCCGCCGTTCCGATACGTCTTTTGCCTTTGACATTATAGTCCTTCACAGCTTCTATCGCCGTCTTATGGTGGTCTATCCATGTGACATCTATCCCCTTGTCTTCCCATTCGTCGAATAAGAATCTCGTTCTATCGCCAAATGACACGTCAACTACAAATACCTTATCATATTTATTCACGTCAGGTATTTCCTTGCCGTAATTGTAAGGAAGAAGATCAATGTCCCCTTTGAAATACTTTTTTTACTATAGCCGCTGACATTACTCCGTCAAGATCAGCCTCATGATATATACATCCTGTCATAATCTATTGTTTTTAATTAAAAAATCTATGTATTCTTTTATCTCCTTATTTCTATCATTATCCCAGTCAAATGTCTCGTTTATGAATTTGAAGTACGATACTGGGATTGAATGCAACATCCACCCACAATATTTCCCGAATGTCATTACCGTAGAGCCAAGGGGATGATCCGGCCTCCCGGGTACAGGGGAGGCGGTAATGCCCTGCGCCAGCCCCCTCCTTCGGTCTTTCTTGGCGGCCTTGATATCCAGATCCGTTTTCGTTACCTTATCCCCCATCGGGATATTGGTGATTAGGTTGTCATTGACAAACATTCCCCATCCATATCCCTTGTAGTTCTCTATACTAAGCTCCCTTATATCTCCGAACCTTGACGAGTTGTTGCAACAATCAACGACCAATGCGCTATCCTTACCGTCCTTTATCCTAACCGCCCTGCCAAGCCACTGGTAATACGATGAGAACGAAAATGTCGGTCTCCCTACTATCACACAATCAAGACCAGGATGATCGAATCCGGTTCCGAGGGCGGAATAGTTGAACACCACCTGCGTCCCACCTGACTTGAACCTCTCGACTATAGCCTCCCGCTGCTTCTTTGGCGTACCTCCGTGAACTACCTCCGCCATGCCAGCGCATATCTTGGCGTTTATCCATTCGGCGGCCGTATTGCAGCTCTCAACAGAATCCATAAATACCAATATAGACTTACAGCTATTCTTTAATATCATCAATCGGCGCAAAATAAGGTTGTTTAAGCCATTTTTTTTCACCGCCTCACTAATTGACTCAGCCGTATATTCGGAGCCGTTAGAATTGAGTTTAAGGGCATCTCCATTGAAATCCCATGTCTCATATTTAAGAGGTGTCCAAAATCCTTGCCTTATCATCTCCTCTACCTGTATCACGTGAATCAGATTCTTGAAATATACCGGTCTCATACGAGTGATGAAATTAAGTTGGGAATATGATGTCTGTCCTATCGACATGTTTTTAAGTCTACATGGCGTGGCTGTAAACCCTATCACCTTTCTCGGCTTCAGCTCATTCATGAATGTTATGAACTCACTGCCATCCTCAGGACTGTATCCGGCATGAGCCTCATCTATCAATACGTTTCTGATTCCCATCTCCTTAAGCTGACCAACAACTTTCTTGATAGATCCTAACGTGGCATATATCATGTTAGACAGCTCTTTCTTGCCACAGGAAGCGGAGTAGATGGTCGCCGGTATCCCGTAAGATGTGATCTTGTCGTGGTTCTGTTGCAGCAATTCTTTTGATGGTTGTAAAATCAGCGTCTTATCTCCCATCAATCTAGCCGCTTCTGCTATGAGGATCGATTTACCGCAACCTACCGGCCCGATGACTAATACCGGATCATGTCTATCAGAGTTTATGTAATCGGAGATACTTTTAACACATTCCTCTTGATATGGTCTTAATTTGTAAATCATTTGGATCTGTAGTTATCAAAAACGTCTTTCACGTACTCTAATCTTATCGCACACTCCCGACCATCGTCCATTTTCACCATTAAAGTTTCCTTGGTCTTGCTTATGGCTATCACCTCTCCTGTTCCTATCTGGGTATGGACTATATCGCCTAGCTTTATATTACATTTGATCATGGTCAAGTTTTTTATTAAATTCCTCTATCTTACTCCTGTCTGTCTCATTCACCATCTCAGCCTCTTCCTTGAACATGTCGTACCCTTCCCGGATATTATTCCCAACCATATTCTCTATCATCTCCCTCATCTCATCGCTCCTTACGGCAAAAGATATCTGGAATGATTTACTTGTGCCTTTCATCAGGTAATCAATCTCTTTCTTACATTCTGTCATCAATCTATCCAGATTATCGAACTTAACGAACTTAGAGTTGCCGTTGGCTTTCCTTACCCCATCCTTGAAATCCTCCAATATCCCGTTAAATACATCCGCCATACACATCATGGAATGTAGCCATACCAGCATATTGAATTTATATTCATTATCAGCGTTATTCATCAAACTCACCAAAGACTCGCTTTTTGTCAACATGATCTTCGATTCCCGGTCTACGATATCCTTTATCTCCTGCCGGTATTTCATGGCGCCAACGAAATCCATCTTAGAATAACATTCATTTGATTTCTCTACCAATTTCCTGATATCCTTTCTAGACATCAGAAGATCCAATACCTGTTTTTCTCTTTCGTTTCTATCCATAACCAATTATTTATTGACACAAATATAATTAAAGCCTAGATGTTTACCTAGGCTTTTTAATAAAGTTATTCTTTTTTATTCTTTCTTTTTGAATCATCCCAATCCGATGAGTACCTGCATGTCCCTTGTTTATGGATTGAGAAATCGCACCAAAAACACAAGGGCTTGGGGCGGGGTTCAAGGCAGGCCGGCTGGCGTCCCATGAGGTAGCGTGTCTCATACTTATACCCTTGTTTGGCGTCGTCCCAAACGTGAGCTTGATAGCTATCTACTTTATTTGTCTCGAAATCATACATATCAAGGAGAATATCGTTAAGTTCCTTGACCGATCTCTCCACTTTCTCCTTATCTACCTTCACGTTTTGATTGTCCAGCATACGGGTAAAGAAATAGCTACACATATCCGGAAGTACCTTGTATTTCCTTAGTATGTAAAAGGCGTATATCGGGTGCTGGAGATTGTGAAGCAATTTATCCTTATCGAATAATTTTCTCCCAGACTTCCAGTCTATCGTATACATAGCTGTTCTGTCTTTTGTCTTATACTCACCTCTCCAGTCTACTGATCCTATGATATGTACCTTATCGTATGTCACGCCATCCAATGTAAGGGGCTTGGGTAGCTTATAAGGCAGGACGAAGTCCTCCTCCACGCCGGCCGGTCTCGACCCCCGGATCACTTTCTCCATTGGCGTAAGATCCGACCACGATTTCTTGTAATTGCCAGCCGCGTCCTTCTCAAACAACCCTACGATCCATCTTATTAGCCTAGCCGCATGTTGCATGGACTCGATCTGAGATTTAACGCTATCAAAAGGTATTTTCTCTATATCGGCGTAGTAGTTGAATGCCTTGCTCATATCCTCATAAGAAGGTCTGCATCCGTTCTTGAAGAAATACTCCATCGTTTGGTGGATAACCGTACCATATGACGTAGCCTCATGCTTCTCCGTAGACCTATGACCCTCCACGTAAGTCTTATACCACTTGTATGGACATTGGACGAACGTGTCTATCTGTGAATAGGATGCGGCAAGAACCTTCTCTCCGTTTATGACCTTGCATAACAAATTATTCTCCGGTATAATCATAAGTCTTTATCTATATCATGTCCATATAAATCCATTGACAGGTTTTGTAGATGGTGGAGATTCTTGATATGTATAGGATCGCTTAGATCGTCTTCCAGATCCCTAAGCCCAAGATAATACCCATCATCAAAAAACTCTATAGATATTCCGTAGCCTCGATATACATCCCGTCCTTTATCACGCTTAAACCCGATGGTATTAAGCAGGTTATCATCTATCTCAATAGGCATGACATCGTCTTCCCCGGAATACCATTTCATTATCCCGTCATCAACCTCACGTTCAAGGATCAATGACTTACTTTCATTACGCATACCAGTAACGCACCCTACCCTCCATATATTGCCAGCCTTGTCTTTTACAAGATTCCCTATCCTTAGTTCTTTAGCCGAAATCATACTCGTCCTCCTCGTTATAATCGTCATCGCAATCATCGACAAGAGGGGTTTCTAACCCCTCTTCCCAATCGTCATATCCAAAGTCCATTATTTGTCCTTAAAATAAACATACAACATATCAGTTAAACTTCCTACCGTTATTTCATCGCAAGGGGTATTGCGAAACACCTCGTCTGGTATGTATTCACCTGTCATCTTTTCTATATCCATTATCACTTCAACAAGATCCAATGAATCCATAGCCATATCGGACGATAGGTTACTATCTTCCTTTATGTCTTCAATATCATCAAACTCAGATGTTTTCGCAAATATTGCGTCTATTACTACTCCTAATACTTGATTTCTTTTCATAACTCTTAAATCGACATTTTTAATCTTCTACCTAATTCTTTTTTTATATTTGATATTCTTTCGATGTCCATCTTAACATCTCCAGTAATAGTATATTCCTTATCCATCCTCTTGGGGGGGTCCGGAAGCCGGCTTACGGCGAACAACCATGCCAGCTCCTTATTCTTATTCTCCCTAAGATACAGATCGGATGTCATGCCATACATCTTTATGATCGTATCGAATAACGTTGATTCCGATAAGCTCATATGTACGCTATAGACATTTGACGGTTTCCATATCAAGTTATCCAACCTCATCGTATATTCACGTTTAAGGTCTATATGGGATATTACAGCCCTTACTATAGGTTCTTCCTTGAAGTTGGTGTTAGCCACAAACCAGATAAGCCTTTTCTCCACCTCCTTGATAGCTCCTGTATCCTTACCCATATCGTTATATACCCCAACGATACGGTCCCGGATCCCCTCGACCTCCGGTGTCAGACCGGGTGTCTCTATCAGCATCAGCAGCGATCCTCCCCTTGGCGTTATCTTCCACTTCCCATTCTTCTGAAGCTCAATATAACCAGATGCTTTATAACTATCTATTTTCTCCTTTGGAATGGTGTTAGCCATCTCTTCTTTTTGCCGGATCATCAAAAGATATCCAACATCAGACATCGTTAATCCTGATGTCATCATCTGTTCAAAATTTATATACATATGCAAATAAGTTAAAATATTGACCTAATCTTTCTGGCTACCCTCTCGACTATATCGGGATGATCATTTCCGTTATATATATCTATTAGCGTATCTATTATATGTAACCTTATGTTTTTCTTTGATGAATGAAACCAAAAATCTCCATTTTTTCTGTTTACAGGTTTGAACATCTTCAGTTCTGGTATAAGATAACACGCCACACATGATCTTTCAGCAAGTGATAATTCAACCGCTGCCTTTTCTATCGCTCTGCACATAAATGTATAATTATCATTCTTTATTAGATCGTAAGCCCTTCTCAACACCCTAAGGGCGTCTGCTTTCGATAATCTCTTTCCCTTTTTCATACTGTTTTACCGTATAAGATTCATTAGCCATACCAACCCTGCCAACCGATATGGATTGATTTATGGATTGATTGAGATGCCCTATAACCGACATCTTGGCTCTAACCGTATTGGCGCATCTTAGAAGGATTCGATAGTCCTCTAAAGCCCGCTCGTACCTTACGTCCACCCTAGCCCTTTTATCAGCATCAGTCATGCTCTTGCATGTTCCGTCTTCTCTCAGGCTTATAGCGATCTTGTCCCGTATGATTCTGATATCATCCTCGGCTATCACCAGTTCGGCGTCAAGAACCCCCTTGTATGAGCTAAGAAGATCCTCCACCGCCACAACTTCCCTTTTTAGGTTCTCCAATTCCAATATCATTGAGTTGTCATTTATCCTTTTATACTCCTGTACTTTATTGGATACCTCATCACAGATACTCATGATCTCCTTTTCCCGTTCCCGATTTATGATATATCTGATGCTGTATTTAGCCATTTCCTTTAACGAGGATATAATTTCCTTTATCCCCATCTTATCCTCAACCGACAATACGGTCTTCAAGAACATTTCCAGCACCTTTATCACTACAAGCAAGTAATTATGTCTCAATCTCATGTCAATAAGGTGTTTCGTCATGTACTACATTAAAATCATCGCTAGGCGGTATGTATTGCTGATCCAATGGAATACTGGGAGGCGGGGGCGGCAGTGTCACCACGGTCGTGTCCGGCTTGCCGCTGCCCACGGGGGCATCCGAGCCTCCTGGTCTTTCTTGACGCACCACCCCTCCATCAGGATAATATCGCTCATATCCTTTCATGATATCTACATGTATAGCGTCAATCTCCTCTAATGATCTTTGACGGACCTTTACGATATGATGGAATAATAATCCATCCACACGGAAAGATCGTCTTGACTCGCTCTTGAAACGTTCCAGATTAGGATACCATCCTTGCGGAAATTGCATGTATGAGGAGTACCCGTATCTCCTTGGAATATTCAATACTACCATAGCCGTACATAGCTGTCCCAATGAGTCAGACTGATAGAAATCAGACTGCCTTGGCATATGATCCTTTGGATCACGTCTGCCCTCTATCTCTCGATTGAGTTGCGATACGATAAGGAAGAAGATGTTTGGGAACGTTCTTTTGGCTATATTACACATATTCATCAAACTATCTATATTCCTCTTGGCATCACCCGAACCTTGTATAAGAGCTGTATGGTCTATGGATACAAATACAATTTTCTTATCCTTATTCGCCGGCATATATACATTCCATAGAAAATCTTTAAGCTCATCAACTGTTGTAGGTATGGGTATATACGTTATTCTGTTTGAATTTTCTTGTTTAAGACATTTTTGCATTTCCAGCATCTCCTCTTCATCCATTTTACGAAGGAGGATATCTTCTATGTCTTTGTTCATTTTTTTTGATAGTGAACGTAATACCAAGTCTTCCGGATTCATCTCGAACTCACATCTTAACCATACATAATCATCTGCTTGTGGATTGATGTTGACATTCATCACATTGTTCATGATTTTCTGTGCCAAATAGGATTTTCCAACCCCTGGTCTAGCTCCTATGGCTATCGCATGTTGAGGGTAAAATCCTCCCAGCAAAGCTTTATCTAGATAAGGATATCCAGTACGAGCCGGGAGAAGTTCTCCCGACTGATATTTCATTATCCTCTCATAGGCGTCCATGATAATTTCCTTGGACGTCTTCCATATCCTATTATCGTTCATCCTCGTGCGTTTCTATCGCCAGCCGTATCGGATTTAGATCCTCTGTTAGCTGACCTTGATTTGTACCTCAATCCCTTTGCCGTATGGCATAGATCCTTTCCCTTTCGATAGGCTTTACCTTTCAGCTTATCGGTCTTGTAGTTCTTGCGACCCAACTCCCGTCTCTTGGCTTTCTGCTCAGGTCTGGCGTTGATCTTCTTGTCCGTCTCAGCTTTCTTTCTTCTGGCCTCCGGATGTGTCCTATAATATTCAGTCGACCTCCCCATCCTCGTCCTCCTCGTCATAATTATAATCCTCTACGATAATATCCTCTCCATCTAAATATGAGGCTTTATCTCCGAGTCTGCTTCTCATGCTCTCGTAAGGATCATCCCCATCTTTTATTTCCCACACACATAAGTACGGACCTATTATATCAATAAGCATGTTGGCCTTATCTTCACTTATGCCTTTTTCTATCATCTTATCTCTGCATTTGTAAAAACCACATGTCTTGTTAAACACTGATCCTCCTACATAAAATCCTGTCTGTTTGTGAATAAAAATTACTTTCATATCCTATCAACCTTTATTAATATATAATCATTTTTTATAATTGCCATAACTCATGTCAGCGTCACACACCACCAAGTCAGTTACCTTATCCACTACATGGAATAGATACTCCGGACACCCGTGGCATGCGCTACCGCCTATCGCTATCGTCTTATGCCTAGGACAGTTATTCCCCCTCCCTCCATCATATATCTGTATCCGATTATCACTATATGCCTTGATATGTCTCATGACTTTAAGCAATGATGGCAAAGACATCTTGTAAGGGGATATATGCTCCTCCGGTATCATAAGCTCACCGGATAGTTTTTTGTAAAAATCATGTCTATCCTGTCCTGTTTTTATTAAGAATATGTTGATCTCGGTCATTACCATATCCATAGACCTAAGGATATCCGGCTTGGCTAACCTACCTACAGGTTTGCCCGTAGAGTCGGATCTCATCCAAGCCCCGCATATCTCACAACCAATCTGCTTGCCTTCCACGGTATTTATTAAGATGGATGGGTTCTTGCAGTATGGGCATATGGACCCGTTTAACATAGCTTTCTGGGCTAAAGACAGTTCTCTCATACCGTTTCCTCTATCTTAACATTAAATAAATTGCAGAATCTATTAAAATTCTTGTTTTCTATTTTCATGTCCTCCTCATACCTGTCAATTGACTTGATGAAATCATTGTAACAGTCCTTGCACATCCATTGATTGATCACCGCCACGTAATAACCTACGGATGTAGGTCTGTTACACATATCGCAAATACCTAAGCACCCATATCTGGTAAGCTTATCCATCATCTCCTGTCTTGTTATTTCAAGCACCTTGAATCCCTTGTAATTATCAACTACCTTTGCCATTGTTATGAATTTGTTTAATTATAAAATAATCTGCTATATCCATCCCCTCATCTATATTGGGTTTTGATTCTAGAAAATCACTTATCTCTATATTCATCCCCCTCATATCCTTGTCTACCTTCTTTCTCCATTCGTTGAAAGCGTCGCCCTTATCCGGGTACAGGACTATCCGCCTCCTACCCAATGTCTCTATCATCTCCCTCTTCAACATATGGATACCGCCACAGGCCATGAATAACCTACTAGGGTACACGATGTTGCATATAACAGCCGTCTTCTCTGACTCTACTATATACACCGGAGAATCATTGGGATAGAAGTTGATAAGGAACTCCCCGAACAGGCATTGCCTAAGCAGGTAATCCTGACCGTCCAATATATGCACCCAACATACATGATCCATGGGAACCTTTACCCTCTTCCCGTCAGGCCCGTAGTCCATTATCTTCCCGGTTCGCACCACCCAATTCTTATCCAGTTGCCAGAACACACAGCACTTACCCCAGTCCCCGAATTTCATCATCCCTACCTTATACAAGCTAAATGCTCTATTGGTATGATACGATCCGAAGATATTGGATAGATAATCCTGAAGATCGGATGTCTCGAAAGGATTAAGGGTCTCAAACATCTTGTTTACTGGGATACAGTTGGCTATATCTGGGTTCACAGGAGGCCTGTATCTTCTTAGCACTTTGTTAGAATCGGTAAAAAGATCATTGCTCCCAAGCTCATTGCCTGTTGGATATTTAAAATAACCACATTTATTTTTGTGATCACATACCCCAAACTGCTCCCCTACTATCTGTCCGGTGGTTACATCTACGTACGGCGTAAAGCATCTATCCCTGCCGCATTGCGGGCACGTCAGCTTTCTTCTTGGCTTACTATGATCCAATTCATATCTGTGAACGCTCTTGTCAAATTCCCTAAACTCCATTATCCTATCCTCTCACTCATGATTCGATAAATATAATCTCTCAGTGATTCTTTTCTTATCAAGTTATTCAATTCAAAATCACTTTCTATATCCAAAGATCCTATTCTTGATGTAACCGTATAATTGGTTTTCTCGAACTTATACTTACCTTGGAGATATACGACTGTAGCCATGTTAAGTATAGGATTATCAGTTTGTCTCTTCAGTTTATATTGGCTTGTCTTGGCGGTAGGATCACCCGGAGCGAAGTTATATATCTCCTCTATCTCCAATATCTTTCCGTAGTTCTCCATTATCATTCTTCTATATAACTCAAGCTGGAAAGCATACTCGTCATAGAAATTGCCTTTCCTGTTTGATTTGAAGTCCAATATAGCGAATATCCTCCTGCATCTCTTTATCTTCTTTTTCTCCGTCTTAGGCTGACCTTTCTTGGCTCCAGTCTTATAGAACTCTCCTGTCTCGACCTCTATCTCCACTGTCTCCGGCTCGCTGTCCATCTCCACCACGGCGTCCACCGAAGAAGCTACCTTTAACCTGCTTGACCTCAACATCTTCTCGATCAATACAGGTTTTACATGTCTTTCCTTGCAGAATATGGCAAATGATATTAGATCCTCTATTAGCTCATCAATGTTATCCACTAATATCCGCTCCATCCTATACTTGTCTATTCTTAGCTTGGCTTCCTTGACCACCTTCCTGATCCATGTCGGGATCAGCTTTATGTTAACCCCGGTCAGATACAATCCAAATAGATAATGCATGATAGTACCTAAGTCAGCCCTATAGTTAGCGTACTCATCAGGGTCCTTGCCCTTGAGTCTCATCTCATTCTTCCATTTCTCCAAGGCTCCGGACGTATCACAATACCCATTGGCGATATTGTTAGTGGCTCCATCGTATATGATAGGATACCCATCAACATCCATCTCATAATACACGCGCTTGCCGGCAACAGTCATTCTATATAACACCGGTGTCGGGATATCCTTTATCCATTCAGCGGCATAATACTGCTGTTCGGTCTCCAGATCATACTCAACTTCCATTTCCTCTTTAGGCTCTTTTTTAGGCTCTTCAACAGACTTTTCCTCCTCATCCATATCTTTCTTTGGGATCGTTGACAAAACATCTAATATGCCAAAGAAAGCGGTAAATTTAGGATCTGTATGATATGATCTTAATATTGGTAATGATGATCGCCAATAATATGATGGCGCATTCTCGTCCATTGACTTATTATGAACAAACTCTATTACAACACCATCATCCGTGATAACCACATGATGTTTTTTGGATAAACGAACTCTCATATCATCAAACGATTCTTGATCGCTTATGACTTCCATATCCATTCCTTTCTTATATATCGTATCACTTATAGCCTCGTATCCAAGAGCTAAAAGTAATTTTTGTTTTCTTCTATCCATAATAATAATCTGGTTTTTAATTTACCATCCTCCTCGACTTTAGGTACGAGATCCCTCATCCTTCTGGCTGCCAACAGCCAAACGTTGCCAAACTCGTCCAAGAGCCGGCCGAAATCCATCGTATCTAATAGATAATCGAATCTTGTATGCTCATCAGCCGTCAAGTAGATAATGTTATCATTATCCTCAGCAACTGATTTATATTTCCGTTTAGGGTATAAGTGGCATATGTTGCTTACCCCCGGGCATGGTATGTATGCGCCGGTAACAGATCTCCTTGTCATACTCAACCTAGCCACATGGGCGCCAAAGAAAACGGCTAGGCTCTTCCCCTTCGGCTTGGCCTTCACTCGTATCGCCGTCCTTTCCTTTGGCGGTAGTTCCTTGGCTCTGCATGCGGGACACAGCCCCTTGCTCCTTATAGTTACCATCCTCCCACATCTCTCACACGGCAACATCCTACCTCTCATGCATTTTTCTTTTTATAACTTTTATTGAACTCCATAAGGCTCATAGCCCTATACCTCTTAAGCCTATCGATCTTACCCTCCGTCCAATCTTGATCCTTGAAGTTGATGATCGTATCGAATATCTGAGCCAGCTCCCGGATATTAAAATTCCTGTTCTGTATTTTTTTATAGAACCCGGACCTACTATACCCTAACTTAGAAGCCAGATAAGTCTTATTAGATAATGTGAGGATACGATAAATCGTACCCTCCATCTTACTTATCTCCATCAACTTCTCGGCTATGGATGATGTGGTCTCATAGCTAGCTTTATTGCTTACTATTCTCATGTTTCTCCGGATTCCTGATCTTACCATCAAACTCGTAGAAGTCCATCAGTTTCTTCTCTTCCTTGATACAAGTGACAACGAAATCTGATATGGTTCCTTTCATGCCTTCCTCGAAATTCTTTTTGGCATGATCAAGGTCATTGGCCCGAACGATGTAGTTAAACGCCTTGCGTTTCTCATTGCTCGATTTCTCGTCTATCGTAATATAATCAGCCGTGACCTTATAGAACCGGTCTCCATCCATGGCAAATAATTCCGCTATCCGGAATCGTTTGATATCAACGCTAAACTCACCGGAGATAAACGGTCTCATCTCCTCTATAATTCTAGCCTCACACTCTGTATAAGAAAGGGCATCCACTAAATACTCTTCCTTTACCTTCTTCTTCATGCCGTTCTCGGCATCGGTCTCATAAGAAACCGTACATTTAAACCAATTGTGCATCTTATTAATCTATGTTGTTGTTAAACAATGGGTAATCCTTTATCCCTTCACGAATATATCTTTCCGTATCATCATCCACGTCATAAGCCTTCTTGAAAAATATCATAGCCTTGTCCGTGTCATGATCCACCAACGGAAGATATTCCTTTACAAAAAGGAATCTAAGATGATTCATATGATCAATCTTATTTCTTACATCGATTACCTTCGACCAGATCTCGGCATGGATTTCACTCATTCTTTTTATATCCTTCTTGTATTTATCTACCTGATCTTTATACTCCTCCTCAATCTTATTATTCTTGTCCTTTATAGATTTGTAGGATTCCTCATCTTTCGTATCAAACATTGGAATATGTTTGATATTGATTATATCCAACTTATTATATATCTTATCATTGGATATAGTGAAATCGTATGTAGTCTTGTATAAATCAAACTTACTTAAGAACTTAGCTATTTTAATAGCATCATCCTGATTAAAAACAGCTATGCTCAATCCTTCTAAAAGGTAGAAGAAATTAGATGGAGAAATAGGTTTATAGTCGTATGTCTTCATAACTGGAGGTTCGTCCACAAACCTAACACCCTCCTTAGCGCATCTTGTTATGATCAATCTATCTATCTGCTCGTCAGTAAGATCATATATCTCCTGATTGGTCATCTCATTAATTGTCTTCATCGTCATCCTTCTCCATCATTATAGCCTTTACTGCCTTTTGTTTATAAACCTCACTCATAAGGCAGGTAAAATTCGTATCATCCATACCAGCCATAACATTGGCTTCTACTTCCAAATTCATCTCAATGTTCATTACCGAGATTTCATAGTTACTATCATCTTCTTTATAGAAAATGACTTTACCTCCATACTCGAAACCATCATCTTCGGTCTTAACCATATCGATGATCTTCTCCAATTTCTTTACAAACTCACTCTTTTTCATATATGCAATTTTTATGTGTCTACAAAAGTAGACATTTTGTTTTTGAATTAAATTAAATAAACATTATTAATAGTTAATATCATCCTTTCGGGAACGGCCGACGCCATGAGCACCGATCGCAGCCTTCTTTTGGCATCTTCCCTACTTCTCATCTGGATTATCTTTTAACAGCTCAGCTATCTTCTCATCCTTCAACATATTTTGCTTTCTCATATTATCCACGATGAAGGTAGCAAATGCCATATCATACCTTTTTCTCAACTCATCGACAAAAGATTTAGCTCTTGAGCTTATGATTGTCTCAATGCTGCTGTCTACGATTTTCTTGATCCTACCTCTTATAAGCTCATCGACCGTCAGTTCCTCTTCCATATAATCTATTCTAAATTTATACTTCTTCTTGCTGGCGTTCTCGATCAGCTCACTCATCGACTCCCTCGCTATATCAGTAAGTTTATCTGATATAGGCTTGGATATCTCCTTCATCAACTCATTCTTGAACCTATTCTTAAGCTCACATACTATCATGTGTCTTACCGAGCCGGTGAACTCTTCCTTTAATGACACCTCATTATACATAGCGTCATTGAACACATCTTCTAAATCTAATTCTACTTGAATTTTCATATTATTATATTTTAAGTTAGGTAATTATATAATCGCCTATTTTTATATCCCTACATCCGCCCCATTCTCTCTAACCCAATCATCCGCATCGCAATGCCAACAATATCCTGTTTTGGAATCCTCTTTATGAGAATGAGACCCGCAAGTAGCGCACCAATAATTATCATCCGTATCGTATGCATAGCTTTTATTCTCATGCATCTTAGCTACTCTGGCTATTCTATCTTCTAGCAGTTCTTTTAGATAAGGGCATTTATAAGGTCTATTCTCTTCATGTAGTATATAAAGATCTATGTCCATCATATTCCCCATCCTGTCCGTGCACATCAGCTCGGCGGCATGACGTACGCTATCTTCCGGCATCTCCGGGACTATCTCCCGGATCACCGCCTCCATCTTCTCTTGGTATTCGGTGTCTACCTTAACCACCAAATCCTCTAATTTATCTATTAAACTCATGATCTTTTTACCTTTTTATATATAACGTCTATATCATCTTTCCTATCTACATCAATACAATGGGTATCCTTACAGTAATAATTCTTACTATTATTAAATGCGCATCCTTCACAACTAGCGTCACTGGATTCAACCACCTCCAGTTCTACTTCTTTCGAATCGATATTGTATTTAAATATAGATCCTATCTTATGATATCCTATATCATCCAAGATTATCTTATCGTCTTTATTAAATACCATCTGAATAATAAATGATTCCATTTTATCATCCGAACCATTCTTGTCCAATAGCATCTCACACTCATTTCTATCAAATCCGAATAACTTTATAAAATATTTTGCCATATCGTATTGCTCCATATGTACCAATCTTTGTATGCATAACCATATTCCTTGTCTTATGCCTTCTTCCTTAGCCTCTTGCACTCTATCTCTCATATTATTTTGTATTAATTAAGTAACAATATTTCTCTTCGTTCTATTTTGATCATCTCCGGATTATCGTCATGATCATACCAATATAGATACCATGTACCTCCTCTATTAGCCTTCCACATCTTCCCTTCATATTTCCCTGATGGGATTGTCAATGAATATTCCCTAAGACCCTCAAAGGTTTGTTTGGTCATTAAGGCATACTCTTCATCGATTTCTATGTACCTCCTATGAGGTTGATTCCATGACATCCCACGCTTATCCGTTATCTTGGGTATTATATTTTCTCCATTCATGATGCTTTGTAAATTATGTATTAACTATTGTATATCTAACACTCTCCCCATCTTCCCTTTCGCATCCCAAGCAACCTGATTTTACGCAATTATATATATAATTTTCAAAAGCGCATCCCGAACATCTATCACACTTATCTACTCTTAATGTCATTTCAGACATACCAACTTTATAGTTAAAGACTTCCCCTATTTTATGATACTTAATATTTATACATATAGTATCGTTTTCACTTATAGTACTGCCTTCACTTATCATATTCTCACGTCCAAACATATTGTCAATAAACTTAATCATCTCATCATTGAATGATTCGCTTTCTTCTTGCAGCTTCCTACATTCATCCTCGGTCAATCCACAAGAAGACACCAGTTCCTCTGCGGCCTGCGTCCATCGCCCGTCGTGAGCCAGCTCCTGAACCGCCAGCCATATCCCTTGGTTCATGCCCTCCATTCTTGCCTTATCTAAAATATCCTTATCATTCATATCCTCAATCATTTATATCCTTGTTTCTTACAATAATCTCTATATTATCCAACATCTTATCTCGTAATACCTTTTCTACCATCCTTGAAACGATGTTAAAATCTCTGTTTTGAAGCTCATTCTCCACCATAACCTTAATCCACCGCTCTAAATTATTATCATTCCCGTAAGTATTACGTATACACCTCTCAACATATTGTCTTATATCAGATCTAATTGCATTGATTATATCTTCCTTCGTAAGCCCAAGCTCATTATGGATATAATTCTTTATCGCTTTATATTCTTTACTTGTTTTTGTACTCATATTTATCCCTCCTATTCAGTCATTTTTTTTAACAAAATTTTCCCATAACATATCAACATCATTGTAATGTCTACAACAAGCATTCTGTATTCTTTCTATCAACGGGATGAACCATAACTGAGTTATTCCGTAACGAGTTTGAATTATTCTGTATAGGTTTATTTTTATTATCTCCATGTCATCAATACTAGGAGATGTGTTGTTATCATCACATCTATCTAATATTGTTTGAATTGTAGCCAAATAATGATCCATATCTTAAATTATTAATCATATTACCATTTCCCATTCCCTGGCGTAAACAGTATCTCCCCTGTCCTCACCCAATGATTCCAGTTATTTTTAAGTTCATCAATATCATACACCTCAGCCGACTTACCGTTATCAGATCTTTTTATGACCGACATAATACTTTCCGCTCGCACGCTCCAATGACTATAACAGTCTGTTCCGCACCCGCACGCCGTGAATCTCCCGTTATCGAACTCCCAGACCAGAGGCCGGAGGCCGCATCGTGGACACGGCAACCATTCCATTGGATTCTCCGGCTTCTTGTAAACATCAATACACTTATACTCTACTGTCATAATTAGTTCTATTAAATTGATCTGATCTTTTGATCTCTCATCTCATTCTTATCCTTGAACATCATTATCCTATTTACAATCCCCTCCGATTCCATGTACGTCGAGAATCCATGTATTCTTAGATATTGGATGGCTGATAATGATTTTTCTAGCACATCTTTATATCCTACATCTATCTTAACTTCTTTACCCATAGTCCTCCTCCATTTCTCATATCCAACTTCTACTCATAACACTATTATAATCTATTCCATTATTCATAACCACTTTATTAAAGGCCTCCTCGGTATACGCCAAAGACTCGCCCCTATTAGCTCTCTCGATATTTTCGCTCATCATCCCCATAGCCTCGATCAAGGCCGCTGATGAGTTGGCTATTAACTTAGCCGCTTCCATTATCTTATTATCATCCATAATCATATTACTTTAACTTCCTCGTTCCACAAATGTCTTTCATATACCATGGTTGTTCCTATTAGGATTCCGGTATCTTCTCCCCAATATTCAAGTATTTGATTCCTGAATTTGTGACGCAATTTTGTATTCCTCCCTTGTTTTTATCATAAGAAGAGTAATCTGATAATCTTACTGTCTCCATCGTTTACCTCCTTCATTTGTTCGTATGCCAATCTTTCAAGTTCCGGCATGGTGTTTGTTTCTTCTTATTTCCCCCCCATACTTATTTCTCATTTCATTAATATAGCTCATATACCAATCTCTTATATCCTCTTCACTATCCATGCTATACTCTTTATTGAATGGATCGTATCTGATAAACTCCTCTGTTCGGCAGAATGGGCATGGAATTTCTTCCAATGGCTTGATTAGAACACCATCATCACCTACATTATCCAGATCATACAATATGCCATCTATGCAAGTCGCGTCTGGATAATTCGCACCGAAAAGCGGAAATTCTGGACATGTGTTTCTCATACTTGTACTATTCAAATTCGTTCTCATATTCCTTTCTCCTATCCACTTCCTTTAAATTCAAACCATCAGGTGTCAATATCTTCTTTTCCAACAAATCAAAGAGAAGCATCGCCCTTGACTCCGCCTCTGTTTCCCCAAATCCGCTATACACTTCTGTTGGCGAATCGTAGGCATTGTAACGAACATAGGCGGCTTCGTAATATCTACTATCCCTATTCGGGAAATACTGCGTAAGCTGCAACCAATCATCCCATATCTTCGACTTGCTGATATTTATAATATTCGGCAATATCTCTCCAAGCTCATGACTCATATAAGCCGGTATGAGGTCTCCTTCTTTTCTATATGAATACCTCATTGTATTTTGCGTAACTAAATCTATCTGGGTTCTCCCTCCTTTCATCTCTTTCACAAAATAAAATTCCGACTCCGAATTTACGCCCAACTCATGCAACTTTAGCGCAAGCTCATAAGGGCACATAAAATTTTGATATTTCATGTTATTCTATATTTTCGTTTCTGTAATCCCCGGCATAGTCCAACCATACCCTGTAATCATTTCTGTACTTGGTCGCTTTTATTTTCATATTCCGGTATATATCCTTATTCGCATTTTCGCCAAGTACTCTCCTTACCTCCTTCTGTAAGACCGCCCCGATAAGAGGATAGACGTCCAAATAATTGCCTTCACACTTCTCGAAATTTATTACCTTGTTCCCTATTGCCCGCTCCAATGCCTTATCCATTGCCTTCACGATGGATTCTTGCACATTTTTATATCTATTGATAAAATCCTGTCTTATAGATACCACATCTCCTTCTTTAATACTCATATTTTCTTACGTATTTATATGTTATTTTATTACTCAACCAAGCCAACGAGCAAGGGTTGCGCCTTGTCTTCCCCGACTGCCTACCCATACACGCCGGCTCCACCGGTAACGCCACCCATGACATCTTGGATGTTTCTCCCGTAAATCTGATAGTGATTGCCATAGCTCTCAAATGTCAATTGATAGCTGTTTAATTCCATCCTAATTGTCTCACAACACCTTCCATCTCGCTATACGCTATCCGGTGACATCCGACAGTCAGTATATCATTTTCATAACGATTGAACGCCCATCTGTGACCGGTTACATCCAATGCCAAATCACGTTTGAACTGACCACCATCATGGAACACTTTAATCAATCCCCAAAGTCTTTCAGCTTCAGTTTGTGTTATCTTAATACCCTTGCTGGTTTCAATTCTGCCATTCTTAATACGCAACCATACGTTCGGCTGATCATTCTCAAACCAACAATAATAACTCAACTGGGAAATCTCGCCAGACTTCCACATTTGTATCTGTTCTTCCAATGTTTTGTTACGAACCTCTTCCTCTTTCCTTGCCTTTTCAAGGGCTATAGCCTCTCTCTTTTCACAACCTTCCGTCCATCTTTGGTATCTGATCGTATATTTAGCCCATGTTCCTTCACCACAAACTTCATCCACAACCACATTAACGGTTCCAAGGACTTCCAGTGCTTGATGATTCAACAATATCTGGAAAATACGTTTCAATTCACGGACATGTTCACGTTTAATCTTATCTGATTCCCGTGATAATTCATGGTTAGTTCCAAGCCATTCGTTTGCGCTCTTCTTAAGAAGACGTTTGGGAGTTCCCATATCGAAGAACTCAATATAACCCATCAGATTTCTAAAAGCTCCCCAAACATTCTGATAAGGTAATTCAGTTCTGGCTTTCTTGTATTTTTCAATAGCGTCTTTAATGGATTCCAACCCACTGGTGACAAATGCCATATTACCAGTATTTGACATATTATATCCAACGCTAAATACCTTTGAACCAGTAGGTATTGCACCGTAAATATATCTCTGATGCGCACTGGTGGAAGTAGAATAATATTCATTGTTAAGCAAATACGCCTTTTCCCCACGCTTATTTCTTACGATTCTTCCTACCTCAAAGTGATAGCCATAAGAATAAATACTTTCACCTTCAAAGAAGAAATTGCTACCTCTAGCTGATTCTTTCTTTTCGTTCGCCCATAAATGAGCTACCATATAGTTATTCATATCAATGTTTTTTTGTTATGTAATTACAGATGGTATATAATTACCTTAGTTTAATCATTGTACTTGTGAAAAATAAAATCCGCACATTCTCCGGGGAGTGTTCCTGCGTCATTATACCGGTAGAATCCTTGTGTTTCCAAGTCTACATCTACCGGATAACCTTCTGCTGCTTCCAAGAAGCGTTTGATTTCCTCACATTCTTCATTCGTTAATCCAGTGTAATCATCATTGATTAACGGGCAAGCCCAATAAATCGGAAGCCTGTATCTTATTACCTCTATATTCATAATCTCATCAATTTACAATGTGAATTTTCAAATACGGGAACCATTCCATGCGCCCTGAAATACTCGGTCGCTATTTTAAAAGCGTACAAGGCAGGTCTTTCCCGGATATTTCGTGTTGTCTCATAAAGAGATATTGGCTGGCAAACATAGAATTTCTCATTACCAAGACACCCAAAAACCCCATCCAAATAACTTTCATCACAATTAGTGCCTCCCAGTATCAACAAATCACATCCTGTCTTTCGGGTTCCGAGAATAAATGTCTTGTTCTTGTTTTCCGGAAGCATGAATATTTCCTTATCAATCTTAAACCAGTCACTCTGGTAACTCTCTACATCACGGCGAACGATCTCATCGATCTCACGAGCATATTCTTCTTGTGTTTTCATACTATTTCATTTAATGATCCAACATACACATCCCCATTCTCATAATAGAGTCGATCTTCATACTGATTATGATGAAGCTCCTCACGTATCGCATCTTCATCGTCAACCCAATGTTCATATTCCTCATGCCATGACCTGAAGAAATTATCATAACATTGCTCTATCAAATCCTCTAAAGAAAAACCCTCCGGATAAGTACACCATGCATTGTAATAATCAATTATAGGTTTCAGGAGATATAAATCATAACACATCCCTGTCAATGGGAAATTATCTCCATAGTCAAACATCACCCTACTATATTTGTGCTTATACTCGTATTTCCCATCAACATATTTACATGGCGTGGAGAAACACCTGCCCTTGATAATACGTGGCATAATGTTGTTGTTGATATACCTGAACAGTAATTTGCCACATAAGTTATTAGGATATATATCCTTATCATAATCAGTTGGATGACAGTATATAGGATCATTGTACTTGAATTTGAATCTAAAATCATACCTCGTATATCCAACTTCCCAGCCATAAGCCTCAGTATTTGTCAGATCCCCAAAAGACTTCATGGTGCTTATATAATCAGCACCATAAGCTTCCATGCAACAATCCATTATATTCCAGCGCTCACGCTCTATGATCCTTTCTTGTGAATCTTTTGACAGCTCATCAAACTCATACAGTTTTAATACAATCTCTTTCATAATCCCTCCTCTTTTAATATAACTAGATCCCTAACGTCAATCGAATGACATACGTACCTCCTTATGTTCACGTTTAGAGATATGATTGTGGCTATTCTCACGAACCACCACAATCCAGATTCAGATATCATTCATCCTTTATCTTTACGAATGGGTTTTCTACATAAAACTCCACTACATTCTTAGATTTTATAGATGTCACTATACCGGTGGTATCCACAAATCCATCTGTCTCATCCATTGTCAAATCTTCTATTTTATCTCCCGGCAGAAAACAAAGATTATAGTCTTGATCAATATACATAATCATCTTTAACCTAACCATGTCATCAATGATGCCCTTCATTCTCTCCACAACATCTAATTGATCATTAGTAAGCATTAATTTACTTTTTGAAGATTTTACTAATCTCATGTCTCCATTCTTGTCAACTACAGTCAAGTCATTGAATTTATACACATCTTCACATGTTCTGTAATATGTTTCCTTACAATAAATTTTTCCTTTATTATCTATTTCAACATCAAAACATTCCAACTTACACTTGACAGCTCTTCCGTTTTTGTATTTCCACACATCACCTATTAGAACGAACCCATATAATGACTTAAAAACATCATATATTGATAGTTTTGTCTTAGGGATGCTCTTATCCTTTTTAAAACATTCTTCGGACGAATAAAATAATTTCCCATCTAATGTCTTCTCAGCCCTACATCCTCCCCATGTTCCTACATATCTAACTACTCCATATGTAAAACTGATCAAGATCTTATCAATCTCAAACCACTTTAATTTTCCTGACATATCGTCAAAAAGATATCCACTCTCTAGATAAACTGATAAATGCTCTTTTATTTTCATAACAATTTATTTTTTTTTAAATTAAACAACATCATTTGCCTTGATCACTATAAATCTCAATACTCCTCTAAGTATAAGAATTTTCATGATACAACTCCCCTGTATAAGGACTCCGGATTGTCCCTGACTCCACCGCCGCTGGGTCAACGGCCATCAGCCCTGCGCCTATCTCATAATATAGCTCAAGATCCATTGGCTCTAACGCTACTTTCTCCGCTTCTTCCCGGCTTAATCCTGACAACATTAAACATCTAACTTTATTTTCATAAGCAATGGGTGTTTTATCTGGACTTAACCTTACTGATATTATTTCAGCATCTTTTGCGCTATTAATAACTAACTTCCTTTTCATATCATTATCACTTTTCATAATATTACTTTTTATGTTTATGTTTCAACCTTTTGATAGCGTCTTTCTTTGAGTACGCCTCCACCTCCTCTCCTTTGATCCGAAACTTCCTCAACTCCTTCCGATCTCTCGCTGGTTTATAATCCGGATTGAATGCCATCCCGGACCGTTGTTTGTCCCCTGCAAATATCTTGTCTTGCGACATTATGTTCGCCATCATAGCCGCCAATCCCATCAATATCCTTGTTTTTACCATATCATAATATTACATTAAACCTCTCATTTAAGCTATCTAAAGCCCTTTGGTACTCCTCTTCCCTATATAACCCAGCCCGACCCGTCCACGGCCTGCCCCTTGGGTGCCCACGACATCACCTGCTTCTTGGATATATACCAATTCCCTATCTGCACGAAGTCAGGATAGTTGTTAATCAAATACCTTATCTGAATATTCAGATAATACATATTATCAAAATAAATTATGTGATATTTGTTTCTTATCCTTATCTTCAAAAAGGGATTATCCCCGTAATACGCAGCGAAGGCTGACACCACGGAGATAGGGTATCTAACGCCTTTTATTATCACCCATTTCATATACAATACCTCCTTATATTAAACTATTTAATATAAATTCATCTTCCTCCGTTCTCTCATTCATAGGCTTATTTTGTACCGTTTTGACAAGATCAAGCACTTCATCCCAAGTCCTTTCTGATAGCGTCCCATTATTTATGCCACAACACCTACATCCACTAGAAAATACCGGTATCATACTTCCATCACACATCCTAACGAATTTATATCCTACATATTCATTGCATAAGAAACATCTTCTTACTGGGATAAACCTTATTCTACCTCTATTAATGATATTTATTAATACCTCACGATTCATATTATTCCCTTAATTTACGTTTAACCTCTTTAACATACATAGGAGAATGCAATCCCCTATGCAACTTTATAGCCCGATCTATATCCTTTTTAGGATTGTGGTGAGATTGATATATCTCGAACATTTCCCTAGCCTTGACAGGATTCGTTCGATCTTCGTATCTATATTTCCTTTTCTCCCGTTTAAGACACAATATCCTATTAACCTCATCAACGTATACCCTTTTCATTTGCCATCTTCCTAAAGCCCCGGAAGTGGCGTTATACGCCCGATCGTCATTCCTTGACTCCACGAAAGATAGGGCGGCCGCCAGCTTATCCCATACCCGTGCCTCTACCACGGCAGACCTTGGGGCGTGGGGCAAGCCACCGCTCCCTTTTGGCGGTGTCAACATTATCATCATCGTTACGAGTAAGTATCTTATCATACTTCCTTGTTTTTATAAAATTCCTCTCCAAATCTCACATTATCCACATAATCTTCCATACACTCATGAACAATTATATGAATATCCCCCTCCGTGTATGTTACCTCGGACATTAACCTCTCATTGGTCATCCACCAAGAATAACTATCAATATGCCGTATCTCAAATCCATGATCATGCAACGCATACATAACATTATATCTTAAATCCCTGTCCATCATCATACACTCGTACACGATATAGCCATTGATACTTTCATAAGACCTACCGAACGTATAAACGTACCTACCCATCAACTTATACAACTCCCTTGCCATAGGATTCGGGATCGCCTCATCCATATCAAAATCCCCATCTGGATCAATAACCCACTCTACATCCCGCTCATCAATACAAGCCCTAGGCATTCCTATTGTCCGTACATAAAGACGTGATCGGTGATCCTTGCTTAACACCGTCCCGATATACTTTTCCCCTTTGGCATATCCTATATTATGGTTGCCGGTTATATTAAATACAATTTCAGCTCCTATCTTAATTTCATCCATATTCAAGATGTTTGTATCATTTGTTATCTTTTTTATACAAAAAGAGGATATAATGGCATAATATTATGATATCAAGACACGAATGCGTTATCTATCATATTATCATACATATCCTCTATACAACGTCATTTATGGCATTATATCGTATATGATGTCGCAGGTCATAAATACATCTAATTAACCCTTTTTTAAGGGCTTATTGCCATTTAGGTAACTAGCTATGCCTAATATTTTCGAAATAAGGGCTTTTTTAGCCTTATACTCATCGTTTATCCCTATTATCGCATATCTGTATACCATCCCATTCTTCGACACCTCCACGCCCACGTATTTAGGCGCAACGGCATCCCTATGTAATACGATAAACGGGCTTTTGCCGTCTAGCTCATTTATCAACTGATTAAACTGTCGCCTTGTCATCTGATAGATCGGAAGAGCACACGTCT